AATCCGTATGAGATCGTCGACGGGGAGATCTCGCCGGGAGGACCTGCCGACGCCTGGGCAGCAACCAACCGCACCGTGCGTTACGCTGTCGATCCTGAGAACGTGAGCTTCGTCGAAACCGCCTGACATGAAAGCCGACTACGATCTGCGGCACAAATTATACGGCGGGCAGGGTTCGCTCTGGGAGCGCCAGGTCGACGAGCCCACCCGTCAGATCGTCCGCGCCATCGTGAGCGCGGCAGGCGGCGCATCGCTGCTTGCCCAGCTGGATCAGGCGGCGGCCGCCGCGCTGAACAGCGAGCGCGTGCTCGTGGAGGATGTCTACTTTCAATTTACGGACGGCGAATTCGCAGTCATCGGCAAGAAGCAGCGGGAGTATAGCCACCGGCGCGTCGTCATGCCGGACGGCACGCCGATCTACGCCGGCTACCGGTCCGGGGCTGGCGGCTACAGCGCCGATCCGTTGGCGACGAAACTTGCGCGCCTGTCGCTCGAGTTCGTCGCGAAGGTCGAGGAGGACCAGGACATGTTCCTGGCAGACCAGAGTCGTGACTGGTATCTGGTTCCCGTGCCGTCGCACATCCTGCCGATCGTCATTCAGGGTCTGAACGCAGGGGAGTATCTGGTGCAGGGTGTGGACTTCCTGGCCTTCGAAGGTTACATCGCCATGATCGATCTGCCGACTCTGGTGATGCCCAGGGGCGTGGTGAAGGTAAACTCCGCGTATGTGAAGACCGCGTCGGTCAACCGGTTCGTGCTGTCCGCGCCTGCGCAGCTGACGCGCAGCAAGTGGGTGGCCGATTACACCTACAAGACGCAGTCGCTGGAGGCTTACAAAAGGGCCGCGGCGGAGTATGCTGGTCTCTACGTCTTTCACTCGGCCGATGTGGTGCTCTCAGCGCACGCGGTCAGTGGTGTCGACACCATGGTCTACGCCACCGCGTCCGCCGGAGCGATTGAGATCGCCTATCCGCACGTCCATCTCACGCCGGGCCAAACCGTGGAGCCGGGCTACATCGTCTGTCAGAAGTTCGAGCTGGTGAACACCAGGCACGCCAGCACCGAGGATCTTCGAAAGCAGATGTTTTCCGGATGGGACCACCCGATCACGCTCGACGGCATCCTGCCTGTAAACGGGCTGACCTGGGACGGCGTCAGCGAAGTCATGCTGACTGACGGCGGCACCAACCCAGAACCCGGGCCCCACAATGGTAAGACGCATGCCCGCTTGATGTTCGACGGCGACACTGCGGTGCAGGAGCGCTACTGGGAATTCTCGGCCTTGCACGAGCGCGCGACCGGAGTCTTCCTGCATGAGGAGCTGGGCGCTCCGTCGTTTCCACACAGCGTGGATTTCTGGGAGATGCTGCACACGTTCTACGGCAGCCGGCTTGCGCTGGCTGTGGCTGCCGATCACGGACCCGCAATCAACAGCCGGCTGTGGCGGTTTTTGTTCGAACACCGACCGAAGTCGTGTAACATTCTCGTCAGCATCAAACCGCTGCCGCTATGAATCTGCTGCTGACACCACCTGAAGACTCATTCGGAGCGCCGCTGTTGGATGAGCGCGGCCAATACGTGAGAGCGTTGATATGCGACCCTGGCGCTGATAATCTCATTTTTGCCGTCTCTCCCACTACGCCAGGCGGTCCGAACTACATCTTCACGATCTCCGGTCAGCCTCTTGCCGTCGCTGGCGACTAGGACCGCAACCCACCCGCCACATGTTCAAACTGACGAGAGAAGAAATAAGCACTGAGGATGTGATCAATAACCGGCACCACTGGCCGGTGCGCTACACCGCGCTCTACACACGGGACGACGAGCCTGCGTTCATCTTCGTGATGCAGGCATCGCCACAGCCGGACGTGTCCGCGGACAGCCTGTCCTGCGTCGCCAGCGCCATCCAGATGACTGATCTGCCGGAGTCGGAGCCCGCGGAGGGAAGCCCGTATTACCGGGTGTCCACGGTGACGAAACTCTGCCGCAGCGCGAAGGCCGCGGAGGAGTTTGTGGAGAAGGTCGAGATGATGGTGCAAGATCTGGCCAACAATTTGCAGGCGGCGGAATCGCTTTCCATCACGGAGCAGATCATTATCGAACCCGAGGAGGTATGAACGAGCATCTCGCCATCGAGGATCTGATGACCATCGACAGCCGGCGACAGGACGGATCTTCGGTCGCGCCTCCCATGCGGCGCGACTTCGCACTGAAGGGGCCGATGACGCTGACTGGCGGAACGCTGCTGACGAATCAGCTGGCGGTCGATGATGTGATCCTGAGCATCAGCGGACTGCCGCTGGGCTTTACTATCGCGTCATCGTAGCGATGGCTCATGCTGGCTGGGGTGTGGTGTTACGACTGCTACCTCGCGGTCACGACACCACGACAGTAACATCCGGCTCCTGCCCGTAGTAGGTCGCGATGGCCGGCAGTAACCGGACCGCGGACGATGCCAGCTGATCCTCGTTGATGGCGATGATGGTGCCCATGTCGCGCGCCTCCCGAAGAATACCGTCGTGGTCATGATCGAGTCCGCGGATGTCGATGCTGAGATCCTGTCCGTCGATGAGTGTGATGCGGCGTCCGGCCTCGGCATACGGTATCTGCGCAAGCAGCTTTTCCAGCGCAGTCGCTTCGCGATGCGAAACCGTCCAGCCCTTGAGTCCGCACACATTCTCGATCAGCCAGTGACCCTCGCGCAGCAGGGAGCGGTAATGGATCAGCGACGGCACCTCCTGGAACGCGTCGCCGCCGGTCGCCAGGCACCACTCCACCACCTTCTTCAGACAGAACTGCGCCGCGCGGCCCGCGGCGGCCGCCTGCTGCGGCTCGGTAGGAGTGGACATGCTGTATCCGCTGTCGGTCAGATGCAGGAACGGCGTCTGCGAATCTGCCAGGCCTGCGTTGCGGGCGCCCGCGGCCAGCAGCGGGTAACCGTAGATTCCCTCGATGCGGCTGCCCTCTCTGGCGTTGCTGTTCAGCGTATGAATTTCGTGCTGCCCCATCGCGGTGCTCAGGCGGTCCAGCAAGGTCATCGCAGCTGAGTTCTGCGCGATCATGATCGGCTGCGTGATGCACCGGCGGAAATATCGGACACTGGATGCCACCATCATGGCGATGATGTCGTGACAGGCAGAGTCCAGATTCGCCGGGCAGCTCTCGGACCAGCCCGCAAGCGGGATGGCCTTGTATCGGGACAGCACAGGCACGGACGGACAGAGAATCTGGCTGGCAGCTTCCGTCCCGTTCGCCGTCACGACGAAGCCGGGGAACATGAACGACTTGCGGTTGTCGCTCCACCCGAGCATGTCGACGCCCCGGATCGGCTTGGCCTTGGCCGCCTGTGTGCGCAGATGCGGGACGACGAACTGCCTGAACTTGTTGATCTCGATGACTGTCGGCATTCTGCCGGCCTGAGTCACCATGTCGGCCACGGTGATCTGACGCTGCAGTTCTCCCTCCAGGCTTTGCACGCGGTCGTTGAGCAGCGTCTGCGGAAAGATGACGTCCACGACGGCCTTGCCGCAGCGCATCGTGGCCTGGCAGTAACGGTCGGCCTTGTGGTTGCGGAACGTGACGTTCGAGGTGATGCGCAGGCTGAAGTTGGTCAGCAGGGCTGTGTCAGCCCCGCGAATGATGCGGTAGTCGTTTGCCGTCTCCTTTACGGTCATTGACCTGTCGCGCTGGATCACGCGCGTCATTGCCAGCATCTCCACGTCCTCCACCAGGCGCTGACGTCCCTGCTTGGCGTAACAGTCGATGAGTGCCGCTGCGTCCTCGGCCTTGGTGCCAGTCTGCTCGAAGATGCTGGCGGCGGCCGGCGGCATCTGCGCGACCGTCGACGGCACCATGCTGGCGATCATGGCGAAGCGCAGCGATGACCAAGCCACCGCTTGCTCGCGCGGACGCAGATTGATGACATGGTCGATCGGCAGACCTCGCACGCTACCCTCCGCGCCCGGGAAGTGGTCCATCGCGTTCTGTATCCGCACGATGTCGTTGGGTCCGAAAAACTTCGCGTTCGAACTCGTCGCGCAGTGACGTGGCACCGCCGTCAGCAGATGCTCCTGCACTTCCCATCGCGGGCACGGGTCTCCGCGGTGCAGGTCCAGGTGGATGCAGGCTACCTCCTCCGATTTGCCAACCGCGGTCAGATCGTGCTGAAGCTTCAGCGCCGTCTCGATGTCGGCAGCCAGAAGGCGCGGCTGGTTCGGGCGCAACCCCAGCAGCGAACAGAACCCCGCGGCGTGCGAGTACCAGATAATCTCATCGGTGCGTCCGCTGTGGTGCATGATGATGATGCGGTCCACGGTGTGCGGGCGCGTCTGCACACAGAACGCTCGGACGACCGATGGTGGTGTTTTTTGCCACGCCTCGGGAACTTCCGCCCCGGTGGACATGGCTACGTCGACGAGCTGCTTGATCTGATTGGAGTCCAACACGATGGCGCCGAAGCGGCTGCTGCGTATGCCGTAACCACTGGCTTGCAGCCGGCCCGCTGCCTGCAGCGCTTCGTTCGTCGGCGGCGTGACGCAGAACCGCAACCACGTGTCCAGCACCAGGCGCTCCGCCTCGCGGCTTTTCGCCCTCTGAAAGTCCGGCTCGTGCTTATATTTTTGAGCCATGATTTGAGCGGCCTGCTCGTAGCTGCCGAACTGATGCGCAAGCAGATCCTCCGCTGTCGCCGCCTGCGTTGTGCATGTGGGATTGTAGCACTGGAGGTAGTCCGAGACGGCCCAGGCATCCTCATGACACCACGGACACACCAGCTGATGTGACCACGTATCCAGTGGAGTGACTGGGATGCCCAGAAAGTCGATTGCCGTAATGATTCGCACAGGTGTTTGGCATTATCGCGATCCTCTGCCGGAAGTCCACGTCAGGATTTGCACTTCCACAGTTGCAAAAATTCGGCTATGCTGTCTCCATACCCACAGCCACCTCTACGACACGAACATGCAAGACTTCAACACCCTCAACAATCCCAAGTTTTTGTATCGGGCCGAGATGCATCATCCGTTTCCCGATTGGGTCACGCGCGAGCCCATGCCGGAGGCAGCGGAATTTGAGCAGAAAGCATCGGCAGCCTTCGCCGACACGAAGCGCCGGCTGCTGCCAATCTGCACAAAGTCTGCAGCCTTTCACTCGGCACTCAACGTATTCGCGCATCTGGATGATTACGACGACGCCGCGCTGGAACGCGTCAAGTCAGCGTGCGCCTACTATGGCATCGAGCAGGACATCCTACCCTACGCTGAACTGTTCGCGAGCGAGTTCGAGAAGAGCGCCTCGCTCGACGAATTGACGGAGGGCCGCTACGCCATCGATGACGAATTCGGCGGCGAAGTTTTCAAGCTGCTGCCGCTGAACGACGCGGTCGACGTTCGCGATTCATCGTTCGAGCTGTCGAAGATGGCAGCGGAGAATCGCATCATGCTTCCGATGTTCGTGGCTGCAGCCAGAGAGATCGTGAAAGCCGCGCACGACCATAACGTGTCGCACGAACTGCCGGATCTCATCATGCGGCACGGCGTAGAGCGCTTCCCGGACGCAGAGGAGGCCGCACGAAGAATTCAGGGACGGTCGCAGTTTTGCAAGGACGCGACAATCCGGGAGCAGGTGGAGGCGGACTACCAGGCGGCCCTAGTCGACTTGGAGAACGAGCCGGACGCAGCCATGGAAAAAATCGCAGCCATTGATTTTGTCGCTGGCGTCTCCAACAGCTACCGTCACTCATCGCTGGTGCCGACGCCGTTCGACATCGTGTTCTGCGGCGCGCTCGCCTCGGATGCGGAAAAGGCGGCGAAGGAGCACGTCCTGGTTCGTGACGTTTTACTGCCGCTGCAAGAAGTCCGCGCAATCGATGCGATGGACGCAGAGTATCGGCTCAGCAAATCTGCCGCGGATACATTCAGACGTCTGCGGGACACCGGGGATGCGCGTGACCTCAGTCTCGCTGTCGAGCAGTGGTCGGAGAGCGACCAAAAAACTCTACTACGTTTGACCGTCGCTGCCGCCGCCTGAAGACGACATCTGACGCACTATGAGCAGCTTGATGACGGCATCTGTCAACCTGGACGAGGGCGAGATAAGGAAGGCCCTCGGAGATGCTGACACGTCTGGTATCGTCCTGTTTGTCATTGCGCTCCACGCCTTCGGTCCGGCAGTCATGGGGGATGCGGAGGCAGGCGTGGAACAGATGGATCCGTCTGAGATGTGGTCGGACCTGTTTACCCGGTATGGAACCTGGGTGACCGAGGAGGGAGAGAACAAACTCAACGCGATCATCACCGGGTTGACGAACGGACAATTCTGGTATGACGCGGATGTGTTCGTGGCGGTCGCTACCGCTTTGTTCGACGGTGACCTCGGCGACACGCTGATCTTCGATGACCTGGACGCCACGGAGATCATGTGGGCGGTGCTCGAAATGGGGATGGCGAGCGACTCCGTTGATCCGCCGGTATTCTCGAATGCGGTGCAGCGATACATCCAGGATGCGCTCGAATACGAGCAAGAGGATCAGGATCAGAATGCGAGAGAGGTCGAGCGGGTATACCTGACGGTGCTCGACCAGATGCGTGCGCTGGGAGTCCCAACCGACATGCTGCGCGCGATGGATGAGGAGTATGCAGCGGTCGCGGCCGAGTTCAAAGACGACTCGGATGCTTGATGCAATTCCGCAGCCTGTTGCGTCATAATACTTTGCTGAGTGGTGTTCGCCGTCTGATACACTCGCGCCGCGTCAGCCCGCGCATCTGTTGTGAAGTTCATCCTGCGTCATGCGCGGGATCATCTACAGCAACAGATGCGCCGCTGGCTGACGGATACGGTGTCCGTTCTTTTTCGTTTCGCGCCCCGCTCGAAAAGCCGCAGGCGAGTCCTGCGCCTCTTCGAGCGGTTGGTGTTCATCAATCGCAGCGTCGTGCTGCGATACCGTATCGCCTCGATACACCGGGCGGGGGCTGAGGTCCTCGTCCGGTTCATTTTTTAGACAAACGTGGAACCCGACGGCGCCCAGGGCGCGACGGCTGTGACGACGGCATATCAGCGCGTTCAGCGGATGATTGCAAGCAGGACAAATCCTGCGCTGTCGGGTTCCCATTCTTCTGCGCGCGGCCCCGTGAAGGGGCCGCGCTGGCTCGTCTTCTTTACCTGCCGCAATTCGAGACCGCGCGGTGTCATAAGACTTTGTATGAGCACCAACACCATGCCGCCAAAAGCGGCTGAACTATGTGAGCTGGTCCGCCAGCTCGGAACCATGGCCAGCGACGACGCCGCCCGCAAGGGCTGGTCCGTCATCGCTGCGCTGGAAAAACATCGGAAGGAACTCCTCGCGGGGTTCACTCCGAAGAACCTCGCGGACGTCCTCTGGCTCGAGGCGGCCGCGAAGCCGACCGAGCCAGAGGACGGCGGGTGGCTGCCGGCGGTCCTCAGCGGGCCGGAGGACGTCGACTACGAGATCCCGTTCGTGGCGGGCGTGTTCGCCCGCCTGCAGGAGCTCATCGAGCGCCTGAGCAAAACCGGCACCCTGCTGAGGGGTGCCGATCCAGTCATGTAACGCAACGTGCCGCCGCGGCCCCCTCACGGGGCCGCGGCGGCACTTCCTTTACCTCCCCGGACCCCGTGCAATTCCAGACCGTTCTGCGTCATAATACTTTGCATATGCACACTTACCAGATTCGTCTGGGGGCTGCGTATGTGCTCTTTGCTGGCTTCGTGCGCGAACGAAACCAGTATCTCCGTACGTCTACCATGGACCGACGAAGATTAGCGGAATGGACTTCACAGCGCCACGCAGCTTGGTGAAGTAAGATTTACAAGGACGTGGCCATGTGTAGCAAGACTGCACAGAAGTCAACATGGTGGGATACCATGCGCTGCAGCACTTTCGAAACGCCGTGACCTGAAAGGGTCGGTGACGGCTAGGGCAACTGCAGCCGTGAGTGACGGCATACGAATACCCGCCCGAAACAATAGTCACTCGCACCTGTCAGCGCCAGCGCGGCTCCTTCGGGGGCCGCGCTGGCGTCTTCTTTACGTAGCACAGAAATTACCCGCCGACGTAGCCGCCCTCGAACATGTCGCCCATCCGCGACGCCAGATCGTTCGGGATGGACAGACCGAACAGCGTCCGCAGCTCGTCCATGATCTGCTTGTTCGGGATGAGCGATTCGTTGCGCACGATGCGCTTCATCATGCACGCGTAGTTGGTAGACTGCAGGAAGTCGTCCGACCGCGCGCCGGCCTTGATGTAGCGCATGATGGTGCGACCGGACGGCGCTTCGGCTATGTTTCTCCGGATGTTCAGGCAGTCCAACACGAACGGGCTGGACTCGTCCCAGCGTGGCCATGAGATGTTCTGGTCCTTGATGTCGGCAAGCAGAGCCGAGAGGGAGTCCGACCGGTGCAGCGACATGATGTGCGCCTCCGGGTGCTTGATGCGGTCCAGCATCAGCTTGGTGTCGGTATACTGAAAGTGAATGATCGATTCCGTCCGGATGCGTCCGCAGTCCCGCATGTAGGCGTTGTAGTAAGCGCCGCCGCCGTTGTCGGTGCCCATCGCGAAGCTCTTGTACTTGTTGTGCTGCTCGACGATGTTCTGTGCGATCTCGCGGTAGTTCATGCCGGAGTAGCGGAAGGCGTAGACCAGGTCCATCTTCCCGTCGCCGCGCATCCCGTAAATCGTATGCACCGTGTAGGAGAGTTTGCTGCGATACGCCGGCTCCCAGTCCGAGCCGCCCCAGTCCACGCCGGAGAACAGATACATGTAGCGCGAACGTCCGGCGAGGCAGTCCTCCTGCGTCTGCGCGAACGTCTTGGTGGTGCAGCACCGCTTCAAATCTTCCTCGTTGAGTTCGGTCAGCCCGGACTCGACTGCGATACCCCAGACCTCCTGCAGGAACTTCTTGAGAGGATACTTTTTGTAGTCCTTCCAGATGTCCATGAAGCCCTTTCCGAGGGCATACTCCGGCACGATCACCTGCGGCAGATGGAAGCTGGGCATGTTGACGCGCAGCCGAGACCGGTCTTCGTGGACGAACTCCCCCATCAGGGGGTTGAGCTTGATGTGCTTGTTGTCCGGGCAGCGCAGGCCTTCCACGGAGACCATCATTTTCGGCACGAGCTCTGCGTCGCCAAGCGAGTGGAACTTCTTCGGACACGGACAATACACGTGCCACACGCCGCGACTGCCCAGGTTGTATTGAGCCTCCAGGCAGGTATCGAGAGTCTTTGACGTGCCGGCGAACACGGTCAGACGATCGTCGGGAAAGGCTTTTTGAACCTGCTCGATTTCCGGCAGATGCTCGGCGTCGAAATCCTGGCTCTCATCGATGATGATGGTGGGCACGCTTTCGCCGCGGATCTTTGTCGGGTCCGTCAGGATGTGCATCAGCTTCAGCGAGCCTCCCTGTGGAGACTCCTTGTAATACATGTTGTTGCGGTAGCCGCGGGAGGTGAAATACGCCGGGGGACAGATCGAGCCGCGCTGCATGTTGAGCAGCTTGTCCGCCATCGTCTTGCTCTGCTCCCTCAGCGGGGTCAGGTAGATGGAGCGGTAATTTGGAACCACGCTGAGCTTGAACAGCTCAGCGGCCCCGAGGCCCGTGGAATTGTGGCTGGCAATCCCGGAGGTGAAGTATGCGTGATCCTCGCCCTCCACACGGAGGTCGAACATCTCGCGTTCCTCACCCACCGGCGCACATGCAGTGACGGGCTGCCAGCCGTCTTGAGTCAGTATGAAGTCACCGGGCAGGCATTGATCCACCTGCCCATATCCACTGAGTCTCCTTACCAAATGCTTGCCGGCGCACTCCAACGCGAAATCTCGCGTCAGGATTCGCCACACCGGCATCGGCACGGTTCGGCAGACGTGGGTGACACGCACAAAAGCACCACCCGGAGCAGCGACTTTTAAGTCGAGATGCTCCACGGATCTTTCCTCAGCTATTTCGGTTTCCAACAGCACGCGATGTTTGGCATCGTAGGCGCACCGCAAATAGCGTCAAGATGAAGATCCCCGCAAGCGCAAGCGGCGGGGGCTCACCTGAACAGGCGCAGGAACACGGTCGGCACGGAACGACCGCGCGCATTATTCCCCATTACGGACGAAGGGGCAGCGAAGACATCCACGGACTTGTCGTCCGCCGTCTCCACGCTGTATGGTCGTCCACAACTCAACCATTTGAACACCACTCAGAAACTACCAAAAAAGCAGCAATGGACTCCGCGTCCATCCCCGTTCCTCGCAGGACTCGTCAGCGTCCAGGCCGCCAGCAACGACCCGGGCAGGCCGGACATCACCATCTACCGAATCGACGTCGAAGACGCCGAAATATGGATGCGCAAGGCTGCGAGGAGAGACGAGAGCGATGCGTTCTTCCTGCGTCGCGACGAGCGGATCGTCGAGATGTATGACGCAGCCGGAAAGCTGATCAAGAAGTTGCCGAAGCCGGCATACCCATATACGGGCCCGGACGCAACGGCGCTGCAGATTGACCGTAGCATCCTGCTGCAGCAGATGCGGACCGCGCTGCGTCAACCGCAGCTGTCGCTGCTGGCGTGCGCGGAGGATCACGCCGGAGCCAGCGCCGCGGATCATTCCAACTTCGGCATGCTCTGCCGCCGCATGATCATGGAATCGGGCAAGGCGGACCTTGATCAGTTCTACATCGGCGAGCACAAGATGTGGACCTGCGGAGTGTCCTGCATCTACGCCGACGTGAGTGCCCTGTCGTCGAGCATGCAGGACATCTACCTCGAGCGCCACAAGTGGTTGAAGAAAAGCTGGCCGCTGAGCGCCAGACACCACTTCGAGACGCTGGCGGATCGTTTCGCACGCATCCGGGAAAACTACATCACCGATCTGCTGCGGGACTGCGGATTCGCAGCCGGGATGTCCGGGGAGATGATCCTCACGCTGCAGTCGAAATGGATGCTCGCTTCGCCCGGCGTCCGCTACCGGTTCTCGCAGCACCTGATCGACAAGCTGAAGGACGGTCTGATCTACACGCCTGCGGAGGCGGAAGTGTTCGACCCGTCATACGTCGAGATCCACGGAGCAGAAGCCATTCGCAGCTACCGCACGCTGCTGGCCTGAACTGGAATCCCCTCCGCGAAGATGTCGCACAACGTGGCGACGCCGCGGTCGGTGACGACCGTGGTGTCGCCGTCGGCGCATTTCCCGACCTGACGTCCAGCCTTTAGGGTGACGACGCTGCCCGGCGCCAGCGCGGTCATGGCATACATGAACGGGCGCGCGCTCAGGTCGAGCGGCTTCTCGAATGGGTAACGCGGGAAGAATCGAGGAATGAGAAGGCCGAAGTTGAAACCGCACAGCGGGACGATCTCAGCCTCGATCTTGGCGATGTCGCTGCGTGTGGCCTTGCCATCCGCCACGGCCGCCGTTACCGTGTCCATGCGCTGCAGAGCGGCGGACACCTTTGCCGCCCGCTGAGGGTCTCTCCTCAAGGCGTTCATCAAATCATAAATAAATTCACCTTGCGCTAACATGGCTCAATCAAAATCGACGGTGTTGTTGGAAAACGAACGTGCGGACAGGTTCGGAAAGGCACGCACGTCACTCTATTTGATCTGGACGCGTGAGCAAGGCGAGAAACTACGCGATATTCAAAATGAGCAATCACCACCCACCGAACCAGTCGAAAGCGAAGCAGAAGAAATCCGGGCGAAATTCAACGCCTGACGCGCCGTCCGTCGATGCCTTGGCCGCGCTGCAGAGCGCGATCAAGGTCATCCAGGAGGCCAACGAACTCAACGCCAGGCTGCTGGACCGCGAACGTCCGCTGATCGATTTCCACTCGGGCGTCGTCGGGGTCAACGACAGCGACATCCGCATCTACTGGGACATCCGCATTGTGCGCGGGGCCGACCAGCCGTTCACGCAGGTCACTGGCACATCATCCATGCCCGGTATGCTGAGCGACAAGATGCGACCGCATGCTCAAGCGCAGATTCAGCAGGAGGTGGCGGACAAGATGGCCGGCCCTCTCATCGCTGCGTTCATGGAAGAAGCGGAACATCAGAACGTCGGCTCTCTGAAGCGAATTGCCAGCCGGCGCCTGATCACGGCGGTCGAGACCACCGCACCCGCCGCGCCGAAATTACCACAAGGAGAGGACGCGAACGGCAGCGTTCTGGACGTGGCGCAGCAGCACGAAAAGGAGACGGCCGGAAGCGTGAGGACTCCAGAAGCGGACGACGATGACTCACCACAACCGTGACACCTGGAACAAACACAAGTGGCGAAAAGAGACGTCCTGGTGGGATAACCTGACCGTCGACGGTGAGCTGATCAAGGAGCGCTACGCCGACGTGTTCGAGTGGCTCGAAGAGGTCGCCCCGGATCCTTACGAGCACGACTGCGTCCTCTACACCGACGGCTCCGGCTGCGCCGATGGATGGGGCGGCTACGCGGCCGTCTGGGAGCGTATCGATCTGATCGGCGAGATCAGGGCGCCGGTGTCGCGCGGCTGCTACGTCGCTGGCACCTATGGGTCCACGGTCAGCCGATCGGAGTTCAGCGCCCTGCTGGATGGCGTGCACTCCATCCTGACAGAGCGCGGGCGGGAGCTTCAGGAGCAGACGACTGACTCCGCGGAGCTTTACAAGATCGGCACTGAGGGAATCCTGAACCAATTCACGGGACCTGACCGGGTCTCGATTCTCTGGTACACCGATCGCAGCAGTCTCGCCCACGCGTTCCTCTACAACGAGGATGGCGACCCGCTGATGTCCCGGCTGAAGGAGCGTGATCTGTGGATGCGTTGGTCGTTCATGGCCAAGCACGTTTGCATCACGCCCATGTGCCGCCCGCGTAATGTCGTGGACGGGCAGGCGATTTGTGATGCACTCGCAGGCGCGGCGCGCGCTCTCCTCAAGGGGGCTCGCGAAGAATTGGCTGAAGCGGCTTCCAAAATTTACCCTACTGAAAAATGGCAAAAAATGCGACCCCAAACAGCGATCTTCTGATCGCACTTATCGGTGACACCCACCTGCGAGACTCACAATACGCGGCTGCCCGTCGGGGCCAGGACTTCTACGACGGCTTCCGTAATGCAGTCGAGACGGCGCTGAAGCACGCGGACATCATCTGCATCACCGGCGACATCTTCGACCGCCCTCGGCCGAGCCCGCAGGTGATCGGACAGCTGATGCACATCGACCAGATGATCCGGAGCGCCGGGAAGGTGGCATTCACCATCACCGGCAACCACGACTGGAGCACGCCCACGTGGCTGCAGACGCTGTTTCCGGGGCGCACGTTAAATCTGACGGACGACGACACCGAGACGCTATTTGAAGGTGAGACAGGCATCGTGCCGTTGGACGACTCCAGCGTCGTCTTCCGTGGCTATCGCATCGTGGGGCTCACGCCGCACACCGCAGCCAGCTTCCGCGGCGACTTGGCGAACATCACCGTGCGGGTGCGGCAGGCAGACGTCGTGCTGTTCCACGGACTCATCGACGGTGTGGTGAAGTTCCCGATACACACACCGGACCCGCTGCACGTGTCCGAGCTGCCGATCTCGAAGCACAACAAGGCCTGGCTGCTCGGCGACATCCACCTGCAGGGGTTCCAGCAGCTGGACCGTCCCGGCGGAGGCAAGTGCCTGATTGGTTACCCGGGGTCGACCGAGATGTGCAACGCTGGCGAGCCGATCGGCAAGTCTGTGCCGATCATCCGGCTGACTGCCGAGGGCGCTATCCTGAAGGAGACGATTCCGATTCACACACGTCCGTTCATCAACGCGGAGGTGCGCACCGCCGATGACCTCGACGCGCTCATGCTGCGTATCGAGCCGGTGGCCGCGCAGCATCCTGTGGCGGTCGTGCAGTTCGACCGGCAGTTTCCGCAGACGATCAACCGGCTGCACTCGATGCTGGACGCCCAGCGCGCGGTCATACGGTGCTACCCGCTGCCCAACACGCAGGCGCATCCGGCGAGAGTCAAAGATTCACCGGACTCCGAGAAGGAGTTCACGATGGAATACTTCGTGAGTCAGCGATTCAAGGACCGGGAAGACCTGCAGAAGACGGCGCTGGATCTCCTGCACCGCGGCGAGAGCGACGCTAGCAATATCGTGGCAGAGCTGATCGAGGCTCGCCTGGTCGCAGCAGCCGTCAGGGAAAATGAAGAATAGGCTGACATGCCGAAACCCAGCGCAGCTCTGCTTGCCGAAGGATTCTTCGAGTTCAAGGGGAATTCCGGCGACGGACTGTGCTGGGTAAAAGGCTGCCGGCGCGCGTCGCGGGACGATCGGTGTCTGTGTCACATGCACGAGATGCGGCGTTGGCGCGCGCAGCAGAAGAAAACCGCGGACTACTGCACGCTGCGTGACCACGCGGCCGAGCGGAAAATACCGTTCAGGATCACGCTGGACTACTGGCGAGGGTTGGTGGACGCCTTCGGTCTGTATTCCAAAAAGGAGGGCGACGATTCGGTGCTGACGATCGACCGCGTGAATCCGACGCTCGGCTACGAGGAGGGCAACATGCGCGTGGTGACGGTGGAGCTGAACGCATGGAAATCGCATCAGGAGCGCTACCTGCCAGAGCACGTGCAGCACATGCTGGAACGCAAACGCGACGACATCCAGGAGAGGAATGCGAAATACCTGGCGATGGACAACCGAGAGGAGTCCGACGTCTTAGATGAAGAGGACAGCGGCGAATACACCATCCCGGACGACCCAAACTGTCCATTCTAGCCACACTCATTACATGATCAAAATCACATCCATCGAAATCACCGACTTCGGTCGGCATCACTCGATCAAAAGCAAACTGCAGGGCTGCGTCGTCGGCTTGGCTGGCCCCAACGGGCGCGGCAAATCGACTGTGCTGCAGGCCATTCAGTTCGGACTCACCGGCACCATCGACCACCCGGACCCACTGCGCGCATTCATCCGCCGGTCGAGCGGCGAAAATCCGCCGGCCGCGGCCGAGGTGACGCTGGAGTTCGTGGCGGACGGCAAGGTCGGCAAGATCCAGCGGCGCATCACGCGCACGACAGTGACCAGGAAGCTGTGGTGGGACGGGGCCGAGAAGCCCATCACGTCCGACGCAGAGGTCAGCAGCATCATGTTAGACATCCTCGGCGTCGACAAAAAGGCCATCAACTCCACGGTGTTCATCCGGCAGGGCGAGATGGCCAGCATGTTCGGGCTCGAGACTGACCGCCGGGAGTTCTACACCAAACTGCTCATGTTGGGGCACCTCGCGAAGATTGCCAACGTGATCGAGACGCATCGGGAAACCGTCGCGAGCAGCGTGCAGGATCTCGGCGCAGTGCGCGACGCCGCCCAGGCGTCCTACGAAGAGGCCCGCCGTTTCTTCGAGACATGCGAGTCGGAGATGAAAGGGTTGCCTTCGCCTGCCGAGTATCTGGCGCTGGTCCGCAATGTTTCGTCCCAATACAGCGCGGTTGCGGCAGCGGAGGATGCCGCGACAGCGGCCAAGACGCAGCTGCAGCAGCACGTCCCAGCGGGCGAGGACGCTGCCCTGTGGCTCGTCAACGCGCGCCAGCAGCAACAAGAGTGGCAGAAGAAGCTGACCAGTTTGACGCAGCGCAAGCAGGCGAATCTGCAAGCCAGCGCAGACCAGTCCAAGACGGACCTGGCTCTGCTCAGCGCGCGCGGGCTCAAGCAACAGTTCGCGGAACTCGCAGACGCGGAAGCGAAGCTGAAAGAGGCCGGAGAGCTGGGCGACAGTCCCGAGTCGTCCGTCAAACGCGCCGAGGCGATGCTGAAGAAGTTCGACGACCTGGACACGCTGACGACATCCATCCCCGGCGCGACTGCGAGCGAGAGAGAGGCAGAGGAGAAGGTGACCGCGGGCACAGAAGTCGTCGCGGCCTTGCAGACTGCGTATGACGCCAACCGGGAGTCATACGTTCTGATTCGCAATGCTCTGCAGATGCGGCGTGATCTTCTGCGTGGACTCGAAGTCGGCGGGGGACACTCGGATCACTGTCCGCTTTGTGGCGGCACGACGCCTCCTGACCCAGAGCATCTGCGCAAGGAAATCACAGACCTCGAGGGGCAGTTGAAAAAGGCCGAGGACAAGGGGGTGGTCAGCGGCGACGCTCTTCGCGCCAAGCAGAAGGATGCGGGCGCGTTGCAACGCGCGCACGCGACGCTGGCTGACGCGCTGGCAAAGCACCTGAACGACCAGAGGCGGCTGCAGATTGAAACGTCGCTGACTACCAGGGAGACGACACAGCAGGGGCTGAATGAAGCGACGGCAAAGCTGCAGGCGTGGCACGCCAAGGCGCACGAGCACGCGCGTCTCACGCAGGTCGTGGACCGCTACAGGGTCGCTGTCAAAGGCAAGACGGAGCCGACGCAGCACGAGATCGACAATCTGGTCGCGCAAGAGGCGAGCCAGGCGCAAGCGCTGAAAGACGCGCCGTGGCGCGCGCTGATCGATGGTGCAATGCTTCACGACGCCGCCGAGGAAGCCAAGAGCACCAGCGACGCAGTGGAGACTGTACAGAAGCAGATCGCGGAAGTCGACGCCGCGCAGCGCAGCATGGAAGCCGCGCACGACAGCCTGCGCAAATTGCTTGCTGATGTGCCGCTGGGATTCTTCCCGAGCGACGGTGCCCCGGTGCTGACGCAGCAGATGGTGCAGAGCAAACTGACCGAACTCGAGAAGGCGCAGCAGACCCTCGACGAGGCCCGCGGACGGCATGACGCCGCCAACGAGTCGATGAAGGCGGCGAGCCGCAAGATCGACGAGCTCGACCTTCGGACCGCGGAACAGAAGACGCGCCTGGCGCTCGCCAAGGATCTGGAGATGCTGCGCGACACGTTCCGACCGAACGGCGCCAGCCTCGAATTCCTGAACTACAAGTTCGGGCAGATCGCACAACTGGCCGGGGATTATCTGGCGGAGAGCGGCGCAGACTTCATGGTCTCGGCGAGCGAGGATCTGCCGCTGTCCTATGACTTCCTCCGCACCGACCGCGCGGACGAGGCCTGGATGCCGCAAAGCCGCATGTCAGGCGGTCAGAAGGTGCGCCTGGCCGTGGCTACGCTGCGCGCGCTGCACGCGATGATCATGCCAAACGTGGGACTCCTGTCGCTGGACGAGCCGACCACGCATCTGGACGAAGAAGCCAAACGCGCTATGGCGGACATGCTCCGGAAGATCGGCGAAGAGGGCACGCTGCAGATGATCGTCTGCGACCACTCCCCGACGCTCATCGAGGCGTTCAGCGACCGGATTGAGCTTCCTGCGTGATGGACACGGAGATTCCAAATCTGGCGACGGCGTTCCTGGTCGCGCGCGGCGAGACCGTGAATCGCAGCACTAACTTTATGAAAACTGAAACCGAAAACGACACACAGGAAGCCGCTTCGCTCCATGCCCTGGATATGCGGCGCGTGGAAATGCGAGTGAGCGGCAGGCTGCTGCTCGGAGTATCAACGTCCAGCCCACTAGAGACTCCGGGCGAACTGCTGGCGTTCCTGAAAGAAGTGGTGGCGATGATGGAGTCGCCCGCCGTGGACGATCCTGAACTGGATCAGCCGCATATCGCAGAAGTCAGCCGCGATGCCGGAAGCGGCGCGTCGGCTGCTGCAACCGAAGGGAACAAACTACCATGAGCGACCGAATTAAAACCGAAGGCATCGTCGGCTGCACTGACGGGTTAGCCGACTACGGACCATATCACGACTACCCGAACGAGCCAATAGGCGGCGGCAATCCGTATTATCGTTGCTGCTCTTGTGGCGCGAGCGACCCGCAAATCAACGGCACCCTCAGCGGGCACTTCTCTGGGTGTAAATGGGTGCAGAAAAAGAAACGCGAGTTGTCGGCTGACGACGTAGCTCAACGACACGGGGAGGAAAAACTATGATCGAAGGACAGCCAAAGCAGTCGGTGGCGGCGGCGGTGGGGTGCGGGACGACGATGAGCAGGAAAAATTCGACGCGGCGAGCGGCGAACGGCGAAGGAGACGTATGCCCATCCTGAATTATACTACGCAGATTGCTGCGGCGAAGACGGCGACGGAGATCCAGGCCATGCTCGTGGAGGCCAAGGCGCAGGCTGTGATGACCGAGTATGCCGACGGCGTGCTGGTCGCTCTGAGCTTCCGGATTCAGACGGCGGCGGGACTGATGAGTTTTCGTTTGCCAGCAAACGCGACGAGGATATATCAGGTGCTTGTGCGGCAGAACGTCACTCCCAAACTGAAGACACGCGAGCAGGCATCGCGCGTTGCGTGGCGCATCGTGAAAGACTGGCTCGCCGCGCAGTTGGCGCTGGTGAGCGCCGGGCTGGCGGAACTCGAGCAGGTCTTCTTGCCGTATGCGCAGGATGCGTCGGGAGCGACGCTCTACGAGACGCTGAAGGAACGCGGATTTGCCGGACTGGCGCTTCCGGCGCAGTCGACCACGAAGGCGCTACCATGACAGGGACATTCACCACGAGTCCCGGGTCTGACTTTGGTGGCGCGCTCGCCGCGATGCTTGCGGCTGAGCGTCCCGCGGCATCGCCGGTCGGGACAGCGATCAGCTCGCAGGCGGAAGACATTCTGAGGTTGGAGCACCACCTGCCGTCGCGCACCGACAGGTTCTTCAATGCTCTGTGTGGTCTGTCATTCATAGTGGACCAGCGTTTGTCCGTCGACATGATCGATGTCTATTACGACCGCGTCGCGTGGGACAAGCGTTGCGCTCAGCAGCGGATGTGGGACGCAGAACGAATTCAGAACTAGCCAGCGGCGGCTCCGAAAGGGGCCGCCGCTTCTCGTTGTTTACCTAGCACGCCTACAGGACGCCCACAAAGTCCAGGCGGTTAAAATGTTACGCCTACAGAACGCCTACATGGGCCTTGCCAGATTGCGCCAGTTGCTCAACGATTGCCACCATGCTGATTAACCGACGTCTTCGTCTCCTCACTCCGCTGCTCGCGGCGAAACACAACAACGACCGCAAAGACCCGAAGCGGGTGTTCAACCGCGTGCTGAAGCCTCCGCAGGGGTGCGATCCAGATCGCTGCTACATCTACATGGACATGCCGCGATGGGAGTGGGCGTTCCTGGAGGCCCGCGACGCGCTGCACCTGAGTGACGTGGCTGTGAGTGCCATCATCCCCTGCCGCTGGTATTCAGTGAAGCGCACGTCGGCCTACAACCGAAAGTTCAAGCGCGCGGGACAGATGCTGACGGAAAAGTTCGAGGCGCTGTCCGCCGGGCAGACGCTCGACGTGCAGTTCACTCTGTCCAAGCACATCCCTCCGAACACTGACGGCGGAGGACGATTCACCCGGGCGCCCGATGAGCAAGAGTTCGACGAGATGCTGCTGCATATCGGCGCGCATCTCGGGATATCCGAGTGGGGACACGCGCGTGATTACGGACGGTTCGAGCTGCGCTCTGTGGACGAAAAAGAACCCAGCGGCGATCTGCTGCTGGAGTCGCCGGCGCAGGCCGATGAACAATTTGCAAACCTAAGTGAAGAAGAATGAATCTACCCATTTCGTCATAGCCAGGGACGAAGGCGGCCTGACTGTGCTGCCAGACCATCCGCTCGTGCGGGAATTCCTGACCCTGCAATACCGCGAGATGATTTTCGATCGCGGTCGCACGAGGTTCGAGACAATCACGGAGCCGATGTTCAACATGACCTCCGTGGATGGGCGGGCGGCGCTGCTCAGCCATCAGGGCTTCTGGAAAGTTTTACGGCAGCATCTCGTCGAGCTGGGACACACGGTGGTCGTGCAGGATGTGCGCCCAAAGGTGCTGGACCATCCGAACTTCCTGACAGCCCTGCCAGGGCTGCGCGGGTTCCAGAAGCGCTGGATCATGGACGCTCTGATGTGCGGCGACTCCGGCTTGATCGGCGCTCCAACCAGATTTGGGAAAAGTTTTGGAATGTCCGCCATCTGCAAAGCGTTCCCGAAGGCGATGACGGTGATCACCGCCCCCGGCGTGGACTTGTGCAAGCAGCTCTTCGCGCACTTCAAGGATGCCATTCCTGGGCGCGAGATCAAAGGAGTCTACACCGGCAGCCGCAACTCCAAGCAGTCGGACGACATCACGATCTGCTCCGTCGACTCGCTGGACAAGATGGATCCGGACGCGACCGAGCTGCTGATCATCGACGAGCCGCACGCAGTGGTGTCGGATGAGCGCATGCCCAAGGTGACCGCGTTCGTCCGTGCCCGGAAGTATGGGTTCGGCGCCACGCTGAAAGGCCGGTTCGACAAGAAGGACCGTCTGATCGAGGGGATCATCGGGCCGGTGATCTCGAACGTCACCTACCGCGAGGCCGTCGCCTGGGGTGCCATCTCGCCGCTGAAGGTCATCTTCGTGAAGATCCCGTTCAGCAAGGACACTGTGCCGGGGCGCATGGTGGACCGCGCGGTGGTGTATCAGCGGCTGCTGACTGAATCCTCCCGCACCGCGGCGCTGGTGAAGAAGATCGTGGACGAGGTGATTCCGCAGGACTGGCAGACCATGGCGTTCATCCGCGACGAGAAGCAAGCCGAGTTCTACCTCGAGCACGCCATGCCGCCGTGGGGCACCATCGCCATGGCCAAACGCATGACGGACAAAGAGCGCGACATCGTCACCGCGGGGATCGCCTCGGGCAAAATCATCCGCGTGCTCGCGAGCAACATCTACGTGCAGGGGCTGACTTTTCCGGACCTGAAGGTGGTGGTGAATCTGGCCGGCGGCGGGGCGAACACGACGGCGATTCAGAAGCCGGGCCGGCTGCTGCAGTGCCGCCCCGGCAAGAATTACGGCGTGATGGTCGACTTCATGTTCGAGTGCCGCGACGCGGAGCAGGAGACGCGCAGCAACCCTCCATACTCCGGCATCATCGGGGAGTGCTGGGCGCGGCACAAAGCATACGAGGAGATCGGCTACGACATCGAGTTCGTGGCGACGTCTGAGCGCGCGCGAGAAATCGTGCTGGGGGCTTACGAACAAACTGCGGCTACAACACCCGCCGTCGGATAGACGGCACATCTATAAAAACATGACACAACATCTACGCTTCATCATGCAGGACGGTCCTGCCGCTCACCCGCAAGAGGTGATGAAAAGCTTGGGAATCACCTACCAGCACGCCACCCCTCAGAGCTTGTATGAACAGTGGTGGTTCTGGAACTGCGAGAATTGTCCGGCAGAGCTCCCGCCGTATCTCAGGCCGCTGAGCATCGCACCGATGGCCGCGATCGGTTACGGACTGTCGCCGGAAATGGCTGCGGACATCGTGAAGCGCGAGGACGAGCTGCGCAGGCCGAGGCTGCCCGATTACCAACAGAGAGTCGTAGCGGAAAAACAAGAGCTGGATGAAAAGCTCGAAAAGCTGAATGCGTTCGGACGTGGAGACGTCTTTCCGACGCTGCCAGAGGAAGAACAGGAACGCCTCATACGGCAGTCGAAGATCATGGACCAGTATTCGGTCGTGCTCGGTGAGCGCATTGCAGCGTTCACGCAGGAGGAGGCGCCCCGTGGCTAAGCCTGCGGCTCCCAAGAAAAGCCTGTTCGAAAAGGCCGCAGACATCCTGTTCAGGTCCGACACGCGGTTCCGCTACGAGAGCGACGTCCTGCGCCTCGGCGCCTTAGCGTTCAGGGGTCTGAACAGCGTCGTTGTCTGCAGCCTGTCCGGGGAGGACGATCGGTCGCTGCCGATCGCGGATACGACCGACCTCGGCGACATACTGCAGTTCATCCACAAGCGCGTTGCCTCGCTGGACCCATGCTCTCCGCCCGACACCCTGGGCGGGAACGGCAAGGAGCTGGAGGAGCTGCTGATGAACGAGGCTAAGCGGCTCGAGAAGGATGGCGTGCTGACGATGGGCCGCTACGGCACGATGGTCAGCATGGTGGACGACGCCTGGCTGCCGGTGCCGAGCCTGCCGGACTTCGAAGGTGCGCGCGCCAACGGCCGGCAGTTCATCATCGAGGCCAAGGTCTGCAGCCAGCCGTCCTTCCGCATCCAGAACGACAAGATCAAGCAGAAGCAGTTGCGACACATGCTCAAGCGCAGCCGGTTCAACGTGGACTGCTACGTGCTGATTCACTTCAACGCGCGCCTGGGTCGCACGTTCTACGAGCCTGCGTTCACGGTGGCCATGCCGATACTTGATGGCGCTGGCGGATGGGCCGCGGGATGGGCGCAGTTCGCTGAATGCAAGGAGAAGGACACCGAATTCCCCGGGTTGACCAGGCAGCTGGCGCAGGAGCTGGGAATTCCAGTCAAGTGGCATATTCCGCCGAGGGCCAACAAACTCCGGCCGGACCTGCTGGGTCTGGTCGGCGCAGCATGAACGAGATCATCTACACCTACCGCGGAGGAGTCGAACGCGGCACCGGCGGCCCAGGCTACCGATGGCACAACGGCTACAGCGAGTCCACCGCAGACGGACATGCGATTTTCCCGTGGCTGACCAAACGCGAATGTCAAAATGACGCGAGGACTCGAGGAGCCGTGGCGCGATTCCTTGTGCCTTGGAAGTAACTCAACCAACCAACCAAATCATGCTCGATCAAACAACAAACGACCTAATTCTGCGGCAGATGAACTACCGAGACGGTATGCAGTGCTGTAAAGTATGCCGGCACTTCGTGGGAGTCGACTGCTCCGGGGAGCCGGGAGCCAATGGTGCGCACTGCACGTTGTCGCCGGCGTTCGATCTGCCAGTCGAGGAATCCGGCGTGTGCGATCACTTCGCTGCGGGAGTCAAATAATCACACTGCCCATGAGCGACCAACAATATCATCAGATCTACGAGCTGGCCATATGGGGCGTCGTGCTGCTGTGTCTGATACTTCTAGCGCTGATCAGACTTCTCTTGGATCGCAGATGAACACACCCACCATGAAAGACGATCCACAAAAAGACTGCAGGACCATCGAACGGACATTGGACAGAATTCGTGAAACTTTCGACGATCCAGCGTGGCGCATCGAGCGCTTCGAAGTCCACGGAGTGTTTCCGAACGGCGCCAAACGTCGCATAAAGTTCGACCGCGCAAACATCGGACAAGTCACCAGGTCCAAACAGAATACCAAGGATGCCGGACATTGACCCAACCCTCGTCACGCGGCTCCTCGACAACTACATCTACCAGAAGGCCAAGCTGCTCGAGGACGCCGGGCACCACGGCAAGCTGGACGAGCGGCGCCTGCGCTCGCTGATGCTGCCGCGCATCGAGAAGATGGCGAGCGTCGTGCACGACTGGGATGTCGCCCCGGACATCCTGATGGAGGCAATCTTCGACTGGGCCAAGTTCAACAAGCATCCGGACGGCCCCATGCCGAACATGCTGTTCTCGTCGAAGTATCTCACCAAGGCGCTCAGCAACTACCTGCAGGTGCCCTACGAGGTCGTGGTGGACAAGCGCAGCGCCAAGCTGTTCCTGGAGCGTCGCGACTTCGAGTTCACCCGGATGCGGCAGGAGCTGGAGCGGGCCGGCGTGACCGACGTCACCACCGCCACGTCCTACCCGGTCGAGGTGCGCTACCTCATCGCGGTCAACCGGATGGATACGGAGGCCATGTTCTACATGGCCCAGGAACTCCTGGCGATGATGTCGGCCGACCGCCGCGTGACCAAGTGGCTGGCGCACCGCGGGGTGCTCTACGAACGTGTGGCTGCACAATTCAACAAACGAAAGAACCAACCCAAATGAGGAGGCTCACCTACGAGCGGGACAGAACCTACGAAGCGGAGCAGTGTCCCGTCACGAAGAAATGGTCGAACACCAAAGTCGTGCTGCTCAAAACATACACGGTGTATGAGACCGTCGGCTCGCCAGCGTATCAAACGCCCGTCCTCTGCGGAGTGAGTGAGAAGATGGCCTCGGACTACATCAAGGAGGCTGCGTAAACATGGCCCAGATCACAGATGAGATGAAGCAGTGGCTCGCGGACAACCGCGACACCTACGCGTTCTACCTGCTGCACGCGATGATGCACGATCCGCTGATGCGCGCAGCGATGCTCAGCGTCCCGGTGACGGATGATGACTTCGAGCGGGAAGAGCACTCGCTGATCGTGGCGGCCCTGACCAGCGCCGTGAAGATCATGCACGTCATCGGGCACCAGGTGCCGTGCCCGCCGACCTACGAGTTCCTGCGCACCTACCTGGAGGTCGCCGCGAAGACGGAAAGCTCCGATGACGAGATCATTGCGCGCGCGGTGAATCTGATCAAGGAGATGCAGAACCCGTCGTTCTGCGCGCAGCACTACTGCATCCGGCCCTACTTCGAGGCCTGGTATGGCAGCATCCGCGCGAAGAAAGCCGCGCTGGTGCTCCGGCGGGACGTGATTCCCGACGTGCCCGGGCAGATCGTCGAGATGCAGCGGTCCCTCTCCGCCGCGGCCCAGGCGGTCGCAGAAGGCGCGGAGGACCCCATGCAGGCGTTCGCCGGCAGTCAGATCCTCGAACGTACGCTGAGGCGCCCCACAGGCATCACAGGGCTGGACGAGTGCCTGAACGGCGGATGGGGGCCCAACGAGTGCTACCTGATGTTTGGCGGCACCGGGTCTGGGAAATCGATCGCTGCCGGGCAGTGCGCGTGGTGGGAGGCCAGCCACAACCACGGCTGGCCGCTGATCGTGACCACGGAGTTGCAACCTCGCGAGTATGCCGCACGGACGGTGTCCAATGCGGCCGGCATCCCGATCAACATCGTGCAGGACTGCGAGAACGTGGCGCAGATCCGGCAGGCGGTCATGAGCAACCCCGCGTCCATGTATCGCATCAAGAAGGTGGACGAGGTGCTGGCCAAGTTTCTGGAGCGTACGCGCATCCACAAAGTCTCCCCGGATGACGGGATGAATCTGCAGATGCTGCTCGAACGGGAGTGCATGATCTACAAGACCAGGATGGGGCACGACCCGACCTGGGTGTGTCTCGACTGGCTGGGCTCGGTAGCGGACGTCTCGTCGGGCGGGCGGCAAGGCGGCACCTCGGAGCGGGCGATGCTCTGGGAGCAGTCGGCCAACAGCGGCGTGAAGTTCGCGGACCGGTCCGGGATCCCGACGCTGCTCCTCGCGCAGGGGGTCAACGACGCGCAGCTCAAGCGCGTACTGACGATCAACGACATCGGCATCAGCAAGGGGCTCGGCAAGAACATGGTCGCGGTCATCGGCATCACCAACACGATCGACAAGGCTGGTATCTTGGCTGCGGAGCGCGGCAAGGCTGATATGCCACGCAGCATGTTTCTGGAGGATCAGCTGTTCTGTGCGTGCAAGGCCAGAAAGGGCGAGGGAAACAACATCCCTGTGCGCCGGGAGTTCCGGTTCCAGCGATTCACAGCAAAGACAGCATGAGCAAACCAAAAACCAATCCCTTCGCAGTTCGGCGAGTCAAGTCAGGTAGCGTGTGGCGACTCGACAACGAAGAAGGCGTCTCTGCCTCGCGCGCGATCGCCGTCACTGCGATGCTTGCGCTCGGAATGGATCCGGGCGACTGGCGCATCCGGGACAAGCTGATCTTGGCAATCCTGCCGCAGGTGGACGGGATGCTGGATTACGTGCAGGCCGCTGAACGTGTGGGCGATGTTGCGCTCGATGAACTCAACCGGCAGCTCTCCGTCGCGCTCAAGGGCAAGCGCCCTTACTCGTCGCAGTTCGCGGACGAGACAATCGCCGCGCAGGTCAAGCGTATCGCGGAACTGGAGGAAAAGCTGAACGGGTGGTTTGCGGAGAAAGAGAGACTCACCGCCGACCTCAAGCTTGCGCAGGAGCAACTATTCCGCGCCGGAGATGAGCCGTGGGCGGCGCTTGGGTGCGCGCAGGAGACTGAGGCTCTACTTCGCGCCAAGTTATCTGCGTGCTTCGCGGCGCTGGATCTGATTGCGTCGCCGATGCGTCCGGATGGTACGCACAACCGCGACCGAGAAGCGTGCGGAGTCATCGCACGCGAAGTCATCAAAAAAATCCAATGAACAAAAAAGCGCCACCGCGCCACCGCTCCCTCCTCCCGACACAGAACAGCCCGTCATGCGTTTGGTGACGTCAAAGGGCAGATGGGGCAGGATCGGCCTGTTCCTCAAATACCAATGGCTCAGCCTGCGCGGTCTCTGTGCCGGACAGATCGTGCAATACATTCGAAAGAAGTCCGATTGAAATACTGACATCACCAAGCCAGCAAAAAGGCGCCGGTCTTCACAGACCGGCGCCTTGAAGTGTTGCAGCGTTACCGGGCGGACTAGATGACGCTGTATTCGATGTCCACGTCCTTCACGTCCGTGTTGGCCGATGCCCCGGCGCGGATGGAGAGGATCAGGGCGTTGCCGCCGGTGATGACCTCTGCGTCGGAGCGAAGGGTGAGGTGCTGAACGAGTCCGTCTTCGTCGGTGTCCGCGAGGTTGGTGCTGTCGACCATCTCGTTGACGAGGACGCCGTCCAGACCTCCAGCGAGTGTCGCCACGCTCCAGGTCAGGGTGGACGAGGTGTCCGACACGGTGAGACCGTTGCCGCCTGCGCCGGTGTATGCACCCACGCTGGCCACGAACAGCTGCGTGGTGTCCGAGTTGGTCGTCGCCGTGAACTGCGTGTGGGCCGCCGCAGCGAAGTAGAGGGTGCCGTGGCCGGCGTCCTTGTTGACCGCGGCCTTGAGGTTGTCGAGGCAGGTAGCAGCAGAGACGCCGATCTTCACTTCGCCCTCGACGGTCGGGTCAGTGCCGCCGGTGAGCGTGGCCGCGCCGAAGGACGTATGCGTGCCCGCCTCCGTGGTGACGAGAGCGTTACCAGCGGTGCCGGCATCCAGAGCCACGAACAGCTGGGTCGTATCCGTGTTCGTGGTCGCTTCGACTTGCGTGTGGGCGGCTGCGCACTTGTAGTCCGTGTCAGGAGTCCCGGTGTGGTTGACTGCCGACTTGAGGTTGTCCAAGGCCGCAGCGGCATCGGCCCCGATCAACACCTGGCCTTCCGTGGGCGTCAGGGCCGTCTTGAACGTGTAGGTCTTGTTCCCGATGGTGACGGTGTCGCCGTCCGAAGGGGCTGTGCCGTCCGACGTCAGCGTCCCGGATGCTTTCACGAAATCCTTCAGGGTGTAGGTCTTGTTGCCCAGCGTGACTGTCTCGCCGTTCGTCGGCGGGGTGCCGCTGCTGGTCAGCGTGACTTGCGCGTCCGTGTCGGCGCTGGTGGTCGCTTCGTTCGCCACTACGGTCGCGCCGTTGGTCAGCACTGAGACCGTCTTGGAGATGATCGAGATGGATTTGATGCGGTAGCGTTTGCCGACTTTCGGGAACGTGACCGAGAGGTCCTGCGCCGTTTTGAAGTCGACGTCGCGGAAGCCGGCGCGGCCGTCGTTGCCGCTGAGATTGGTAGTGGGAACTCGGACAGTCATGGTAGTGTGTAGTTGATGGGTTTTGTTGCGTGGGATTTACAGAGGCGCGAATGTAGGCGAAAACTCTCCGGGGTGCAAGACTCATCTCTGGCGCACAAAACGAAAACGCCGGCCCGTGAGGGCCGGCGTTCCGCTGGCTGTTGAGATACAATGCGACGAGCATCTCGACGCGGGAAAAATAGCGCAACAACGCGCAGTGTCAAACACAATCACCATCACCTATGACAAACAGCACAACACCACAGCATGACGCGCTCAACTCGACGCTGGAGATCCCAGACGGCTGGCGCAGGCTCGGAGACGATGAGGAGGTGATAGCTGGAGACCGCTTCTTCTATCCGCCGTCCGGGCGTTGGTGTGAGCATTATCATCCGGGAAGAACGTCGCTGCGCACCCCGAGGGAGTTTCAGATGATCTACATCCGGAGGCTGAAAACCAGGCCGGCGTCTGGTTTTCAGCTGCTACTCCGCGCGTTGAAAAGCCTCTACTACCGAATCTTCAAGCGATACCGACGACTCGAGCTGAGAGTCTGCACCTACGAGGAGGCGTCCGCGTTGCTGCAAGAGCAAGGCATTCCCGGGAATCCCGGTGAGGGGTGGCGTATCGCAATCGAGGAAGGCAGCAACCACGTCATCGGCGTCGTGTACATGGAACGGCGTGAGCGAATTTTGATGTAGATGCCGTAATCGTCGAGGTGTCCCGATAGTTTAGTCTAATGAAATAGCACATCTGGAAAAACCGGGTAGAATGCAAAGCCCATCTCGAAATCAAAGCCAAAGCCAATCTCGAGATTGCTCGTGCTTTGCTCGTGCTTTGATTTGATTAAACAAACAACAGCAGGCACTTACGTCAAATCCAATCTGGAAAAGACGCTTCTTATATAAGAGGTCCGGAATAAAACGCGCGCGCGTTATATAGGAAAGGCCTTTTCCAGATTGGATTTGACGTAAGTCGTTGACACCCGGGTGATTATCAAATCAAAGCACGAGCAAAGCACGAGCAATCTCGAGATTGGCTTTGGCTTTGTACGATGCTGCAGCGTTGCGCACACTTCCCGGTCAATAAAAATTCGTTCAAGACTTTGAAATAAGCAGTTGACGAGCTTCCGCGGAGAGTCTAACCATACAACGTCGCTCCCGGCTTGGCTGCTGCGGGGCGATCACGAATCAACACAATGCGACACTATGCAATCCACCACTGAACCCCGGGCTTCCATGCTCGCAGAGCTGCTGCTCTACCATGCGACGCTGGGGCGCGGCTACATCTCGCCATTTCCGCTGACCCGGGGGATGGTGTTCACTTCAGCGCTGCCCAGCATGGCGCTGGTCAATCTGGCGAGCGCAGAGGTCATGTTCAAGCGCTTCCACGACGACGCCACAGCCGCAGACCGGCGCGCAGTCGAGGCAGCAGAACAGCAGCCGGAACAACTCGCGAGTGCGACCGGCATGAACAAGGCAAAGCTCAGGGAGTTGAAGGACAAAATTGCGATGCGTGCGCACATCGCGTGGAAGGAGGATCAGACGCAGAAGTCGACGATCATCGAGCTGCTCAAGACGCATTACTACGGAGCGTTCACTTACGTCGATCCAGTCGGCGCCCGGCTCGGCGCGCATCTCAGCAATCCGCGGAATCTGGCCGGTGACCTCGGATGGACGACGCTGATGGAAGGCACGACCGACGAGACATTCATCCGGGCCGGTGCGACCGGCGGCGCGCTCATCCACTCGCTGACCGGCGTCTGTCCGGCGTTCAACTTCTTCTGCAGCTGCAAGGAGCAGCATCTGACGACATTGCTGGAGCGGGTGAAGAACACCGCATCCGGACAGGTTGGTATCGGCACGACCATCGTCATTCCCGGACGCCCAGGCATCTTCAGCGGCACCAGCGCGGACGTGCTGTATTCGCTGGCACGTCGGGTGTTCGCGCTCGGCGACAAGCCGGAGGAGAAGCGGGTGAAGGTTCGCTTCGCGGCCGACGCTGATGCGGGTTGGCGCAAGTTTCTCAACTGGCAGCTGTCGCATCTGCTGGACGTTCCCGAGGTGCCGGCGTGGCAGGTGAAGCTGGCGGAAACTTCGCCGACGTCGCCGGAGAACGCCATCCTGTTCGCCGCGCGCGCGGCCATGGTCAATTCATTCCTGGAGGCCGCACAGACCAACCGGGACGGCCCGCTGCGCGAAGTGGAGCTGGACGCGAAGTCGCTGGAGTTTGCACAGGGGATGGCTCGCTACATTTACCGTATGGCCAGCGGGCAGGCAGGGTTCGAGAAGCGGATGCTCAACCTCAGGCATCCGCGGGACATCTTCGTGACAGCACCCCGGCTCGCCGTGGCCAAGCGGGCGATGGAGGAAGCGATTGAGAAATCCACGCACAGGCGCATACCGCGCACACAGGTCCGCAGGGACATCCCCGGCGTCACGCTGGCGCTGCTGGACGAGCTGGTGGCTCGCGGCGACCTGGCGGAGCTGTGCGGCACCGAGGAATGCCAGATGGGCAGGACGACGCGGGCCTACACGCTGCCGAACCGGGCGCCGGCGATCGATCTGCAGGACGCGCTCGACGAGTTCGAGGAGGCCCGGGCTGACTTCGCGGAGCACCCCGAGGCGTTCCACGACAGCGAAGCCTTGCGGATGATGGTTACGCTGGGGCACAAGGCGGCCGCGATTTACGCGGTGCATTTCCTGCCGGTCGTGTCGCTCACCCGCATGTCGAAGCTGGAGCGCAGGGTGCTGCCGAAGCTGCTCGACATGTTTCCAGACTCGCTCCTGCTGCGCGGCGGGGCGGTGGGCATTCCCGAGCCGCCGATTATTGCCGATGATGAGGACGCTCCGATCGATAAGGACGGCATCAATCTATGGGTCAAGCACAAGCCGAACGGCGAGGATTTCTGCGACTGGAACAAGGCCGGCAAGCTGAAGCTCGCCGCCTACTGGGGACACCTACAAGACGTGCCGGCCGTCGTGCCGGCTTAATCATCAGGACAATGGCAACTAAAAGTAAAAAGCAGAAGCGACCAGCGGTGGAAGATGGTGACAGCCTCACGTTCCACTGCGGGACTTACACGTTTCGGAATGCTGCAAAACTCCCGAACGATATTCAAATCGCTCGGACAGTCGCGCAGACCGTGGAGAACATCAACAAGGCAGTGAACATGCGAGTTGCGAAACTAAGTCCGCGCGGCGGTGGGATCGCCATCATGGCACCATCAGGGAAAACTTACACAGACAACAGTGACCAATGAAAACAAGAGCAATTGAAGTAGCCCGCGCCTGGTGCGGTTCCGAAGGCGACAGCGGAGAGTGGGACACGGCGTATTACGACATCCCGATCGACACACCTGAGGACAAAATCGAGGAGGTAGCGCTGGCCGAATGCCGTCGCGAGATTGCCGCTTACGCAGCGGGCATCTACGACGCGCCGGAGCTGGCCCACTGCTGGATCTACAGCATTCCCGACATCGACGATGAGGTCAACGATCCGAACGAAGAGGAGGTCGCATGAAGGAGACAGAAGAACTGCGCAAGGTGATGACGGCGCTTTTGACAACCAGCAACAAGACAGGCTGGACCGTGGAAGACACGACGCTCGGTGCGCTTCTTTTTGTCGCGCCGGTGCTGGGCTACGTGACTGTGGATCCTGTGATGAGAAGCTTCAGGCTGGGTGTTGGTCAGGTCAATCAGCGCGGAAAATACAGCGGACGCGGATGGATGAAGTTGCTTGCTGAGGACGCCATGCGCGCACTGGAGGCCTGCGCATGAGCATGCGCATACCGGACTGGTTGCTGGAGAAAACCTTCTGCGTGGAATACTCGCCGAACTGCGTCAATAAGTGGCTCGTCCGACTCCCGGGCAAGAGCGCAGTGATCGACAAGCGGCAATACATTTTCAAGGATGGGATGACCGGCGACGCATTGGGGTTCGGCGACACGTTGGAGGAGGCAGCTACCGCGGCACTAAACGCGCAGACACTCGCTCGCGAAAGGATAACGTATGTCTGACCAGGAGATATTTCTAGCCGCCTGTCTGGAAGCGGATCCGTGGACTTATATCGCTGCCGCTGTCGCGCGACACAGACTCGCCGATTATCGACAAGGAATTAGCGACGGTCGCGCCGCTGCCGATAGTGAGATTGTTGCGCCTGTAGCAACACTACGCGAGACGTTTCATGGGTTGATGCGACGCGGAGTTTGGCACCCATCAGATAAATGCCGTTACTGCTCGCAGCCGATCGAGAGAGAACAAATTACGATCACATACGGTTACCATCTCGGCAGCCCGGCTGGCGACTGGTATCCATCGCACAAAGCTTGCAGGGCAGACGGTGAGATGTGTGAAACGATCTTCTGGCAGGAGGCGGATACGGCCTGCAATGACTGTCTCTATTTCGAGCGCGGCGCGATGGAGGAGCAGTCGGGATATAAGAAATTCCGAGGGACGTGCAGACGCGACGGGCATGCGGTGACGACGATTCCGAATCAGTGCCAACCAGAAAACCTCGAATGCTTCTATAACCGCAAGCGCGGCAAGAATCCAACTCATCCGCTGTTTGCGAAACTCGATGCCATGACAGCAGACGAACACAGACAATGACGACAAATGAGCAACGACATCCACACAAACGACAGCGCGGCCCACGCGCCCGAGGAGGTTCGAAAATGGGCGCAGAGGATCACGGAGGTGCAAGGGTGCCCCACGGTGCTCGCGCGCGAGGTCAGCGGCTACCACCTCTACATCCCATGTCCGAAGTGTCTGGAGGATCACGGTCGCCGCGAGCTGGACGATCCGAAATACGCGATCAACCTGAGCGTGCTGGCCGGGCTCGGCGATTACCGCGATACCACCGCGGGGCAAGCCTGGCGACCGGGCATGTTCGAGGAGCGGGAGGAGCTGCGCAAGAAGCAGGAATACGGCGCCGGCATCTGCATGCGCACGAGGTCGTCCCGGCAGCCGCACATGATCCCGCTGGACGATCTGCTGAACATGGGGACCGTCTCCGAGCGGTTCCCCGACATCGCCACCCGCGCGGACATGCGCGGCGGGGCCGCCGCGGACGACATCAAGGAGATGTGGGAGATGGACCCGAAGAGCGGCGAGATGGCCCCACCACCGCCTGGCGAGGTGGTGGGGCTGGACACGCTGCCCGCTGAGCATCCGGCCGTCCGGTATCTGGTCAACCGGCGCTACGACATCGCGGCACTCGTGCGGCAGTTCGACGTTGGGTTTTGCGTGAAGGAATATCCCTACGGCGAGAAGCAGATATTCTACCGGAAGATGCCAGGCGGCTGGAAGGACACGCCGCAGCACCGCATCATCTTCAAGGCGACGGTGGACGGAGTGCCACTGGGCTGGCAGGCGCGTGTCATCGAGAGGGAGTCCGAGGATGGCCTCAACCGCTACATGCTGCATCCATACGGCGGCGGCTTCTACCGCGGGTTCGACTTATCGACGATCGCCAGATCGCACAGGGCATCGTTCAAGTCGGGCGGACCGGGAGACCAGATGCGGATGGTGCGAGACGAGCAGCGAGGCGGCTACTGGCTGTGCGTCTGGAGCCACACGCACACCCGAGCGAACCCCAAGGCGGCGTGGCAGCCGATACCGCCTTACGACGAAGTCAAGGACGGCGTGCTCAAGTTCCGACCGTCGAAGTATCGCACCGCGAAATACTCACAGCGGCAGCTGATGGGGTGGGACGCGGCGATCGCGCGCGCGAAGAGCGATCCGGACGATCTCAAGTGGGTGGTGCTCACCGAAGGACCACTGGACGGCGGGCGCGGAGGCCCCGGTGTCCTCCCCGTCACCGGCTCGTCCATCAGCCTGGAGAACGCCGCAAAGGTGGTAAGACACTTTCACCTGGTGTTCTTGGCGTTCGACGACGACGTCGCTGGCCGCGAGGCGACGGAGAAGATTGCCAAGCTGTTGGGGTCCACGCAGCACAAGGAGCAGATCATGTTGGCGCTCGCCAAACTGGAACTCCCAGCAGGGAAGGACCTGGGCGACCTGACGCCAGAAGAATACCAGAGGATCTTTAACCGAGCGCTCAAGCGCTTAAAACGCAGCCTTTAATGCCTACCTACTCACCATTCAATAAACTCAAGCCTCCGTATCCTGAAGAGCGCCGCACGCTCTTCTTCGGTATAGGCAATGCAAAAATCGAAGGCACTGCCACCTTCTCGCTGCCGGCCGGCTACACATGCCCCGGCGCCGAGAAGTGTCTGGCGTGGTTCGACCGCAAGGAAAAACGACTCGTCGACGGGCCGAAGTCAGAGCACCGCTGCTTCGCCGCCTCGATGGAGGCTTACACACCGTCGCTGCGCGCGTCTGTGGATCGCAATCTGGCCATCCTGCAGGAGGCGCGCACCACGGAACGGATGACGAACATCATCGACCTGTCCCTGCCCGCGGCATGGCTGCACAACGTGCGGGTGCACGTGGACGGGGATTTCTACCACCAGGATTATTTTCTGGCCTGGATGGCGGCGGCGCGCAGCAACCCGAACCGGTGGTTCTATGCCTACACCAAAAGCCTTCCGATCTGGATCGCCCACCGCAAGAAGGTACCGAAGAACTTCGTGCTGACTGCTTCATGGGGAGGAAAGTGGGACAGCCTGATCGAACCGAACAAGCTGCGCAGCGCCCGGATAGTCTTCCACCCGGATGAGGCCGAGCGGCTCGGGCTGGAGATTGACCACGACGACAGTCACGCGAGGGCGGACGACGGACATGACTTCGCGTTACTTCTTCACGGCGCGCAGAAAGCTGGCTCGACAGGCTCGGACGCGATCAAACGGCTCAAGCGGGAGAACGTCCAGTTCTCCTACAACAAGAACAAATCCATTACACTCAAACGATGAACCCACTCACTATTCCACCCGCACACCGCGACCTGATCGCGCGCCTCTTCAAGGGCGGCGATCAGATCATCATGGGGATCACCACAGACGCACTCTCGATGCTGCACGCCGCCGTAGGCATCGCCACCGAGGCGGCGGAACTTGAAATGGCAGTGATCGGAATCAGAATGTCCGACCTCAAGTGGTTTGGCTTGCATCCGAAGTTGGATGTCGAAAATATCATCGAGGAGCTGGGCGACCATCTGTTCTACGAGGGCGCGTTGCGAATCGTCACGGGTCTTGTGCAGCTAGACGAGGCCGAGTTGTCAATGCCGGCGTCGTGGGCGATGCCGTGGAGTCCTTCATACTGCCCGTATCCGAGTGAAGCTCTCTGCAACCTCATCAGCATGCACTCCGTATTGGCGGGTCACATCCTGGACGTCATCAAGAAGCACGTGTTCTATCGCAAAGATTTGGACCGGGACAAACTCAGGGATCTGCTGCTGCAGGATTGCTGGGTCGTGCGTGAGATGGCGGGGCTGCTGGAAATCGACGAAGACCGCTTGCGCGAACTCAACATCGTGAAGCTTGAGCGAGGACCGAACGCCCGCTACAAGACTGGGACGTATTCCGACGCCGCAGCGCAGGCGCGCGCCGACAAAAAGGAGGGCGAGTAAATGGACCTGAACGTATTCCTGAAACAGACGGCGGAAGACCCGTTCGCCGAGGCGCCGAATCGTCGCAAACGCGTCGAGCGCGCCGAACTCGCAGCCCGGTTGAAATACTACGAGAAGAACACTCCGGGGTTCGAGGGCACGGAAGAACATCTGGATGCTCTCGTGTCCATCTTCACCGAGCACCGGCACGTTCTGATCACCGGAGGTGCTGGCGTCGGCAAGACGACGTTCGTGAAGGCTGTGGTGATGCCTGAGCTGGATTATCGCAACATGCATTGGTCAGTCACAGCTACGACCGGCATCGCCGGCAGCCATCTGGACGGCAAGACCATGCACTCGTTCTTTGGGATTGGCCTGGGGCCGGACTGGCCGCCGTGCTACCCGAAGAAAATGTGCGAGTTCCTGGCGGACGTGCGGCCAGGCGCCGATGTGCCGCGGGCGGCGGACATGAGCAAGGAGGAGTTGGACGCGTGGTATGAGATGTTCTACGAGCGCTGGATGACTGATCCGAAGATCAAGCCGTTCATGCGCCACGGCGTGCTGGCGCGGCTGCGCGCTCACGAGGTGCTGCTGCTCGACGAAGTCTCCATGCTCTCCGGCGCTGCCATGCTCGGCTACCTGGACTTCATGCTGAAGCGTATCCGCGGCAACGAGCAGCCGTTCGGCGGGCTGCAGATGGTATTCATCGGCGACTTCGCGCAGTTGCCTCCGGTCGAGGAGGGCATGAACGACGATCGTCCCGACTGGGCATTCCTGGCGCGCGCATGGGACGACGCACGTGTAAAGCCGATTGAGCTGACGAAGGTGTTTCGGCAGGGCGACCATCGGTTTGTCGGGTTCCTTAATAACATTCGCGTGGGTATCACGACGCAGGACGACCGGGAATACGCGCGAAGGTTTGTACGCAAGGGCATGACGCTGGAGGAGACGCGGTTCTACACGTTTCTGGTGCCGACCAACAAACAGGCGAAAGCGATCAACGCGCAGGCGCTGGAACACTATCCGGCCCCCACGCAACCACTCGACGCAGAGTTCTGCATCGTGCCCGGGGTGCAACAGATGAAGGACTGGGAGACCAAGAACATCGAAGGCGTGAAGGATGAATTGACTAAAGCGTTGCAGCGACGCCTGCTGGACAAGCGGACGTTTGTGCGCGTCGGGTATCCTGTAATGTTCACAGTCAACGACCCCGACGGCAGATTCGTGAATGGCACACGCGGCTTTGTACGCGAGATCAACATCTTTCAGCGCAGCGAAGGGAGTTACGACGCGGACAATGTAGTCATCGGCGTCCCAGGCCGCAAACCGGAGGACGAGGAACGGCTTGTGACGCTATATCGTCACCGCTACACACGGACGCGCGAGCAGGACCCGAAGGAATCAGTTGTTGTCCCGCCTGAATGGTATGCGAACCCCGACAACCCGAAGCTGCCGCCGGAGATTAGCCTGTATCCGACGGCACGGCAGTTCCCGCTCATCCCGGCTACCTCGATCACAATCCACAAATCGCAAGGCCTTTCGATGGACAGCGCGATCCTGGCGCTTTCCCGCACGTTTGCATCCGGACACGTTTACGTGGGACTGTCCCGCTTGCGGTCGCCGGAGGGTTTGATACTCGCCGAGGACGACTTCGTGGCGAAGGTGGACCCGCACGTTATGCGGTATTACCGCAGCATCCGCGAGGGCAATGCTGACGCCGAACCGCCGAACATCGTACCGTGACGCATGATCGATAACGAACTGATCGAAGTCCTGCTCAAGGTGCGCGACGCCACGGACTGCGAACTGGTGACGCTGCCCAGGATGGCGTTCTGGAACAACTCCAGCAAGACGCCTGAGCAGAAGGCGCACATCATCGATCGCGCCCAGACACTGCAGGCCGGCATCAACCGGCCCTTCAAGGACAAGCTGATGCACGCCCGCAAGGTTATCAAGCTGTCCTTGGCCAATCACCCCGATCTCAAGTGGGCCGTCAGCTATTCCGCCGGGCGGGACAGCACGGCGCTGTCACACTTGATGGTCGAGGACATGGGTATCCGGCACATCCCGCACGTCATGAGCAACACGCGCATGGAGTATCCGGAGACGCTGCAGATGTTCAAGAAGTGGAAGGAGTGGCTGGCGGAGCGCGGCGTCGAGTGTCACCAGGTGTTCCCCGACATCCGACCGAAGGACCTGTGGCCGAAGATCGGCGTACCGCTCTGGAGCAAGCTGCTCGCCTACAAGTATCGGAAGTTCGCAGCGTCCAAGAGCGACAAGATACCCGCGCACGTCCCGGAAGATCTGCATGAGCAGTTCCGACGCGCCAAGGAGAAGGGGTTGAAGATCACCGAGAAGTGCTGCGACTACCTCAAGAAGAAGCCGATGAAGAAGTGGGACGAGGAGGTCGGCGTGCACGGTCACTTCACCGGCGTGCGCTGCGCAGAGTCCCGCGCGCGCCGCCTGGCGTGGATCACGTGCGGCGCGCTCTACCAGGCGTCGAAGCTCGGCGGCTTGTGGATTTCCAATCCGCTGGCCTTCTGGACTGACGACGACGTCGCGACCTATCTGAAGACCCGCGGCATCGACGTCATCCGGCCCGACACCCTCAGCGGCGGCTCGGGCTGCGTGACTTGTATGTTCGGAAATAGGTCACGCGCACAGGAAGGAACGCTGAACACCATGCAGGACCTGAAGACCCGGAACCCGAAAATGCACGCAGCGGCGCTTGATGACTGGGGATACCGCGCAGTGCTCGACGAGCTGAGGATACCTTACTAATAACAACAACTGAAAATCATATGAATCAAACATCTGTTCACGCCGCTGTCGAAAGAGCGGCCAATGAAGGACTGCGAATCAACAAGATAGATATGCGTGGGCGGACCAAGCTCGCGGATATTCTAATTAACAATGCATCGAGCGTAGACCCTTCTGCGCTGGGTAACTCTATACGTGCGCTGGCCTTGGCGGTCGGCGGACGCGAAGCAGCGGCGCACGTGCACAAGCACGCTGCTTCGCTGACGATCGAAGTCTTCAGCGCGCCGGTTGTCTCCGGCCAGTAATCACATGAACTCAGACTCCAAATACACAATCCTCGGCTACGACCGGAGCTCGATGAGTTAGGAATCCCCTACGAATAACAACGACTGAAACCATATGAACCTCAATAGCATACAAGAAGCCGCTAACAAAGGCAGTCAGCTTATCATCATCAGCAACGACCGCGAGTTCGTGAAAGTTGCGCAAATCGACATGCACCTGCCGGATGACATCGACGAAGGGAAGATCGTCGCGCTGCTGCACACCGCCGCAGAATTGTTGGGTGTCAAAGATCCGATTTACGTCGCCTGCGGTACCGACTCGACGATGTCATCATTCCGGATCATCCGCCGAAGAGTCCCGACGCCGTGCGCAATCGTATGAACTCAGACTCCAAATACACAATCCTCGGCTACGACCGGATGGCCGTCGAGAAATGCAGAGGCAAGACGCAGCACATTACCGGATGGTCGGCAGACCGGCGCGCGCCGAACTATCTGTCTGCCAAACAGCAGGTGAAGCACGTCCTGAGTGAGCTCTTCCGCGTTGCCGGCGAGATGAGCGAGCGGCTGGTGTATGCCAGCGTGCATCTCGGCGGGGAGGACGGAGAATGCGTCTACGACGAGTGGAATCCTGACTACCGGCTGCCGAGCGAAACAGAGTTCGCCTACAAGGCGGTGCTGAAGCGACTGACGCAGGTCATCGAAAGCACAGGAGGAGTCATCGAGGAAAGCAGCGGGACAATCTCCGGCTGCGTCGGCGATCCGGATTGGATGGACCTGGCGGACGTCTATCTGGCGGCCTGCGACGCGTTGGGCAGAACGCCGCACACGACACCGGCCGATGGGTGCGACGCGCTGAACAGAACAACACCGGAGGACATCGCCGCAAGCAGCAAGGAACCCTGAACTATGGCCCTCGTAATAACTCAATACTGCAACGAGTGCGCGCGGTTCATGCAGCACACCAACGGCAAGTGTGACCACTGCAGCGAGCGGGAGCGCCGCGAAGTGATGGCTGCTTGGATGGCGAAGACCACCGACGAGAAGCTGCTGGACATCCACAGGCGACTGCTGCGGCTCGAAGCCGGGCCGCCTACCTACTGAACCAGATGAGCATGAACCTCGGCGACTACGTGCTGGCAACCAAATACTCCGACCGTGATCCGCAAGACCCATGGCGCGTCGGATTCGTTGCGCGAATCATCACGGACAAACGCGGCGAATCCTACATCATCGGAGAGCAGGACGGAACGTGGAGCGACTTCCGAGAATACAGGCACGCCAAGAGAATCACCGCCGACGAAGGCAAGGCGTGGCTGGAGGCTAACGCGAAACACCAAAAACCATGAGTAACCGACCTACGAATACAAAATCCAGATCAAGAAGAACACCATACACGCAATGCGAGGGAAAACTCTACGTGAAGGCTAAGTATGCGGGGATGCACATTCTCAGTCTCCTGGTTGACGGCATCCCGATCGCGTTGTTCGGGAAATCCGAGACGATGTATCTGCATATCGACGATGCTATTCAGTGGCACGAAAACGAGATCGAGGCCACGCACGGCGCATGGGATCGGAAATCCTTGGACACGCTGCTCGAAGCCAGGCGCCAGTTCCAGGCGAGCCAGCCGGAGATCAAACCAGTATGAGCGACACACCATCCCGCCGCGGGCGGACACTGGAGGAGCTGCAGCCTCCCTACGACGAAGCTGCGAAGTGCCCACGGACACTGACCAAGACTCGGCACATCGACGGCGTGCTCTACGTCGCAGGCCGGGCACTGGTGGACAAGCAGGAGGAATACGACATCATGTTCGTCACGTCCTCCCTTGAGGAGGACGAGGCGGCGACCGCGGCCACCTCGGTGTTCGGCATGCGAATCCCGCAGCCGGCCGAGTATCTGAAAGGGTCCACGGGCATCATCAAGGACGTGGCGCTGCGGGCCGGAATCGACATGGAGCGGTGCTACTACACCGCGTGCTGCAAGTGGCTGCTGCCGCGCGCGCAGCGGTCGAAGCCGGCGAAGAAGATCATGAAGTGGGGGATGCCGATCCTCGAGGACGAGATCGCCCGCGTGAAACCGAAGATCATCGTCTGCCTGGGCAAGCACGTGTTCGACATGCTCAGCCCGCAGAAGATCAGCTTCGATGACGCCCACGGCTGCTGGTTCTGGTCAGAGGATCACCAGGCGCACCTCTACGTGATGTATGCGCCGTCGCTTCTGGTCGGCAAGCCGGAGTATTACGAGATGTTCCGCATCGACTTCAAGGAGGTGGCCCGGCGCAAGGAGATCCTGGACAACGGCGGTAACATCGTCGGCCAGACCTTCACGCATCAGGTGATTCGCAACATGGACGAACTGGAGGACTGGCTCAGCCACCTGGAGACGCTTGTCGAGGAGGACCGCTGGCCGGGACTCAAGGACGAGCACGGCAACCCGCTCGTGTCGGTGGACGCGGAGTGGCACGGCAAGACGCACATCGACGGCAAGCTGCGCACCATCCAGTTCGCCTGGTCGGAAACCGAAGCCGTGGTGATCGAGTTCCGGGACGAGAAGGGTGAGTGGAGCTTCGAGACTGGTGCGCCAGAGCTGATCGGATACGACCCAGGCACGCCGGGAGGTGCTCGCGACGCCGTGTCGCTAATGTTCAGGCTCAGGACAGACCCGTGCGTCATATGCGGAAAAGATCGGTGTGAGCATCTCGGCACCAACCGCAACGGTGATTCATTCGATCCCGACGCGATGAAGGCAACGCTGAAGAAATATATCGGACAGGCGTGCACTCCCGCGCTGCAGCACAAGATTAAGGACGATCTCCTCGTCGCTTGTTTCGACAGGTCCCGCTACGCTGCCGTCGGCAGACCGATCGAGAGCACCTTCACGAAGATCGGCGTCCGCTACATCGGCCACCACTTCCCGGCGGATGCTCCGTGGATGCAGCACTGGCTCGGGATGGAGACCTACGGGAAGCTGGAGATGGACACGGAGTTCGCGCAGCAGGTTTCCGACGAAAGCTCGGACCTCGGGTTGGAGCGCATCGCGATGCAATACACGAGCCTGGGTCGATACGACCAAGAGCTCGTCATGTGGAAGCGCGAGAATAAGGATCTCTGCAAGGGCGGCTACGGCTTCATCCCGAGCGCCATCCTGCATCCCTACGCTGCGGCTGACGTCATCACGCCGTATCGTGCCTACCCGCTGATCAAGCGGCAGCTGGAGGCGCAGCGGCTGTGGGCCTACTACCGCGACATGTTCGGTCCGTTCTCCTCGGACGTGTTCGTCGAGTTCTGCATGACCGGGCTGCCGATGGACATCTCGATGATGGACGACCTGCGTCACCTGTTCACCTTTGCGAAGCTGCGTCTGGACAAGACGTTCAAGCGACGGGTGGCTGCGGAGGCGGAGTCAAAGCTCAAGTCGAAGCTCATTAAGGCGTTCGGTGTCGCGGCGACCAAGCTGTGCCTGCCGGCGATCGTGGCGCGTGACGGCGAGCTGCTGCGCACGCAGGTGAAGCAGATGCTGCTCGACGCCGGCAAGCTCGCAGAGGTGCCGAAGTGGAACAAATGGATCGCCCACTGGGAGGATTCCCCGGCGTTCAACATCCGGTCTCCCGACCAGATGGTGCGCTGGTTGTTCGACTTCGAGGAGCTCGTCCCGATCAAGTCCACCAACCAGAAGGCCAAGGGCCTGCCGTCCATGGCGTGGGAGAAAGTGCTGGAGCTGCCTGAGGACCGCCAGTCGCTTTACAAGCCCGCGGTGGACAAGCAGACGCTCGCGATTCTCTCGGAGCGGCTGCCCGCCATCGACGAGCTTCTGAACCTGAACGCCGTCGGCAACTTGTCGAAGGCGTTCCTGAAGGAGCCGACCATCGAGATCGACGAGGACACCGGGGAGGAAGTCATCGAGGAGAACGGCTTGCACCTGTGGCTGCAGAGCGACGGCTGCATCCATCCGCAGACCTCATCGACGGAGACAGGCCGGCCGCGTACGTTTTTCCCAAACGTCCTCAACTGGCCGAGCTTCGTGAACAAGCGCATCGCGGTGTCCGTGGCGCGATGCGTGAAAGAAACCCACGAGGAAGGCGACCTGCCGGAGAATCTGCTGCGATGGGTCGACAAGGACGCAGACGACTTGCCGTCGATACGGTCGTGCGTGCGGGCTCCGGAAGGCTACATACTGGTCGAGAGCGATTACGTCACGGCCGAGATGGTCGCGCTGGCGATGATCTCCGGGGACAAGGATCTGATGCGCATCCTGTTCGATCCGGATCCAGAGTGGGCGAAGCTGAAGAGCAAGATGCACGGAGCGACTGTGGTGCGCGTGGCGTTCACTGACGCAAAGACCTCCGGCATTCCGGAGAGCGCACAGAACCCGGACTTTCTGATGCGCGCGTGGGCCGATGGTGTGTGTCTCGGCAAGGTCGAAGAGAGCGATCTGCTGCGGGACGAGAGCGGCGCCGTAGTTCACACGCGCTACGACATCCACTGGTCGCTGGTCGAGAGCACCTACGGGCGTTACCGGGAAACTATGAAAGCTAAAATTCATAGAAATGCTGGAAAAGTCATAAATTTCAGCAGCGCATACGGCGCCTCTGAAAATTCCCTGGAGCGACAGATCGAGGCCGTCACCGGCGTCAAGCCGGAGCCTGGCACCGGTGAGCGCGGACTGGAGGCAATCCGTGAGCGTCAACCGCGGGCGACGGAGTTCCTGGAAGAGATGGCCAGGGTGCCGAAGGAGCGCGGGATGTATCGGGCGGCGTCCGGGCGCATCCGTCATTGCCTCACGCACTCGGCCGGCAGCGGCGTAGGCTGGCGCACGCGCAACTCGATCGACAGCGCCCTGGGACGTGAATTAAAGAACTTTCCGATGCAAGAATCCGTCGGAAGCACCTCGGCGCGAGCGTGCAACTGGCTGCTGAAGGCCTACCGCCGGCTCGGCATGAGGTCCCGACCGATGATCTGTCTCTACGACTCGGTGGTGACGCTGGCGCCGCTGGAAGAGCGGTTCCTCGCAGCTCGACTGCACACGCTCTGCATGTCGGAGATCAACACCTGGGACTACGATGACGAGCAGGGCAAGCGGACGTTGAAATACTCCATCGACAACGAGTTCAACTACCGCTGGTCCACGCGTCCGAGCAGGGACGAGCAAAAGCAGTTGGACGATCGCACGTGGCACCCGGCGACATCCAAGTGGAGTTTCCTGGAGACGCATCCGCAGTTGCTGACGCTCGCTGGACTGCATCAACCGAAGAACCCATGAACAAGACCTTGATCGAGCTCGGCAACATCATGCTGCGCGAGGCAGGGGCCGAGGCGTGCCAGAGCAGCTACGGCACCACGGACCCATATTTCGTGGGCGTGTATGCCCTCCAGTTCGGCGACATCCGCGGCGACGGCACGCTCCTTGCAAAAGCGCAGCCTGCCGTGTCATAATATATTGCACATGAATGAACTCCTAAAAATGATCATCGGTGCTCTGGGTGCTGCCGCTTGCGCGGTGGCGATCCTGGCAGGCATAGGCTTCTCAGCTGCCGCCGTCGTGGCGGTGCTGAAAGGTCTTGGTAACGGTATCGTCTTGGCGATACCGGCACTCGCCTGCTTGGGAGGCGCGGCTTATGCCGCCTCCCGCATAGGATACGGCAAAGGGTAACACCTGAGCCGCGGGGCATAAGCGTGGAACGACGTTAAGAGGGAAGAGCCGGGGACATGGTCCCCGGCTCTTCATCTTCTTTACCTGGCTGACGAAATTCCGATGGACTGCATCGGCGTGTGCTGCTCGACTGCCGCCATGACTGACCAGCCTGACGATTTCAAGCTCACGCCCGCGATGCTGGAGATGCTGCGAGGCGTCTCGACTCAGTCGGCATCAGATCTGAAGCTGACGCGCTACGAGCCGTGCCTCTGCGGCAAGCTGCTGGACGTGATCGCGTGGGAAGTGAAGTGGCACAGCGGACGGTTCTGCAAGGGCGTGATGATCGCGCCCGGCATCAACTACACGGACCTGCTGTGTGAGGATTGCCGGAAGGAGTTCAAGAACTGGCCGCGCATCGTCTGTCTGGGGTGCCGGTCGCTGATGGGGTTCTACAAGCCTGGCAAGCAGGCAACGGGTTTCGTGTTTGAGAACGGGCGGCACTACCACATCGCGTCCTGCCCGAAGTGCAAGCCGGCATCCTTCAGCACGCCGGTGATCGAGCACGAGCAGTTCTGTCAGCAGCGCCGGATTCAGACGACGACCAATCCGGACTTGCTTCAAGAGATTGAACAAAAAACCTTGCAGGCGGAGAACGAGGCGGCTAAATTGCGCACGGAGTATGAACGCTCCGCTAAAACATGAAAATCAAATCACGCGCAACCGCCACCAGAACCATCGCCAAACGGATCACCGCACCTGAAACGCGGCTCGACCCGAACACAGGGAAGAACATCGTCCTTCTCTCCTACATTGACGGCAGCAGCTACCAGCAGCACAGCCCGACCACGAAAGCACTGTTCCTCTACGCAGCAGGCACCAACGAAGTTGGCGAGGTCCCGGATGGACTGGACAGACTGCAGAACCACCAGTTCATCGTGCACACCAACGACGCCGGCAAGGCAGTCGGGCTCGACATCATCCCGAACCGGCTCTACCGGTCGGGAGTCGTGCCCAAGTCGCAGGACGGCGTCACCACCATGATCGTGCAATACGATCTGGACGGAGCGGTCGCCCGGGTGACCCAGCGTCCGTTCAACGTGCGCTTCGAGCAGTCAGCCGCGATCATCCTCGAGCTGGACAGGCTGTTCGCGTCTGGCAAGCCGGTTGAGACATCGACGCGGCTTGGCAATCTCGGGCGGGTCGTCAACACGACGGAAAACTCAGTCGAGATCAAGCTGAACGCGGCGAGCCGCCGCGAAGCGACGAAGCCGTCCGACAGCAAGATGGACCCCGACGCCATTGATGAGGAAGGCGAAGAGGAAGCGACCGAAGTTCAGAGCGCTTAACTCACCGACACACACACGAGGATCAATCACTGCAAAGGCGGACCATTCGGTCCGCCTTTGCGCACTCAGAAACTACGCAGAAACCAAAATACCTATGCCCAAGAAATTCACACCTGTTGTCGATGCCGATGCCGCTTACGGAGAGGGCGATTGGCGCCCACTGCTGGGCGCTGCGCCGCGCAGCGGAGACGCATTCAAGCTCTACATGATCGGCAAGCAGTCGATCGACGCCAAACTCCGCGGCTTCCTGCTGCCGTCCTACGACTGGACGCTCTCCTTCGACGACAAGGCGTTCGCCGCCTCGGTCGCACCATGCTGGAGCGACACGCCCGACAAGCGTCTGCCGCGGCACTTCACGCCGAACGCGTTTGCGCTGCCGCTGACGTGCTACCCGTTCCTCGGCGAGAAGAAGGAGCACTGGCTCTCACCGTCGAATCGTCGCAACATGATCGGAGGCGAGACCCTCAGCAACGATGATGTCGCGGACGCGTTCGATGACCTCAATCGCTGGATTCGCCGGAACAAGGCGTTCAGCGATTCCAAGAAGGACTTCTACCTGAAGGCCCCGTCCATGAAGGAAGACGCCCTGGTGCCCGGACGCTCGCTGCGTTTCTTCGCGCTGGCGCGCTGCGCGGACAAGGAACACGGCTGGCACAACGCTGTCGTCGCCATCACACAGGCGGCGTATTCCTACTGCATCGAGCAGATGCGATGGGCGCACCGCTCGGATGAAGGGCCGGCGCGCGATCCCAACTGGCCGCACTACCTGCTGGGCGATCCGACCGACCCGGCCGGTGCGCTGGAATGGTACGTTGACAAGGTCAATCTGGACCCGAAGGACCCGTATGACACCAACGTGATCTGCTTCACGGACCAGGCCGAGATCCTCGACGAAAAGCCGAAGATCCACAAGATCAGCGCGGAGGTGCTGGCCAGCCGCTTCCTGCTGCCGGACCCGGCGAACTGGAACATCCCCACCTACGAGGAGCAGGTGGATCACATGATCAAGACCTACGACGCGGCCGTCACGATGGAAATGATTCGCGGCGCCTGCGCGCAGCGCTACAGCGGGGAACTGCCCGCAGACCGTCCTGAGTATGTCCGCCTCACAGCGGGAGCCGCCTCGCGCACGCCGGACGGAGAGTCGCCGGATCGCGCCGAGACTCACGCGCCGCGCGCGAGCCGTACGTCGCGCGAAGCCGCGCCGGACGACGGCGATCCAGTCGCCGCTGTGACCGGCGGAGGCCCTGCTGCTTCGCGTCTCGCTCCGACCAACGCGAAGCCGCCGATGCCAGAACGCACGGCCCCTCCGAAGGAGCGCGCGCCTGCTGACGCACCGATCGCGAAGGCGGGCGACCTCGCCTCGCCGTTCTGGGCGGGCGCGTCAGGCGTTAAACCGGCGAAGAAAACGCTGGCGGAACTCCAGGCGATGACAGACGCCGGACAGATCGAAGGCGTCAAAGTCATGATCAGGCCGAACACGTGGGTCAGCCTGGCGGAGTCCGGGTTGGTCACTCTGCCGGCCGACGAGGAACCGCCCACGGTGCCGGCCGACGAGGAACCGCCCACGGTGCCGGCCGACGAGGAACCGCCCACGGTGCCCGCTGGTTCAGCAGCGGGCGAGGTGACACTGGAGGACATGCATGCGCGTCTGTTTCCTGACGCCGAAAGCTTCAAGCGGCTCCCTGCCGACAAGCAGAAGAAGGCCAAAGTCTTGGTCGAACGCGCGTGGCACGCCACCGACAAAGGCCGCGGCACGGAACTGCCGGATGACGTGGTCTCCGGCTTGATGGAACTGCTCGACTAAACGACACCCACACCAACAGTAACTTGAGCACCGGGGAGGTCGTCCTCCCCGGTGTCTCTGTTCCTTTACCTATTTATGCCCGCTAAAAAACGCACACCCAAGAAGCAGCCCGTTGTGCCGGCTGCAAAACCCGCCCCCAAGAAAGTCGCGCGGAGACCAACCAAAACGCCCGCCGAGCTCCAGATCGAAGACCCGGACAAGTTCCAGCCGCTGCTGCTCAAGCCGCGTGTCGACGCCGGTAATAGGGTGAAGGTCCTCAGTAAGATGACCGAGAACATCCGCAAGAGCATCGACGTCTTGCATGAGCGATCGAAGCAGCGACCCATCCGCCTGTTCACCCCGGCCATGCTGCGCAGAAACATGATTCCATACGGCGAACTGCAGTTCCAGAACATGCTGGGTTCGATCGGTTTCCGCTACCCGTTGGCCATCGAGATCATCGCACAGGAGGGCGTCGGCAGCACGACGTTCGTGTTCGACTGGATCAGCAGGTTGCTGGATATGGGCTGTTACGCCATCTACTGCGAGTGCGAGGGCAAGCAGATGTCCGACAAGCGCATCAAGCGCATCATGGACCGCGACCCGAAGCTGGCGGTCATCAAGGTCAACTCGATCGAATACACTGAAGCCAGGTCGCTGCCGCAGTTCGACGACACGCTCCGGAAGACGGTCGAAGATCTGCGCAAGAGGTGCGACAGCGATCCCGAAACGAAAGGCAATCCGATCTTCTTCTTCGCAGATCCGTGGAGCGGGTTGATGTCGAAGAGCGAGGCCGTAGGCAATACGGACTGGGGTCTGGCCGCCAACGCGAAGAAGGAAGCGCCCAAGGACACGGTGGACGGATCCAACTTCGGACACTCGAAGCATGCGCAGGGAATGGCGCGCTGGTTGCCGGCGTTCATGGAGAAGAACAACACCACGGTGGTGTTCATCAACAAGCAGAACGACAAGGTCGACATGGCCGCCAAGCCCTTGCCGTCCTATATGGCGCCGAGCCCGCTGAAGAACGACACGCGTGTCGGCGGTCGGGCGATGAAGCGCCTGTGCGCCTATCGGATGACCATGATGTCGACGACGGACATTCGCGCGAAGGACGGCAACAAGGAGGTTTACGGGCAAGTCCTGCGTATGATGCTGCTGAAAAACTCCTATGGACCAAGGGGCAGGACATGCGACATGACGCTGTTCTTCGACCGCCATGAGGACACTGAGGATTATCAGGCACCCGCGTTCACCTACGCAGACCGGACCGCTACCTGGATGGTGACCAACAAGTTCCTCGGTACGACTGTCGAGAAGGACCTCTACACCTGCGATGCGCTGGGCTGCGTGGCTGTGAAGCCCGAGGAGCTGATGCGCGCGCTGCATACGCACCCTGAGCACATCGAGTATATCGGCGGTCAGCTGGACATCGAAGGTTACGCGCGGGCGATCAAACATATCATACCCGCCGAGAACGACGCCGCTGATGACGAGGACGAGGATGACGGCGCCGAGCCGGAGGTGGTGCCGTGAAGCGTCACGCACCGTCGCCGGTGAAGGCATCGGACTCGGTCGTCAGCCGCATGCTGGCGAAGCTGCTGGGAGTGCCGGCGTCTGACGCTCTCGACGATGTCAAGACCGCGGCAGTGGACAGCCTGCCGGCCGACTCACCCTTGCGGCTGTTGATCGTCGCCACCCACGGGTTGTATCCGTGGGTGGCGGCCGTCGCGGCGGACATCATGAACGAGGAGTCGACGCCGCTTGCGGAACATCTGCTGTCGACGCCGGGGTCGATGTATGTGGTGAAGGACACGACCGCATCCGGCCCGGAGTCGTTATGGCTGGCTGTCGCCGATCCGTGGGCGGACATGCTGGCGGCGCTGCAACGCATGAGATGTCGAGGTTTATTCCACACATTCAAAGTCGGCGATGACCTCTCCATGATCATCGCCGTGCAACTATCATCATGTCGACTCTGACCAAACCGAAACCCGAAGAATCCGAAACTGAAAGTCCTCCGATCGAAGCGCGGAAAGCCGTAACAACCACCGCCGAAATACAGGCGCTGATGCAGGGAATGAAGAAGATGCCGGCGGTCCTGAACAGCCTGGGGTTCAGCACGCTCCGGGAGGGGCAGGACCGATCGGTGAAGTCCATCATGGCGCAGCGGGACACGATCACGATCCTGCCAACCGGGTCTGGGAAAAGTGCATGCTTCGTTGTGCCGACGCTGTGCATGGGCTGGCGCACCATCGTCATCTACCCGCTGATCGCGCTCATGCGTGACCAGGCCACGTCCATGCAGCGCAAGGGGCTTGCTGCGGCGTCCATCTCCAGCCAGGAGACAGACGGACACAACGCCTCGGTGCTGCGGGACTGGGCGTCAGGCACGCTGCAGTTCATGCTGGTCAGCCCGGAGCGCTTCTCGAATCCGGAGTGGTCGAACGTGGTGTCGCAGTTCCCGCCTGATTTTGTGGCGATGGACGAAGCACATACGTTCCATGACTGGGCGGACACCTTCCGTCCCGGCTACAAGTTCGCCGGGGAGTTCATCCAGAAGGTGCAGCCGAAAGTGGTGGCGGCGTTCTCTGCGACGCTGTCCGAGGAGGCTGAGGCGGAGGTGCGGAGCGGTCTGGGCATCCTCAAGGCCAAGCTGATCTACCACTACCCGCGCCGCACGAATCTGCATCTGGCGTCCCTGTTCCTGGACCGCATGTCGGAGGCCGCACCCTGGGTGGCTGCGAACTGCGAGGGGCCGACCATCGTCTACGCTTCCACGCGTAAGAGGGTGGAGGAATACGCGGCGGCCATCAGCCGCTACACCAACCGCCCGGTCTACTTCTACCACGGCGGAATGCTGCAGCCGGATCGTCGGTTCAACCAGGACAAGTTCATGGCGGACCCCGAGGCAGTCATCGTGGCCACGAACGCGTTCGGCATGGGCGTGGATAAAGGCAATATCAGACACGTGGTGCACTTCGACATCCCGGGCACTCTGGTGGCTTTGGCGCAAGAAGTGGGTCGCGCAGGCAGAGACGGTCTCGACTCCTACTGCACGATCATTCCGACTCCTGAGGGCATTCGCACGCGGAAGCACTTCATCCGCTGCGGCAATCCAACGCCGGAGGACATCAAGGCGTTCTTCAAGGCGGCAAGTCAGATGCGTGAGGGCGCCAACGGGGCGATCACGGCGTCGCGCGATGAGATATGCAAGCGGGCTTCGATCGATCCGTTCGCGACCCAGGCCATCATGTCGTTCTGCCTGGGTGAGCGAATCTTCGCGCACGACGCAGACGCCGCGCGGCAGCATCGCATCCGGTTTGAGGAAGTCATTCCGACCATGACGAAGAAGGAATCGGAAACGCGCGACGCGATCTTCGACGTCGGCGTGGAGAAGGACGGCTGGTGGCAGTTCGACGTGGATGCGCTGGCGGAGCAGTGCGGCGCCGAGCCGGTCACGGTGATGTCGCGCATGCGAAAGATGCACGACAAGAACATCCTGGAATGGGTGCGGTCCACCACGCGCAAGCCGCTGCAGATCTTGCGGCGTCCTGACGAAATTCCGAAGGAGTCGTTCGACCGACTGCACGAGAAGTCTGCGCGCGCGAATGCGGACCTGGAGCTGGTGCTGGACTACACGAACGAGGCGGACGATGCGAAGCATGACTTCCTGGAGAAACACCTGAACCGATAAACACAAACATGAAAGATACCGAAATCGAAACGCTCGCAGGCATCCTCTACGAAGAGCTTTGTCTGCATGTTGGAGGAGTCGCCTACAACGGCGAGCCGCTTCCGAAATGGACAGAGTTCCGCGCAGACCCGCGGAAGCAAAAGCAGAGCGACTCGTGGGTTGCTGTCGCGCGCAGAGCAGCTGAACTGGGAGCCGAACTGGGGACAGAAGGGAGCGTCTGATAACCGATGAGTGCTAAAATTCATACCGTAGGCGATCTGCGTAAAGCGATGGAGAGTTGCGACGACGCCGAATCGTTGAGCCTGACGTTGGATAAGGGATTCCTGTTCAAGTCAGACGTCGTGATCGGGTCCGTTGGTTCATCCGGCGGTGGACGCATCACTGTGCTGTGGCTCGACAAAATGGGTCGTTCCGACAGCGCGACGGCGTCTGAAGTCAAAAAATGGAGCGGCGTCGCCACGTGGGACGAGCTGCCTCCGAAGCTTCAGAACTTCGAGCAGGCATTCACCAGTCGCACCGCCGGCTGTCGCCGTGAGTGCGCGTGCGGTCGGCAGTTCTACGCCCCGGACACCGGCTACGACTGGAACGAGGGAGAGCTCGAAGCGCTGGAAGCGGATCCGGACGCCGTCGCGCGCCAGTGGTCGATCGGCACCGTGATCTTCGGCGGCGTGGAATACGTGATCGACTGCAAGTGCTGGCACGCGCCGGCGATGAAGTGCATCGAGTGGATGGATGAGAACGCGCACCAAGTGGCGGCGTATCTGTCACTCGAGAAGAAGCGAAAACAGGACGAGGCGAACAGGTCCCCGCTCGTGAGAGCGCCCGCGTCCGCAACAATTGGCGAAGATGCGCGAGATCGGATAAATCCGTAGATTGCATCGGGCGCACAAACAGGGTAGAACCACAACGTGCCGAACCCATCCTCCGACATCCCTGAGCCGCCAGAAGGCGTCACGCTTCGCGACCCGGAAGATTCCGACGCCACGCGGGAGGCGATCGATACCTCTGTGATGCAGTCCATGCAGCGCTACGTCAACGGCTACGCCTACGGCGGAGTCCGGCTGGAGCTGAAAGACATGAAGTATGTCGGTCCGGCGAGGTTCACCAAAGCCGAGCAACGCGAGGCGCTGCTGGACGACAAGTCGCTCGTGCGCCGGCTGCGCGGAACGATGCGGCTCGTGGACGACGTGACCAACGAGGTGCTCGACGAGCGCAAGAATGTGACGCTGGCCCGAGTGCCTTACCTGACGGAGCGCGGGACGTTCATCGAGAACGGATCCGAGTATGCCCCAGCCATGCAGTCGCGCCTGCTGCCTGGGGCCTACACGCGACGCCGGGACAATGGCGAACTCGAGACGCATCTGAACGTGCGCCCCGGCACCGGCTCGGCCATGCGGGTGTCGTTCGACCCGCGCACGGCGCAGTATCGTCTCAAGGTGGGATCGTCGGACCTGCACGCCTACTCGGTGTTCAAGGACCTCGGGGTGACGGACGAGGAGCTCGCGCGCCGGTGGGGGCCGGAGATTCTCGAAGCCAACCGGGCGAAGTATTCGAGGCACACGCTGGACCGCGTGTACAACAAGGTGATCCCGAAGTGGGAGCGCGACCCAGCGCGCGCGCCGGAGGACCGCGTGAAGGACATCCGGGCGGCGCTGGACCGCGCCCAGGTGGCGGAGTCGATTCTCAAGCAGAACCTGCCGAACCTTTACAGCCACGAGAAGGCGGCAAGCTGGAGGATGGCGGGGGCCGCGATCGACGCAGCCGACCGCATGACCAAGGCGGCAGCCGTCCCGTTCGATCCTGACTTCACGCCCGAACAGATATGGGGACAGTGGGAATCGTTCGACGTGCCGCTGACCAAGCGCGCGGCGTTCTCCCCGGACTTCACGCCGGACGAACTCAAGGAGTCCTACAACGCGATCTACGGCGGCAAAGGTCCGCGCCTTGCGTCCATGCGCGCGTGGCCGGAGCACTGGCTGGACGACACCGACAAGCAGGGCTGGCTGCAGTGGTATGAGAACTACCACACCGGTCGCCGCGGCGAGACAGACGAGAAGCAGATCGCCAGGTGGAAAAGTTTCAAGGCTCGGACCGGCGCGCAGTTCGAGGCCAAGCCGACACCACGCCGCGCGTTCGCCCTGGTCAACTGGGGCATCGACCCGCTGAAGCTGCTGCCCGCTAAGCAGCGGGAAGACTTCAAGGAGGAGATGGAAGGCTACCGCCGTAAGGAGTATGTCCGCCACTACATGCAGCGGCACGACTTCGACGACTCCGAGCGCGAACGCCTAGCCAAGCTGGCGCGCGGCCGCGGTGCCAAGACCGACGACGCTCCCGGACCTGGGGAGCTGATGACGCTGGCGCTGGAGGGACACATCAAACCGGAGGATCTACAATAAAATGACACAATCACAACGTGGAGGCTATGAGGCGCTGGGAGTTTTCGCTCTGCCTTTCGAGATACGCAAGGCGGCGGACGAAGACATGTGGTTCATGGTAATCTCTCTGCCCGGCGACGGGACTCTGACGCAAGAATTGTCAGACACGTGCGATGCTCAAATCAAGGCGGTGACTGATCTCATGCGCGGAACGCTTGAATACGTCACTACTCATCGCCCTCCTTTGGGCATGAGCGGGATCGAGCACGGGGTGGAGGCAGTCTGGATACGCAGCATGCCGCAACCAACCTGCGCGACGTTATGAAGCTCCTGTCCTACATCCCTGAAGAAACGCTGGACTCAGTCCGCGAGCACGGGCTGCTGTCCGGCGACGTCCTGGCGCAGCCCGAGAACCGGCACCTGCTGGAACTCGCACGCCCCGGCAAGGCGGCCGACGAGTGGCTGGCATTCCGGGAGCAGAAGCTGAAGGACGAGCCGTGGAAGGCGTCGTTCGCCGGCCCGTCCGCATTCTTCGGGCAGCCCGACACGGACCGCATCAAGGGTGACGCGACACACCCGATGAACCAGCGGAAGTCTGTGCCGCTGCAGATCGATCTCGAAGCCCTGCTGCGGGACGCACCGGACACGCGCCTCCACGGCGTCGAGCTGGCCCCAGGGAAGGAACTGTGGGGACATCTGAGCGACGAGGAGTGGGACGCCATGTCGGACGAAGAGAAAGAGCCGATCCTCGCCCAGCGTCATCACGACCTGAAGATCGATGAGATCAAGCAGCTCATCGAGCGCGCGAAGAATCCGAAGGAACTGTGGAAGCACTTCGAGCCCGGGCACGGCCGGTATGCCGGCGATGTGCCGCACGTCCAGATCATCCATCCGACGGGGAAGATCGATCCGAAGTATCTGGAGTTTCCGATGGAAAAGATGGCGAAGACTTTCCGGCTGTCCGGCGACAAGCTGCAGGGCGTGGGGCTGCGGAAGAACTGGCACGCGATCCTCAAGGAGCTGCAAGCTTCGGGCCTGGCCGTGAATGACGCTCACACCGGGGATGTGCATGCCTCGGTGGAGGACAAGCACGCTGATGTCGCACTGGAGAAATTGCGCGCCTACCTCGTCGCGCAGGGGCTGGAACATCCCGAGATCGAGCCAGAGGAGGATGAGCCGCTGCATCGGGTGGAGCTGGTGGATGATGACGTCATGACGTTCAACACCCGGCAGGGCTTCATCAGGAATTTCGACAAGACGCCTGACGATCGTCGGAAGTGGGTGGCGGATCGGTTCAACCTGACCCATCGGGATAACGCGCTGCACGGCAATGTGACGGCGCGCGCTCTTCGGCAATTGATGGGTGAGGTGCCCATTTACGAGGACCAGCTTGCCAATCCGCAGGATTATGGCCCGACTGCGTTTGCGAAGGCGGCATCGACCTACGTCCCGATCGGAGTTCCGAAGCCGATGCCGAAAGCACCGATGAAGTCGCCCATGGCGCATCACCGCTACCTGGCGGACGACGACGAGCACGAGAAGTATGCGCCGGTGGGTATCGACGGCCTGCTGGCTGCCACCGAGAAGCTGCTGGCCGTGAACCGCGGCCTGGCTGAGACGGACGACCGCGACAGCCTGCCGAACGACCGCGTCCACACGGTGGACCGCCTGATGGCCGAGCGTGTCAAGCTCGACCACGGACATACCCTGCGCGCGATGATGGGACGGCTGAGCCGCATACGTACACTGGACCCTGTGGGCCCGGACGCGTTCGGCGGATACACGATGGGCTACCTCAAGTCCAATCCGCTGGTCACAGCGCTGGAGGAGATCAACCCGATGCACATCCTCGAGCAGAAGCGTCGCATCACCAAAATGGGACCCGGCGGCATCGGCGACCCGAATGCCATCACGGACGACATGACGGCAGTCAGCGCCACGCAGTTCGGCTTCGTGGATCCGATCGCGGGGCCGGAATGCATTCCCGCCGATCACGAGGTTTATACACGCCGCGGATGGGTGCGTTGGGATGCGGTCACGGACGACGAGGTTTTTGCCTGTAAAATAGACGGTCGACTCGAGTGGCATCCCGCGGAGCGAATTGTGCGTGAACACTACGAGGGGGATCTCATCGTGGCAGAGCACAAGACATTGCGTATGGCACTGACACCGCAGCACAGGGTGATCCACAAGCGCGACTTCTACACCAGGGATTTCAGCGTAGCGACTGCGGACGAAGTAGAAGGCGCGTCATTATGGATTCCAGCGCGTCACGAGCCGGAAATCGGGGATCCCAGTATGACGCACTTTGAGCTGCCAGAGGTCGAGAAGTTGAGCAAGTATAGCGCGCAGAAGCATTATGGGCCGTTTACCATCGGCGACTGGTGCGAATTCATGGGGTGGTGGCTTTCTGAAGGATCGCTGTTTGACGGCGTAAGAAAAAATGGACACCGCACACAGCGAGTGGCGATCACCCAATGTCCTGTCGCAAATCCAGATAATCGTCGGCGCATTTCTACGCTGTTCAGGCGTATGGGACTGCCGGGAGCTGCGGGGACTGGGACATCGCTCGTCGTCACCGGCCTGCAGTTCGTCGATTATTTTCGACAGTGGGACTGCGGCTGCTTCGACAAACACATCCCGGATGCGCTATTCTCCGCGCCGTTGCTAGCGCGTCAGCGCATGCTTGATGCGTTGATCCGCGGCGACGGAACTGATACCAGCAAGTGTTTCAAATACTGCACTGTCTCTGCGCGACTTGCAGCATCCGTAGAGCGGTTGGCGATGGGATTGGGATACTCGGCCTACACGAAGCAGGTTGGCGAGACAACAGCCGGACGTCCATATTTCAATGTGAGAATCTGGCGCCGCGAAGATCGGAAGATTTCAAAGGCGCACTGGTCCCGACAGCCGCACAGCGGGCTGGTCTACTGCGCCACTGTCCCGGGCGGTCAGTTGCATGTGCGCGGCAAAAAAGGGACTTCTGGCTACTGGACTGGCAATTCTGAAAAAGCCGGCATCGACGTCCGACTGGCGCACGGCGCCCGTGTCGGATCTGACGGTCGAATTTATCAGTTGCTCGTCAACCGGCGCACGGGTAAGAAGGAGTGGGTCAGCCCCAGCAACCTGCGGGGGAAGACCCTCAAACTACCCGACTAATTCCATGAGCCAATCCCAACCCACACAAGAGCAGATCCGCAACGCCCGCCGTCAAGGTTTCGACCACAGCACAGCGATCATTGCGGAGCCCCGCCGCAGCGCGCTGAATGCGAGTTATGTGAAGCAGGACACGCGGCGCGAGCGCAACGTGTCCGGATTCTTCAAGACGGTCATGGGCGCGAAGTAAATGTCAGCGGGACCGGCCGGTGGTGTCATCGGCAGGGCGGAGAACCGTCTGCTGCCAGCGGAGTCGACTCCGCTGCTGATGCAATACCTGTCCTCGTATGCCGACGGCTTCCCGAACCGCTGCGCTGCGGTTGCGAAGCTGCTGAACTGCTCGCAGATTACTGCCAAGCGGCTGCTTTCCAAAAGCAAGCCGTATCGCGGACGGATGCGAACCGGGCGGGCTGCGCGCATCTGCGACGTCGTCGGCCAGCCGCTGAGCAGCGTGGCACCCGCGAGGGTAACGCGCACCTGCGTGGAGGCCATGGTGGGATGGGCGTCGGCGGCAACTTTCTCAGAAGCGATGCAGCTGGCCACCGATTGCGCGCTGTCGATCTGCGTCCTCGCGTTCAACGCGTTCGGGCTGCGCGGATGGTTCACGCTGCGCTACGACGCCGGCTGGCCGACGAGCGTGGACGTCTCCCTGACGCAGCACCCGGAGCTGATACCGCTGGCTGACAAATTCGCACCGCACCGAATCGTCGTGACGATGGAGCGGTGCGCAGATGGACAGCGCCGTATGTTCGTCAGCCGGCACCACAAAATAGACGGCAGAATCGACAAGCAACCCATGACCTACGACCTAGTCGAACGTCACATTACCAGAATCAATGCACTCACAACCCACCATGCCGCCGGACTCGAGCGCGAAGTCCGGATCCAGACCCCCGAACCCAGGTGACGCCACCGACGCGCTGGTGGCGAGAATGCGCAGCGGAGACCTGAGCGAGGTCATCGAAGCGGACGAAATCGAGCAGGCCACAATTCGCATTCCTGCGGTCCCGGCGCCGAAGTATGACATTCCGGACTCGCCCATCGTCGCGGTTCACGAAGCGGGATTACGCATACCACCGGTGCTTGTGCAATTGCTCGGCACCGAGGCAGAGAGTGAGTTGCTGGCCGTGGCCAAATGCCTGAGCGACCGCACCAGGAAGAAACTCACGCTGGTGTTCCACACGCCGATCGGTGACGTCAAATCACCGGTCGCGTGGAGCAGCGCCGAGCCGATGCATCTGCACCGCGTCAAGCACCTGCTGCTGATCATGGTGAGATCTTCGGAGTCAATGTTTGCGCCACACCCGGGATCAGAACTGGAGATCAGCTTTCTGGAGCACCGCGATTCCCCGCGCGTGCGCGTGCTGTGCCTGGCGCCGCCGATGCAGCTTTATCCTGGGGTTGGGATTGACTTGCTCTGCTTTTTGCCTCAGTCTGCCAGCGTGGAAAAACAAGGCGTATTACATGACGGAGTTCCTTCGGTCGTTTCCGGACGACCGAGCGATCGCGTTGACGACGAAACCGGCGAGCCCATTGTGGACGGCGAGAAGAGCGCCAGCGCGCGGTTCCCGGAGGTCGGCAAGTCCGTCGCTAATGTCGCCGGGGTCGCCAGGCTGGACTTCGATCGTCCGCGCGAAAACTGACACGCTTTAACCGATGGCCGTCATCTCCAACTCCTTTCTGAACGGTTCCAAAAAGTTTGGAGATCCATTCCTGCTTCCGTCGACAGATTCATTCCCGAGCGACATCAAGTCCACGTTCGACTTGTGTCTCTATCTCTACCGGACCAACCGTCTGTATGGAGCAGTATGCAACCGGGTAATTTCCTACTTCATCACCGGGATCGAATTCGTCGACGCGGGCGACAAGGACGAACAGAAGAAGCTGGAGCGGCTGCTGTTGGAAACGCTGCGCGTCTTCTCGAAGATGCAGAAGGCCGGCGCAGAGTGGGCCATCTACGGACAGGCGTTCGTCCGCTGCGTCGAGCCGTTCGATCGCTGGCTCATCGACAACCGCGACGGACTCCAGCGCGCCATTTCGTTGGACATATTTCCGGAACATTTGGTGAAGTATCACTGGGCCGATATGGTTTACGAGGTGCCGGACATGGCAGCGGCGGCGAAGCTGCCGAAACAAAAGCGCAAGATGGCCGATCTGCCGACTGTGAGGTTGGAATTCCGCGACAAGCCGTCTGCTGCGCCTGACCGCTTCTCCATCATCTTCCTGGACCCGCGCTACGTGGATCTGGACTCGCCGCACCACGCGGACACGACGGAATACATCTACCGGATTCCTCCGGACATGGAGGCCAGGGTCAAGCACAACAAGCTGCACGAGATCAACAACACGCCGCGCGGTCTGCTGGAGGCGATCTCGAAGAACAAGGACTATCGATTCCGCAAGGGCGAGGTGCATCATTTTCGATCGCCGACGCCGTGCGGAGTCTCCGATTCCGGATGGGCAGTGCCGGAAGTGCTGATGCACTACGATGCGCTCTACCAACTGGCGATTTACCGGAAGGCGGATTTCGCCGTCGCGCAGGAGTTCCTGCATCCGACGAGAGTGCTGAGTCCGAACTTCGGTGGAAACATCGGCGACGCCGTGCTCACCACACTGATGTCGCGCTGGCGCTCGGAGATGCAGAACATGATCGCCGCGCGCCGGAGGGACGCCACATCGATCCACGCGGTGCCGTTCCCGATCGAGATGCAGACCTTCGACGGCGGAGGCAAGGCCATGGTGCTGTATGACGTCGTGGAGGCATACACCGACCAGCTGTTCGACGGGCTTGGATTCCCGCGTGAATTATTCCGTGGCACGTTGAATCCGGAGCAGCTGCCGAATGCCATTCGCATGTTCGAGCGGCAGTATGAGTGGCTCTACGCAGAACTCGACGGGCTGCTCAAATTTATCGCGCGCACGGTGCAGCGAGCCTTCGAATCGAAGGAGATGGAGGTGCGACTCAAGCGTCCGGTCATGGCATACAACGCCGAGTGGATGCAACTGCGTATGCAGCTCGCCGCAAACCGCGAGATTCCCCGAAAGGATGTCTACCCGGACATCGGGGTCACCGACCCGGAGGCCGCGAACATTCGGGCCATCGAGGAGGATCAGGAGATTCAGCGTGGAGCCGAAGAGCTTGCGAAGAATTACGAGAAGGAACGCACGCAGGGTTCCATGGCCGATCTTGCAATGGCAGCGGCCGAGCAGTCCATGCAGCAGGCCGCCCAGGGCGGGGCTGGTGCGGCGGCCGGCGCCCCCGCTGCTCCGTTGGATTACGCCGTCGATACAAATGCCGACCCGACCATGGTGCAGCAGCGCGCGCAGGAGATCGCCCAGCAGTGGATCCAGATGCACACGCAGCAGCCGAATTCGCACCGCAAGGAGATGCAGCGGGCCGAGGCAATCAATCCGACGCTTTATGCCGCGGCGAAAGACGCCATGGAAAAGATGCGCGCGCAGGCTGGTTCGCAAGGGCGTGCCCAAGTCGGGCAAATGCTTGCCGGACAGCAGCAATAATCGTATAGTCTCGATGCGATGTCTCACCAGAAATCCCAATACCCACGAAAACTCCGCGAGGCGGCGGTGCAGGAAGTTGCCGCAGCCGCGTCCAAGAAGTTGACGGAAGGCGAACTGAGTTTCGACCACGATCACGCGGCGACTCCGCGTGGAAGTGCGACAGACGCAGCGGACCGGTTTGACTCGGAGAACTGGGTGGCAAAGTATCCAGGACAGAACTCCCCGCACGTCGGGAACGGAAGCGGAGGACTACGATGACCGAGGAGATCACCAATCCGCTCACGCCGCACGGCGCGGTTCCGAAGTCCATTCCGCACCACCTACAGGGCGAGGTGTGGGATTTTCGGAACGAACCTGACGGTAAAATTTCGTTCCAACATCCGAAGGCTTCCATTGGGCTCTCACCGGACGACTCCCGGGTGTATATGACTCCCGACGAGTACAAGCTGAGTTTCGATCCGGCCTACCGGATGATGCATCTGCAAGAAGCGGCCAACAACGGGTATGCGCCGCTGCAGCGCATTCCGAAAACCCCCGCGCGACAGTGGAACGATTCGATTGCCAGCGGCATCGGCAAAGCGCTCGACTGGGGGGGTTCGTCGCAGGGCAAGGCCGTCGGCACGGCCGGGCTGCTGTCGGCGTTGGCCGGCGGAGTGGGTGGTTATCTGTGGGGACCCAGTAGGCGGGAGGGCGGGAGTCCGATCAAGCGCGCGCTCCTGGCTGCGCTGCTTGCCGGCGGTGTTGGCGCGGCCGGCACTGCATGGGCGCAGAGCAAGCACAACCGCCGCGAGGCGTGGCTTTCAAAGCAGGCAGCGACGGACTGGCTGCCCCTCGTCATTCAACTGTTGAACAGCGATCCGTCGATCAACTCCGGACAGCGCGCGCTGATCTTGCGCGCCCTCGCAAGTGCCAGATCTTCTGATCAGGAGGATCTCTATCGCCTGCTACGCACTGCGACTGGTGCGGGCATCGGCGCCCTCGCGGTGCGCTTTCTGGGTTCCAAAGGCTTGCTACCCATGATCGCGGGTGGTATATTGGGCGGCGCGCTGGGACACGGCTACGACGCCGGTCCGCGCCGCAATATTCTGGGACAAGTTTTAATCACCGACTATCTGTAACATTTATGAATGCAACCGCTGCGGGATTCGCGTTTGGACAAGGACTGGCCGCTTCCACGTTCGGAATCGGACGCAACGAGATGCTGCGTCGGCAGGGCAGACAGCGCGTCATGACCAGCGAAGAAGGTATCCCCTTCGAGCGCCAGTTGTGCAAGCTGGCCGCAGATCTCTTCGAAGGGCTCGGCGACGCGCATTCGCCGGTATGCATTCTCTTCCGCAACCTCGAAAAAACTGCGACGTGGCACGCCTCTTACCGACGCTTCACGGACAGTGTCCGTCGCGCGCTCGCAAACCAGGAGGATCTGCGCAAGGAGGCTGGGGCTGCCTTGCTGCCGGCCGCCGCGGCGTTGCATGACAGCATCGGCGGGAACATCCTCAAGACACTCACAGCCGGCGGTGCGCTCACCGGAACTGCACTGGGTTCGCTCGCGTTTCTGCTGTCACGCAACGCCGAGCAGTCATCGGCGGAGAACGCGATCATTATGGAGAAGGTCAAGGCGTATCGAAAGCTGAAGAACGACATCGAGGAGGACATGGCGAACGAAGTTCAACCCGCCGCAAAAATAACACGCTCGCGCTACAATGTCTGACGCGAAAACAAAACGCTCAACGCCCGCAGAGCAGGAAGCCGCGCTGATGGATAGCGCTGAAGAGACGTTTGAAAAATCCGCCTCCGCGCTTTCGGCGGAGGACCAGGAGAAGTTCGTGAAAGTCGATGCGGATCGGTTTGAAGACCGTCCGCCCGCGGGTCCGGACGACAAGGACGCAACCAAGGATGACGACGAAACGCCGACGCGACCGACCGATACCAGGTGGGGAAGCAAACCGTCCATCCGCGGGCAGATGGCGGAGCAGCCGTCATCCGTGCGACTCGTCAACCCCGAGACCAAAATACTCACACTATCGAAACCGGCGGACCTGGCCGAGTACAACCGCCTGCTGAAAGCATCCGCAGACCCGGAGGCGCCGACGCTGGCGATCTCCGTGCTGGAAAAGCAACCCTACGAAGGCTCCTGGGTCGTGTTCATCACTTACCAAGAAGTCCAATACATGCAGTTCTGACACCATGCCAACCAACCTGATCGAAACTGTAGCAAGAGGAGCCGCCGGTAAACTCACCGGCACGGTCAACTCGCCGGATGTAGCCGCCGCGCAAGACGCGCGCGGAACAAGTCTCGTACGCAACATGGCCGTCGGCGGCATGGCCCTGGGGGCCGGCGCCAGCGCGGTCGTGGCGCTGCTGAACTATCTGAAGTCGCTGCGCGAGGAGAACGAGCTCGCGGACAAATCGCGCCTGAACGACGACACGCTCTACATCTCATCCCCGCACCCGCAGCAGAAGTCGGCGTCAGACGTGAATCGGTGGATCGCGCCCGGGTTGGCTGTCACGGGCGGCATTCTGGGCGCCGGCGGCGCTTACGCGCTGACCCAGGCCGTCTACAATTACCTGCAGAAAAAGCACAAGCAGAAGCTGCTGGACGAAGCGCAGGGCGAGGCGCTTCTCGCCGCGGACCTCGAGGTGTCGAAACGTGCTGCGGCGGCTCCGGCAGTGGATGCCAAGATGAATCTGTATGACCTGATCTCGGCGACGCCTGTGGCGCTGCCGCTGCTGGCCGCGCTCGCGGCCGGCGGGGTCACTTTCGCAACGCTGCGCAAAGCCTTTCCGGCGGTCCAGACACCGAAGTCCAGATACCCGAAGCGCGTGCGCCAGGTGGCTGCTGACGGTCACCTGAGCGAACCGGCAGTCGGCGAGGAAGAGCAGCTGAAGTCGGCCGCGACGTTGTGGGCGGAGGCGGACTGTGAAGCTGCGGCCCAGGAATTCCTGATGCTGGCTGTGGATCAGATGGCCCACGAAAAATCGGCGTCGGTGTGTGTCACCTCGGACTTGCTGCACAAGGCAGCCCGGGATGGTATCGCCGGGATGGTGCAGACCCAGCGCGACGGCGGAATGGAAGCGTTGGTGGAGTTCGCCCGCGGCGCATCGGATGAGCCGCTGCCGCTACCAGAGCGCGCGCTTGCGGCGGTCGCGATCTGCAAGTCCGCCAGGCTCCGGCCCGTTGTCGCAGCGCTGGCCGCTGCGGAGTTCGCCGATCTCGTGCCGAGTCTGTACGACGAGGTCCTGTCGCACGGCGAAGAGCAGATCGAAAAATTCGCCGGAATTGCCACCCTGCTGCAGCTGACTTATTTCCGCCCGCAGATTCTGGAAAAGACCGCGGCGGACACGCGGCTCGCGGCAGAGCTCGAACAGATGATGGCAGCAGACCCGGCAATCAGCGACGCCATGCAGGAGGAACTCACGTCCGACTCTGCAGGCGGCATGAGCGAGGATGCCGAGGGCGGCGACATGATGCAGGAGCAGGGCGAACGGTTGCAGCCGAACAACCCGGACCCTGTCGATCGGTTCATGGCGAGGAAGCAGGAGCAGTCTCCGATTCTCGAGCCGGCGGTTGCGTCGGACGCCGTGGCCAGCGCGCCGGACAAAATGTAGAATTTCTTTGCGGTTCATCTGCCCGGTCATCGCCCAGTGCGGTGACCGGGCTTTTTGCGTACATCAACAACCATCACATCATGAACGACATCACACAAATCAAAGCCGCGCTACTGAGCGCAGCGCCAGGCACCACGATCGAGATCCTCAACTACCGCGATTCCGAAGGCGTCGCAAAAGACATCCAGGTGGAGCTTCTGTCCTTGGAAGCATACGCCGCGATGCAAGCCGAAGATCTGAAGCGGCTGCGGGAAGGGAAAGTGAGCGTGCAGGACTGGCCGGCGTCCGATCGCGGCGACCTGCAGACGGTCGATCTGATCGCGGCACGAGCGCAGCTGATCGAGTCTCGCGAGAAGTCCACGCAGACGCGCGAAGAGGGCAGCGGCGGCTCCAGGGGCGCAGAGTATCACATGCTGACGCCGAACCTCGCCACGCTGCCGACGTCAGACACCGCACTCTACCTGATGCGGTTGAAATCCCTGCAAGAGCCAGGCATGCCGAAGCCGGCCAAGGGCAGTGTTCCACGGGCGAAACAGGAACTGACGCGATGGCTGAATCTGCCGACCCGATACTACATCCACACGCTGAAATTGGAGTCTGGAAAGTTCGAGACTCTGCGCATCACGCGCGAGGTGGTTTTGCCGCCAGCATTATAGGACCCAGAAGAAAGGTATCATGCAAACGGCTAAATGATACTCGAGCGGGAAGTTCAAAAGAGGCAAAATGATACTCGAAGTGAAATCTGTAAGACGCGGCAGCTCAACGCGTTCGGGGGCGCCGCGCACGAGACCAGGGTATCACGGATTGTCAAATACACTGCACCGACCCATGATACCCGGCGCGAAACGTATTTTGCTTAGAGAGAAACGGGTTGACGGAATCCGGGCGGCGACGCATTACTGGGGTATGGAAAACACAGCCAGACACGCGCAGATTTTCAAGAATGTGCAGTTGCGGGATCATCTCGGGCGTCCCGTGGATAATCCGAAGCACGGCGCGGTGCTGTCCGCCAAGCAGATGCGGACCTACTACATCCAGGGGATGGCTCGCGTCGGCAAGTTCGACGATCGCGGACAGTCCGGAGATCCGATCCGCGAGTCGCTTGTGCGCGCGCAGGTGCCTTACATCGTGACACTGCTGGTCTACCACAGCAAGTTCGATATCGCGCCGACGCATCGTGAGTATTTCGTCTACGCGCCCATGGAGGTGCAGAAAGCCGCGGAACTGGCCCTGCGCTTGTGGCAACGATGGGAGCGCCCACCGCGTCCTGAGTTCGTGTTCGAGGACCTGCGGGAGGTTTATCCGAAGGTGGACGACGGCGTGGTAGCGGAGCCGATCTCCGACTCGACGTTCGACGCGCACTGGAGGGACGTGCGCAAGCGGAAGAACAGGTGCGCAGGCGACCCGGAGTATCCTTTCGCCTTTACCTGCATGGACCAGGATGTCATGCTCCAGAAAGTGACCGACTTCCAAGATGGTCTCAACGTCAAAATCCGATAACCAACCCGACACCATGAACGAATCCGCTACGCCTCACACCATCGAATCACTTGCCGAACTGCCCCGCAAAACGGATGTGATTGCCATCGCGGAATCCATGGGACTCGATACGGAAGGCACGCGAGCCGAGATTTCCAGGCGGATCGTGGACTGCTTGGATGCGCATATCGACATCGCCATTCCGACTCAGCCAACCGCCGCGAGCGACCTGTCCGTTGTCGTTACCCCATCCGCGGTGACTGACGCTGATCTCGCCGCGGTGACGAGCGCCACCGTTGAGCATCTACGATCGGAAGTTCCGGAAGTTCCGGCAGTCCCGGCGCTGCGGTTGTCCACGCCGGCTCGTGCGTCGCTGTTCAAGAGCATCGGCTCGCTGATGGGGACCGAAGAGGCGAAGGCGGAAATCGAAGGCGTCATCCACGCCATCGAAAGCGGCAAGCAGGTCTGTATCGTCGCCGGGAAAGGGAACCGACGCTACGACGTGCAGGTGTTCGATGTGCCGTTCGACGCAGCCGACTGCTCCGCCGACATTCCGCCAGGACGCGACGGGGTGTCTGTCAACCTCACGCGCCGGCTGGCGGTGCAGGTGCTCTACCCACGTGGCTGATGCTCCGACACCGGACGCCGTAAGCAAACCGCTGGACTCAGTGGTCGTGTATGGGATACGCGACACGAAGCGGGCCATCAGCTTGATTTACAGCCTGGCCGAGATCCCATGCTACCCGTCGGTGATCTACCGCATCGACCGTTACGGAAAACTGATAGGAGCGCTGGATCAGCTGCGACTACCCGGACAGCCGGCCCGCATTTATTTCATCCGGGTGCTCAAATGGAATCTCAAAGGACTGCCGGTAATCGGCTGGACGTTGCGTCCGCGGGACATCAACGGTCGCCTGGAGGGTAAGGCACGGCGGATTCTGGGGTTGTATAGCTCGAAGCTGCGCGGAAAACCGCCGATGACGGTGCAGGTGAGTGTTCAGGAGCACGCGGCGCTCCATGCAAAAATGACGCGGATTGCGTCATAATACATTGCTAGCGGCAATTCATGCCGTTCGCATAACGAACACCAACCAACCAACAAAAACAACAAACACCAACAAACATGCACATCAGCAAACTCCCATTCAGCCCTCTCGAGGACATGCAAGGATTAGTAACCGAACTCTGCGGGCTGCGCGCCACGCCCGAAGAGTTCGAAGCGGCCAAAGAGCCGGCACAGGCGAACCCAAACAGAATAACCACCAGACCAGGGCGACGCTTCCGCCGCGGATTCGTGCGGCGCATGTGCGGATTTGCCCTCGCTGCCTACGACGGCGTCGGTAAAATCCTGTATTTTGGGGGCGCCGCATTCCGGCGCAAGGAGGCGGAGAACACGGACGCGGTGATACTCATCACCCCGGAAATGATCCTCGCCGGGATGCAGGCAGGCAAGCAGCCGGAGCCTGAACTGATCACGCTGACTGGAGACGCCGCCCGCGGTGATTACACCGTGAACATGACGGAGATACCGTGGCTGTCGGCAAGACTCGGACATCTGATGCCCACCGCAGCCGGGTGGGGCATATTGCGCGTCGCGCCGGGATCGGACAAGCACTTCATCGGACACCTCCCCAATGGAACTAATTCCGAGATCTATGTCGATCCGCGCAGTTGGCAGGACATGCGGGATGCCGGAGCCGTCCCAGGCAGCGGCAGTAACGATCTCCTGGCGCGTCTTGCGCCGGAGGCGGAAGCCTACGCCGAGACCCTCGTCTCGGCGTGGGACGTCACGATTGTCATGTGCCACATGTTCGGCGGCTTCAGCAAGCTCCCCAAGTTTGGCAAGCTCGGGAGCTGCAACATACTGAAGCAGCAAAACGACAGTGAAACAAAGCAGCGCAACGCGAAGAAGGCGAGCATCGCGGCGGCTCGGGCTGCGCGCTACGCCGGAGGATCAAGCGACCCGGATCTGTTCGCGGACTACTGCAGCAGCGGCAGCGTATCTGCGGCGTTCGATGTCGCGCACAAGCGGCTGGAACTGACGCCTGCGCAAATTGCCGCAATGAACCAGGACGGCGCGGCGTAAGCCGCGCGCAACCACTACAAGGAAAAATCGTCGCAGCCGCCGCCACCCTCACCGGTGGCGGCGGCTGCTTCCTCTTTACCTGCGACGGAAAGTGCGGTAGCATTCCGCATGATCAAAGTTGCCGCGGCCTCCGAGCTGCCCATCGTCGAAGGCATCATGAGTCGAATCCTGCACGAGGATCCGTCCTACTGGCCGCACGGACTGAAGACCAATCAGTTCAACGGCGGGCTGTATCTCGTGAAAGAATCTGCCACCGCGGACCCGGTGGGTTTTGTCGGCTGGCAGAAGTTCGACGAGGGCGAAAAAAAAGTCGGATACTACGCGGTCGGCATTCTGCCGGCATACCGCGAGCGCGGCTTCGCGAAGTCGGCCGTCGCACAGGTCATCCGGGAAGTCCGCGATCATTGCGATGACGTGAAGGCCATGATCATGCGGCACAACTCGCCGTCCAGGGCCCTGGCGCGCAGTCTGAACATCGAGGTCGTCGAGAAGTGTGCGAACGCCAAAATCCAGGCGCTGGGCAGCGTTCTCGGAGCACTCGGCACGACCGCGTTCTTCGACCAGGCGGCCGACACGAAGCGTCCGATCGGCAGCACCTTCCAACCGTGGAAGTGGGACAAGGAGCGCACGCTGATGGGCGGGCTGAACGCCCTGCTCGGGGCCGTCGGCGGACATCAGATCGCTAGCAAGAACGTCCTCACCGGGCTCGGTGCTATCGCGCTCGCGCCGACCAAAGATCTCGCGATGAAAGGAGTCGGCACTCTCTACAACGTCGACAACGCGGCGACCGAGGCGGCGAAATCCTTTGCACACGACCGCGCGAAACCGCCAGCCGAGAACCCGATCAAATCCATCCCGAAGGAAGTCTGGTTGGGGGCCGGCGGGCTCGGCCTGGGCGCGTTGGGCATTCTGCTCTACAAGGCGAAACAGAAAAGCGACCTGGAGCAGAAGCGCCTTGCACTGGAGGCAGCAGGAACCGCCAGCGTCACGCTGCCGACCGCTCATCCCGGCGACATCGAGACGCAGATCAAGCTGCCCATCGGTGACCTGCAACTTTCGAACCGGCTCATCCAGAACCTGGGGCGCGATACACGCCGCCGCCTGCGTACGGAAACTCGCGCGCGCACGAAGCATCGCAACGAGAAGCAGCCGCAGCCTGTGGAGAAGTCCGCTGCGTCGCTGGTGGGTCTCGTCGCCGAACTCACCAAGTATGCGCTAGGACCAGCGCCTGCGCCGGCTGGCGCCGTCCCAGTGCCGCCGCAGCTCGGACAGAACCCGGCGCTGCGGATGCAGAATCAGCAGCAGGCGACTGCCAACTCCATCACGCCACCGCCTGCCGCAAACCCTGCGGTGATGCAGGCCGAACAAAAAGCCATGCAGGCCGAGCAGGCCGCTGCACAGCAGCAGGGCCAGACGGAGCAGGCAGCCATGCAGGCGCAGATGGAGCAGGAGCAGCGCTTTCAGCAGGAGCTGGGCAAGCAGCAGCAGGAAAAAGAAGTGCTGAAACTGCAGCTCGAGACGGCAAAGGCCACGGCTGCACTGCAGAAGGAGCAGGCAAAGGCCACGTCCGCAGTGCAGAAGGAGCAGGCGAAAATGACGGCCGCGATGGGCAAGGCCCAGGCGGACGGCGCGGCGTCCGCGAGCGCCAGCGAGAACACGATCGCCGGACGGCTGATCGGCAACCGCATCGATCGGCTGCAGAAGCGTGTCGGTCAAATCAAGACGGCCGCGCCTGGGCGCCTGCAGGTCAACGGGCAGAGCTACACCACCGGCATGCCGCCTGAGCCGCCCGAAGTCGCAAGTCCGCCGCCGCCAATGACAGGACCGCCCGCGCCTGGGCGTCTGCAGGTCAACGGCAACGATAGTTACATCACTGGCACCGCCGGTGTGCCCGGCTCGATCGACCCGGAGACCGGACGGACCGCGCCGAAGCCTTTCCGGCATCTCGCGCCCGAATCAGGGCAGATGCTCAACAATCACGCCGGCGCCAACGCGCTGTTTCCGCGGCTTGGACTCTATCGCGCATCCTACGGAGCGCTTGGAGACACGATGTTCGATTGGATGCTGAAGAAGCGTCTCACTACGCCTCAGCCACCGCGCTACATGCGCGAGTCCGACATGGTAAACTCACCCGATCGGATGGGGATCATCAGTCAGATCTACGGCAACCAGATCACAACCGATCCGCGACTCGCCGCGGCTCAGTCCTAGCGCATGCACGTCGTACGCAACAACCGCCTCGAAGAGGTGCCGGATGACGATCCGGATGTCGATTACGAGCTGTCCTCGCCCTCGCAGCAGTTTGGGTCGCACACCAACATGATTCCGCTGGCCGGCGCAGTGCAAGCGCCGCGGCTGTTCTACGGCGCGCGGTTCGCGAACCAGGCGCTGGCGATCGACAAGGGCGAAGCTCCGCTGATCCAGAACTTGGACACGTCCGACCCCGAAGGGCGCAGCTTTGACGAAATCGTCGGCGAGAACATGGGCGCCGTCCGCGCCAAGCGCGCCGGGCGCGTCATCAGCGTCACGCCGGATTACATCCGCGTCTCCTACGATGACGGCGAGACGGCGGACGTCGACCTATACAACGAGCAGTATTTCAATCAGAAATCGGGAATTTCCTCTCGTGCACTGCTCAAGAAAGGTGACACCTTCAAACCCGGGCAGATGATGGCAGCATCGTCCTACACGGACGACAACGGCGTGCAAAACATGGGGCTGAACGCCCGCATCGCTCTGGTGCCATTCAAGGGCTTCGGAATGGACGACGCCATGCCTGTCAGCGAGTCGTTCGCCAAGCGCCTGTCCGCCGTCCAATACAAGGTGATGCACCAGGACCGCTCGGACAATCTGAAGACAGGTCTCAGCCACTACCGCGCCCTCTTCCCGAACCGCTTCACCAAGGAGAAGCTGGAAAATTTTGACGAACACGGGCTGGTGCGACCTGGCACCGTGCTGGAGCCTGGTGACCCCGTCATGCTCGCGACGATGCCTCGCACGCTGTCGTCAGACGGCGCAAACATCGGGCGCCTCAGCAAGGCGCTGAGGCAGCAGCGCCGCGACGCCGCTCAGGTGTGGCACGGACAGCAGCCGGCCCAGGTCATCGCCGCGCGCGCGACCAAGAACGGCTACAAGGTAGTCCTGAAATTTCTAAAGCCGACGGAAGTCGGAGACAAGATCGTGCTGCGGCAGGGCGCCAAGGCGACCGTCTCGAAGATCATTCCCGACGACCAGATGCCGCGGACGGAGGACGGACAGCCGCTGGATGCGCTGCTCAATCCGCTGTCCCTAGTCTCCCGGGCGAACCCGGCGTCACAGCACGAACTGCGGCTCGGCAAGGTTGCCAAGAAGCTGGGGCGCGCGCTGAAGCTGCCCAGCTACCTGCCGAAAGGGCAGAACTGGAACGACTACATTGACCAGCTGGAACGCGAGAACGGCGTGCAGTCACAGGAGATGGTCTACGATCCGGAGGAAGGCCGGATGCTGGACGCGCCGGTGACGGTGGGTTACGGCTTCGTGCACAAGCTGCACCATACAAGTGAAGGGAAGGTAAGTGCCCGTGGCACAGGCAGTTATGACCAAAATCAGCAGCCGACGCGCGGCGGCGGCGAATTCGCGCAGGCCAAGCGCTTCTCGGGTCTCGAGAATTTTGCAACACTGTCCAGCGGGGCCTACTCGCTGATGCGGGAGAATGCCACAATCCGCGGGCAGAAGAATCACGACTTCTGGATGGCACTGCGCACGGACAAGACGCTGCCAAAGATCGGCGAGCCGTTTGTCTGGCACAAGTTCCGCGCGCTGCTGGCGGGCGCCGGCATCAACACGCGCAACTCCGGCAAGGGCAAGTATCGCCTCGCGCCATTCACGGACGGCGACCTGGACGAGCGCGATCCGATCGACGTCGAAAACGGCGAGATGGTGAATCTTCGCGACCTGACACCGATCCCCGGTGGCCTTTTCGACAACCGGCTGCTGAATGGGGAGCGGTGGGGCCGCATTCGTCTGCCGCGGCCCATCCTCAATCCAGCGATGGAGGACGCCGCACGCACGATGCTGGGACTGACGAAGCAGCAGCTCGAGGACGTCCTCGCTGGGCGTGTGCCGCTGGCGGACGTCATGCAGAAATAGATCGGCGGAACTCAAACACACGCTCGAACATCGGGCGCAACCAAAAAAGAAAAGATGAACGAAGACACAAAAACTTGCCTCACGATAATCGTTGCAATCGCAATCGTGATGGCGGCCGCGCTCGGCGGGTGCCACGAGGTTTACAGCATCGAACTCGAACGCGAGGCGATCAAGGCAGGTCTCGTCCAAAAGCAGGGCGTCGGCACGACCATGCCATACTGGACGAAGCCGTAGCGCCGACGGCGGAATCCTGCGCCGACCGGCACGAAGAAATAGCTTGAGCTGCGAGACCGGCTGGCGTAGGATTCCGCCATGACTAATCTCGCGCTTCTCCAAATCACCGGGGCTGTTGTTCGTTCCGGATTCTCCACCATGGAAAAATCTGCCTCGGCCTCGCCGCAGCAGCAAGAGCTCCTCGCCGCCGGCTGGCCGCGCGAAGACGAGCAGCTGACGAAGGTTGCGACCCTCGCTCGCATGCTCGGCACCGGTCTGATGATCGAGGAAGCCGAAGCGAGCATCGCTCAGGCCGTCTAGTCGGACCACAACTCACCCTCTTTCAGAAGGCGTCCACGTGTACACGTGGACGCCTTTTGCTGTACCCATGCTAACCATAAAACTGATCAACACGCGCGATAACATTCTCAACGAGGATCTCACAGGCATCCAGTCGGACCCAGCGGCAATACGCGCTTACCGCCCGGACCTGATGCGGCTCGCCCGTGAGAAGTCCGCATGCGGCATCGCCGCGAACCAGGTCGGCCTGCGGGAGAATTTCTTCTTCCTCGCGGCGAGTGCCAGGGTCACGTCCGCTGGTAACGTCAATTCGAGCGTCGCGCATCTGTGCGTCAACCCGAGTTGGCGCCCCGGGCCCAAGTCGGTCAAGGTCACCGACGTCGAAGGCTGCTTGTCCCTACCCGGACGGCAGTTCAACGTCGAACGCGAATACGTCATCCTGGCGTCCTGGACCAACGAGCAGGGGCACAAGATCACGGACAAGAAGCTGACAGGTCTGCCGGCCCGTGTGTTTCAGCACGAGCACGATCATCTGCGGGGCATCACTCTATTACAGTCCGGCAAGCCGGTTTAACACCAACGCCATCATGAAAATCAAACCAACCATCACCGAACCCATCATAAGGCAGAGCCTCGAAGATCAGCGCGCACTGACCGGCGACGCGCTCAAGCTCGGAAAACACGAGCTGGAGAAAACCTTCAAAGCTCGCATCAAGGAATCCAAACTGGAGGTCGCAGCAGCGTGGGACTCCACCCTACCGTTGCGCGACGCCTACAACAAGGCAGTGGTCGAATGTGTCAAGCCCGTCGCAGGCGCGCTGATCAGCGACTTGCGTCACTCGTTCCAAGTCATGAACCGCCTGTTTCCGACCACTGATGAAAAGGAGACGGACGACGAACACGAAGTCGAGTATTCTTCGGTCACCGTGACGCTCGGCCTCCGTCACGATTTCTTCGTGTGCAGCCCGAAAGCGAACGAAGCACTGGGACGCCAGATGGGGATCATTGAGATCGACGGAGGCCGCTGCCATCTCGGCGGCAGCGGCGGTCGCGAGTTGGCACTCAACATCACGCTACTCGACTACGACGAGCCGCTGGACGACCCGGATCTCAGTTACGACCTCGAGATTGGAGTTGAGATCGTGATCAGCAAAGGCGACGCTGAGAACGAAGATTCGCTGGAGTTCACCCGCACACTGACCGTCACGTGCACGAGCGAGTTGCAGGACGCGCGGATGACTTTCGTTGAGCCGATGAAGCAGATGCTCGCAGCCGAGCAGAAGCTCGCAAAAGCGGAGCATGACCTCGAGGAGCTGCCGCAGATGATCAAGGAACTCGACATGTCCGCTACCGCCATGCGTCTGCAGGCGGCCGGCGGTGAGCCGCTCCTGGAGCAAATCCTGCTCGGCGTGAAGCGGATCGCGGCCGGAGAGACTGATCTGTCCGGGCTGCGCCTGGCGCTGGATGAGGACGGTCCGACCGAGTAGCTAAACTGAAAATCAAATTCGACCATGAAAATTATACCTGAAAACGAAGACGACATCGTCGCCATTCTCGCGCACGAATTCCCCAGCTTCGGCGGAGGAACCGTCCGTAGTGCGAACAATCCGATAGTACACGCGCTGCAGGACAATCCGCCAATGTTCGCGGCCGGCGTTGATATCGCCACGGTGGTGAAGAGGACGCGTGAGTTGAGCGCCGTAATAACACGACCATGATGAACGCACTCAGAGCCTTCAACGGCTACACGATCCCCTACTCGCGCTGGCCGATCAGCGTGAGCAGCTACGACGAAGGAAAAGGGAAAAAGCGGATATTCTGGATCGGACGCGGCTCGTTCAGCTACAAGCTCACAGGGAAGCAGGCGTGGACGAAGCTGGAGGTCCCGGAGCCGCCGAAAGAACCGGACAATCGCTTCTGCGAGTTGAAAGCGTGGGACGCTTGGTATGCTGAGTGGATGGCCTACGCGAAAGAATACGGCCTGCCGCTGGCGGCGTGCGGGCTGATGTGCTGCGACTACTCGCTACAGCAGGTAGCGCTGACGTATTACACGCAGCACGATCGGTATCCACCGGACGAGCTGACGGTCGGGCTGAAGCACGTGCTCGGCGTCGATCCACTCAGCTGCGGCGAAGCGTTGTCCTACATGATGGGCGGCCCGTGGAGTCTGGACATGATGGGCCTGCTGAAGTCCCTGATGCGCCAGCACGGGGTGAACTTCGACAAGTGGACTGCCGAGGTGGATCAGTCTCCCAGGGAATGGCTCGTGGAGAAATACGGCGAGGGCGTCGCGAAGCAGGTGGAAACGCTGCTGAAATGGAAGCCGAGCCAGGCCGCCGAGGCTCGCTACCAGGCGACCGTCCGCGAGCTGCACAAGCTGCGCGACGAGGCTATGGCGACATGCAAGGCGGTGAGGTCATGAGCGACAAACCTTTCGCACTGGACATCAACCTGGACGACGAGGCCGAACTCGATGAGTTTCTGCGGGAGTATGAGCCGTGGCGCGGCGTCTCCCTGGCCCGCCGGCTGGGGTTCCGAGGGTCGCAGTGCAAGCGGGCGGCCAACGGCCTCATGAACTACGCCTGCGACAAGCGCGCGGCTGTGCTATGTCGCCGACGAGGCAGACCGGACACATCGCTGAAATACGAGGACATCTGCGACCGTATCTACCGCGAGGACATTCAACCGCTCATCGAATGCTGGTGACCACGCCATGAGCAGAAACATCCTGATACCTCCCGAAGTGCAACGCCTGCTGAACGCGCAGGCTCCTGTGGTGATCGGCCTTTCCGGCGGAAAGGATTCCACGGCCGTCGCCTGGGCAGTGTCTCAGGCTCTTCTCGACTACGCCGGCCCGAAGCTGCTTCTGCATGCAGATTTGGGATCCACCGAGTGGCTCGACTCTTGGCCTAGCTGCCAGCGCATCGCTGAGCGCACGGGGTGGGAACTGGCATCCTGCACGCGCCCAGCCGGGGGCATGATGGAGCGCTGGGAGTCTAGGTGGGCGTCTTCCAAGCGTCGCTACTGCGCGATGGAGACTGTGACTGTCGTGCTGCCGTGGAGCACGCCGGCCATGCGCTTTTGTCAGTCAGAGCTGAAGGTCGCTCCCATCACCTCCCTGATCAAGCGACGCTTCGGCAAGGTTCCGGTGCTCAACGTCACCGGCGTGCGCGGGGAGGAGAGCGCTGCACGCTCCAAGCAGCCCGTCTGCGCGCCTGTTGCCAAGCTTCCGCCCGGCAGCCTAGCATGGCGCCCTATTCATCACTGGACGGAGGAAGACGTGTGGGCGGAGATTGCCGCGTCAGGCATCAAACCCCATGAGGCATACTCGCTGTTCGGGTCATCCCGCGTGTCGTGTCGGTTCTGCATCCTCGCCAACGAGGCGGACCTGCGCGCCAGCCTGAAGGACCCGGCCGCCGCGGCGATCTACGTCCGGATGTGCGACCTCGAACTGGCGAGCGGCTTCGCGTTCCAGGGCAGCCGCTGGCTCACGTCGCTGGCGCCGGACCTGGTCCCGAATGGGCTCGAACGATTGGGCACCGCGCAGAGTCTGGCAGCACATCGGAACAAAGCGCAGGGCTGGGTGCCCAAGCATCTGCAGTTCACCAAGGGCTGGCCGCACTGCGTGCCGACCGCGGAGGAGAGTAGGAAGCTCGCAGAGATGCGCCGGTCGATCTGCGCGTTCTACGAGTGGGAGAGTCCTTACCTCGACGAGAGCACTGTGCGGCAGCGATACCAAGAACTGTGGGATATCAAACACCAACAACTATACTGACATGGGACTTACCATACACTACGACCTGGCGCTCGAAGCGCCGGCAACAAAAGCAGGGAGCAAGAAAGCGCTCGAAGCAATTACGGCGCTGAGATCGTTCGCGATGGACCTTCCGTTCGAAACCGTCTCCGGCGTGTTCAGCGGAGGCGCCGACGTGGACTACAACAAGGCAGAGACGTATCCGGCACTGCCTGACGACATGGACGCAGAGTCCTTTCGCTGGCGGGCAATTCAGGGCTTGCGCGACTCGGTGGATGTGACCACGCCGCGCGAGAAGGCGTCGGGCTACAGGCGATCGGTCGACATCCACGCGCAGGAGTTCCATGGGTTCAGCACGTGGCCGGGCGAAGGCTGCGAGGCTGCCAACTTCGGTCTGGTGCGGTTTCCCAGATCGAGGATTTTCAACGGAAAGAAGCTGAAGGCGGAAGGTGCGACCTGGCGGTGGAATTCATTCTGCAAGACGCAGTATGCCAACGACCCCCGCTGCGGCGGGCTGAAGCACTTCCTCGAGTGCCATCTGTGCGTCATCGCCATTCTGGACAAGGCCAAGGAACTTGGAATTCTGGCACGCGTCAGCGACGAGTCTGGCTACTGGGATGATCGTGACCTGCAGGCGCTGGTGGGCGAGATAGCCGAGTGGGATCTGATGATCGCAGGCTTCGGCGCCGGGCTGCGTTCTGCCGTGATTGCCGCCGGCGGCGATGCTGCTGACTTGCAGTCTTCCATGGACCATCGACCCGGCGTAGAGCAGCTGGAGGCGAAAGGCTTCGAGAAATACCGGCATCTTCCGGCGCTGCAGATCCTGGAGGAATTTAGCAAACACACATCAACCCAATGCGCTTAACAGCAGGTCAACAATTCAGATCTGACCGCGCGCCGCGACTGCCCAGCAGCACGACGCCGGACCCGTTCTTCGCCGCGAACAAGTGCGCTCGGTGTCCAAACGAACTGATCGCACGCATCATGTCGTGGTTCAACAATGACACCATCTGCCTGGAGTGCTCAGCGAAGGAGGGCGGCATCAAGAAGGCACTGCGCGCCAAGGGCATCGACGGCGCCATGGAAGGATGCGGCTACGTGCCGGACCCGGAGAAGCTATGAGATCGAGTAGATGGCTCACCATCTAATGCACCAATCTGAGGACCACCGAATAACCGCAACAACAACCCCAACAACCAAAAATGAGTGTTAGCAACAATGGTCCCACCGACCAGGAAATCGAAGATGACGAAATTGACCGCGCTATAGAGCGCTCGGAGGAGGCGCTCCGCGGCGAACACGGAGAAGAAGCAAAGCGGGAAGAAGAGGCACGTCTGGTCGCGTATGACGCAGCCAGGCGAAAGCGTGACGAAGAAGAGCTGCGCAAACTTGAGAAGGATCTCGGGTCGCATGCCTTGGCCAAAGCGTGCACGGACTCTTTCGATTACGCGCTGAAGCTGAAATCGGGCGAGGTAATCCGGTTTCAAGAGGCGACGTGGCACGGTAACGGGTGGCTCACGTTGGGCGGCATCATTGACGGCAGCGACGACGACGACCGCAAATTGCGCGAAGTGCCTGGTCTGCCCTATCCCGCCGACCGCGGCGTGGACGTTCGCCTGGAGGAAATCCTCTGGGTCATGGATGCGCCATGCGGTAGCTGATTCTTTCGCCCCAGCGACGGGGCGCTGACACCACGCAGGCCTGGGCCTGCCGCACATCAGGGACATTCGGCCTTTGGGCTATGCACGTCCATCCCGGGCGAGATGCCGGGGACTCACCGTTTGGCGGGGGCACAACCCCAAACCAAACATGAGTAAGAAACAACTGAAACTACCTGCCGGCTGCTCCATCGAGCGCGTCGGCGAAACGAAAAGAGACCGCGCCTTCCAGCTCCGATTCGGAGCGGAACGAGGCGAGGATTATGTGTCGGAGATCTACGTGCCGGAGAAAGGAGAATCCGTCGAGCGAGCCGCATACAACGTGTGCGTCAAGTTCGACTGGTTCAACAAACCGCCATGCACGAAAGGTCGACTGATCCGTAACCTCGCTGAGTTCCTGGAATGGCGCGGCTGCGGCGACAGCCCGTATCAGTGGGCGCGTGCTTTTTACAAGTACACCGACTGCGGGCCCTGGGCTCAGTTCCTGGAGCTGGTGACGCCGGCGCAGGACATCGAGCATCCTTCCAAGGTGGCGGTCGTGCGCTGCGTCCGGAACCGCGCCAGGCTCGTCAACGCCGGCGAGCTGGACCCGAAGTTCGTCCAGTTCCTCGGGCTCGACAAGGACGGGCTGGACCGCAAGGAGCGCACCTGGGCGCACTACTGCGAGCTCGTCCGCGCCTACATGGCGGACGAGGCCAAGCAGAAGCGCACTGGACGCACGCTGGAGCTGGTCCGGAAGACGAGGACCGCGCTTCATCTGCGGCAGCCGGCCAGCACGGAGCATGTAGGCGCCGACTACCGGGAGGTCTACTACGAGGACCTCGGGCGCGGTACCGCCACACTGGACCCGGCGAAATGCTGCGGCATCAAGTTCGGCTCGATCGTCGAAGGCTCGGAGGTCTGCTCCGGCCCGTTCACCCACCTGTTCCCGTTCTGGACGGCCGACTTCGACCGCGACATCGAGCACATGAAGGCGGAGACCGCCTACTACTGGAAACGAGATAATGCCTCCTGGTATCGCGTCCGCACGGACGATGATGAATGGGTGGTCGCCAACGTCTGGGGCGACATCCAGTGGGAGGAGGGTGAGCCGCCCAAGCGCATCAAGGCCCTGGCCGAGAAAGCCATCAGGAACGACTGGCAGCCCGATCCGAAGTTCGATGGCGCCATCATCCAGACGATTCCCAAGATGCCGTCCCAATGGCGGACACCGAAGGAGTCGGACAAGGACTGGAAGGCGATGCCGTTGGGCAACACCGGGGCGGAAATCTACACGGCCGAGGACGACACAACATTCACCAACTCATGAGCAACATCGAAATCATCAGAATATCGTCAGTCGACCTGCCGCACCACCCGGCCTACGTGGCCAGGGATCTGCGGCAGGTGCAGGAAGTGTGCAAACTCATTGGCACCGAGGACACCGTCTGGTCACAGGAGCAGATCGACACCATTGGCAGACGGGCAGCCAAGGGCGAGTTCAACATGTGCACAATCGGCAACCGCACCACCATCTCGTTCAAGTGAACCACATCCACACCATCCTGGCAGCCTTGCGCAGCTACCAGTCGACTGTCGGCAACCATCGTGATGTCGACGACATCGCCACCGACAGCGGCAGACTGCCGCTGCCCACGGAGGACGAAATCGGAGACCTGTGTGAGCGGCTGAACTGCGCGCAGGAGAAACTGCCGGAGATTCCGCCGTTCACGGACACGGAGCTGAACGAGCTGATGGAGATTGCCAGCGTGGCGCTGCGGGATCTGGGCATGCGCGGACGTCTGTCCAACGTGCTGGATCTGCGCGAGGAATATCTCGCCAGGCTGCAGGAGCGCCTGCGGAACTACTTGGACCACGCCGAGCCAGCCACGCCGCGCGCGGCGACCGGACTGATGGAACCGTTCGTGTTTCGCGCGCCGGCCTGGAGCAACTCCGGGGTGTCGCCTACCTCAGCGGAGGAGGCGCTTCAGCGCGCGAGGGATCTGGCATCTTCCTATTACGCACTGGGCGCCCAGTGCGGCATCCATTCCGTGATCGAGTGGTGCGGCGTGATGACGGAGTATGTCAAGATGCTGGGCGAGGCATACAAAGCCGGCGTTGACCCGCGGAAAGTGGATCAGCATCACGCCGACTGCGCAGTGTCTGTGCCTAAGTTCATGCTGGAATACTTCACCGAGAAACTGGGCTGCCAGCTGAAGCCGTTCATTCGCGCCGATCGGACCGCCTGGCGCATGCTGCTGGAGGGCTGGTTCGAGGGCGCAGGGCAGCACATCGTCTGCGAGGTCATCTGCCAGAGACCATGGGTCAGCGTTCATCCGACCGCAGAGGCGGCGCTGGAGCACGCTGTGCAGTGCGCCATCGAGAACACGTATGGACCAATCCTGACGGAGCCAGAGGACCGGGCGACGGCCGAGGCATCCTTGCGGGAGACTCTGCAGCAGCACGACTGCATCCGCGAGGGCGACTACGAGGTGTATCTGCTCGACCCAACCAACGCATGAAGCCGAAGCTACAGAAAGAGACCGTCGACCCCAACCGTATAGCATGGGGACTGAACACCTCCAAGCGATTGGCAGACGCCATGCTGTATCGGGCCATGGCGTTTGATTTGATGCGACAGTATCGCCGAATGAAGAAGCGACTGCGGATACTGTCCTTCCCTGCGCAGACATGGGTGTGGGAGCAGGCGCTGGCAAGTGACTTCCCGGACGTTAAGATGGAATTCCTCGGGCTCGAGCGGGATCCGAGGATTTACAAGAATACCGCCAAGTTCGGCGAGGCTCTGCCGCAACACTTCAAGATGACCGCTGGTCCGGTTGACTTCCGCAGCTTCGCGGACCTGACGACCAGGCGCCGGCCTTATGACGTTATCTACCTGGACTGGATGGGAACCTGGTCCAAGGAGAAGAAGGAAGACCTCGCCGCCATGTTTCGCAACGAACTTCTGGCAGTCGGCGGCATGCTGCTGCTGACCGTCTCATTGCGTCGCGGACGGCCGGAGACCATGGACGAATTGACGGATCTGTCCTACGACCTTCCGTTGGCGTTTTACGACGCCAGGGGCGAGGACAAGTATACCAGCAATCTGAAGGTGCGCGGCATTCCTCACTGGGTGCAGAACTACGCGAAGGATTATTTCGATGTCGATATGCGACCGCTGATGGCCAGCGTTTACTACTCGTCCACCGGATTGTCGTACCAGGTTCAACCCCAACTTCAAATCGTGCTTTTGCGCGAAACATAAAATGGCTGATTATTACACAAAGGTGAGCATGGAACTGGCGCTTCCGTCTGCGGAAGCTGTCCAGTATGCCGTCGAACTAGCGCAGGCGATGGCTGATTGCGCGAACGGCGACAAGCCGGAAACGGACATACCCAAAGGCTGGGAGAAGGACGCCGAGGACGAAAACTGGAACTTCGACGTCGAGAAGGATGAAGGCAGCGATATCTGGATTCACAGCGACAGCGGGGGCATCGACGAGATCATAAAGCTCATCCAGCATCTCATGCAGAAGTTCGACATGACCGAGCCGGTCTCGTTCGAGTGGTCATACGACTGCTCCAACCCGCGCGTGGATGCCTACGGCGGCGGCGCGGCATACATCACGGCGACGGAGGTGCGGACATTCAACACCTCGCAATGGCTGCAGGCTCAGGGGGTCGGCGGATGAGCGCAACAACTAAACCCCGTAAGGATATCCATATCGAGTATCATCCGCGCCGCAACGCTTACCTCATTGGTGAGCTTGTCGGCAACCGCGTCATCTGGACAAACCTGCAGGACACCGACCTGGAGAGGGCGAAAGCGAAAGCTTACGAACACTACGGGAGCAACATCATCATTACGCACAACTAACCAACAAGCATGAACAACATCGACATCACGCAACCGCCCGGGAAACTCCGACATCTCTCCGTCGACGAAGTCGCCGAGTGCGTCTCCGGACTCACGGACGCCACCTACAGCGAACTGTGGGCTATCCTGGAGGAGGCACACAAGGCCGGAAACGCCAAGCCGCTAGGCGGTGACGGCAGCGACGGCACTATCGAGGAGCCCGTCGTCACGTCCGGGGAATACGACTCGGACCTTGCGGCCGCCTGGCCCAAACTGTCCGAGGCTGCGCGTCGTAACATCCACGAGGCTGCAAATGCGAATTAAGATCACCAAGGACATTGACGGCAGCTACGCGGCAAGCATGGCGAAAGGGCAAGGGCTGAAGACTGGCGCGGACTACAAGTCCTTCGCCGCGCATAGCCGGCAGCAGCCGACGATGCAGGGCTGGTTCGCCGTCATGGACTTCGCCGCCGGCAAATGGGTGGAGGTGGAGACCGACCATCTGTTTGGCAGCCAGTTCAACATCGGAGATCCGCCCGGGTTTGTTCCGCCGCCGGATCGCGACCCGCGGACCACTGGAGCGCGGGTCGACCTGCGCTACGTGGACGCCATCGACTTCGCGCCTGAGTTCAGCGGGCCGGAGGATTTCCTGCAGGCGGTACAGAAGCGCTACGACACCGACTGGCCTGGAAGCTCGGTAAGCCGCGAACTGATCGCCCGCCTCGCGTGCGGCGCGATGAAGGACGAGACCAACCGAAAAGCTGAACCAATGGAGTTGCAAGCTTACCGCGATCTGTTCATCAAGGGTGCGAAGTTCCGAGTGATCAAGAAAGGCGCTTACATCAGCGGCATGAAGCCGATAGCGCCATACGCAAGCCAGGGACACTTCGAGCACCTCGATGTCGGACGTATCCTGACATGCGCGGGCAGTTCGATGACCCACGGCGACGGCGTACCGGCGGTCAAGTGGCTGGACGCGGACGGCAATTGGATATGCAATGACGCGCTCTTCTCTCCCGTCATCGGCGGGCTGTGGGGCGGTCAGATACCCGAGCCGGGATGGCTTGAACTCGTATGAGCGCACTACTCACTCCGCAGGAGTTCGACGAGATATGGGCGCAGGTGTCGCCCGAGGTGTCGACGATCATCGAGGACGCCATACAGAGGTCGCCGTTGGCGTCGCCCATGGATGGCAAGGCGCGAGCCGCGCGCTACCTGTGCGTGACGCAGGCATTCACGGATATATTCGATCTACTGCCGGCGTTTGGTCTGCAGATGTTTGACACGATACCGGATTCTGCGGGCCTCGAAAGCGACGCGCAGGTTCTACTGGCGCTCGCGCGCAGACTGGCTCGCTACAAGTCGTGCGACGACGAGGCGCTCAAGGTCGACTCCTACAGCGGCTCCATGAAACTGCTGCGCATCAACGCGCCGGCCTGGTTCGAGAATCCGGACTTCTTCCGATGGCTCACGCACAAGGGCACGGCGACGTGGCACCAGGGCGAGGAGCCGAACGCGTTTTCGGACGTGTTCTTCACCTTCTGCCAAGGCGAAGGTTCGGACTACCCGTCGATTCCCGACCGCCCCGGTATCCCGGAAGAAATCTGGAGGTATCTGGAGATCCTGGTGGCTGAAAAATACGGCTGGAACGAGGAGGTGCTGGTGTGGGTCAGCAATCTGACATGAAGAAGAAACACACCGTCGAGGTCCGACGCTACCTGCCCGGCCAGACGGATTACGGCAGTGAATCCATGGGCGCCATCACCGGCAACTACGGACACCACGAGAAGGTGGAGACGATCAAGTGCGTGCTGCGCGCTGAGCAGATCGGCAACTTCAATCCGGTGTTCTGCACCTACAAAGGCAAACGGTGCCTGGTGCAGTCAGACGAAGGAGACCTGTCGGACCCGTTCCGACGCACCGAGGAATACCAGAAAACACTATTCATCAAAATCCCATGAGAAATCCTGCACTCGAAATCCTATCCAAGCCAAAGTCCAAATTCACCCTGCTGGTTGTCGGCGGTGGGATGTTTGGCTGCGACGTCCGCAAACCCATCGTGTCCAAAGGCTGGCTTGAGACGTCGCAAGGCGAGAAGCTGTGCTACTCCGAGCCGCGCGGTCGCAAGATCTACGGACTGGAGGGAGTCCTGAGGGCCGGCGCCATCGTGCTGCGCGGTCACGAGGAGTCGCGCCCCATCTTCGAGTCCCACGCGCGCGCCGAAGGCGGATTCCGGTCGCTCGTCATGGACGGCAAGGGCGGACGCTTCATCGACTACAACGAGGAGGGCACCGATGCGCTGATCGACTACCTCAAGAAGCACTTGGTGCTGCATACGCTGGGGTGGAGTCACACCCTGACGCTGCTCGTCGAGAAGAAGGACAGCGTCAGGAACACACGGGCGATTGCCGACCACGACTTCAAGAAGAAGCTGCTGACGGCACTGGGGCAGCCCGTGGAGATGGAGCGCGCGGCGCCGAAAGAACCGGAGCGCAAGTCGCTGCTGACCGATGCGATGAAGGCGAAGCTGCGTGCGGCCGTCGGCAAGGAGCCGCAGCCGATCTACAAGATCTTCCTGCCGGAGGGCTCGGCGACGTGGCTGCTGTGCAGCATCGAGGACGACGGAGACACGTTGTGGGCTGTCTGCGACCTCGGCCTCGGATGCGTCGAGTATGGCACGGTGAGCCTCAAGGAACTGGAGACCATCCGCGGCCCCCGGTTTAAGATGCCGGCCGAGCGCGACCTGCACTTCGACGGGCGCGACTTCAACATGGAGGAGGCGCTCGGGAAGATGTCGCTGATGGCGTGAAACTGAAACCGTAAACACATGGGAACATACCTGAAATTCCGCGCGCCTGACGACAAGCGGCATCGGGCAGACGCCTGGTTAAAGAAACAGTCCAAAGCCCTCGGGTTATGGGACGAAGCGGACCAGAAAATCGAGCGTGAGAAAGGGGAGCGTGGCTCCCCCGACTTCATGCCGCTGGGCACAGGGCAGATCAAACTGAGCGCGCTGGAGGATGACGAATGCAACCGCTACGTCGACATCCTGATCGAGGCCCGCAAGAAGTGGAAGGTCGAGTGCTTCGACATACCGTCCAACGTGGGCGACTACATCGACGCTGAGCGGCTGGCTAAACTCATCGACCTTCCCGCGCACGAGAAGATCTGGGCGGCAGAGGCCGCGGAGGAGGCTGTGTGGACTCGTGCCAGGAAGAAGGCGATGAAGGCGGCAGGCAAAGAATACGAAGGCGGCGGACATCCGATGACCGTAGCCACCTGGGGACATGCCCGCGCGAATCTGCTGTTCATGGCCATCGAGGCCGCCGATCACCCGACGTGGGTTAGTGTGTCCTACGACCGAAAAGGGAAGTGGGACATCACCGCCAAGCGTGAGCGTGACGAGGACAAGAAGTTCGACCTGCTGCGCGACGCCAAAGGTCGCGGGTTCCTGTCGCTACCGCTGATGACACTGGGTGCACCAGGGATCAAGAATGGCTTCGACGACGTCCGGGACTACCTGGCTCGGGCCCGCAACATCGGGCTGAGGACGCACCCGGACTCCATCATGATCGGCGTGTATGGCTGCCTGCCTGCGGAGATCGTCTTCGGCTCAAAGCTCCTGCAACTGGCCGCGCCGCACGGGCCTTATGTGAGTGGCGTCTACATGGTCAAAAGCGGGCACCGGTATTATCCCCACACGGCGGGGGTCGTCCTGAACGGGGATGGTGCGCTCGAGTGGGGGAAGCTGGGAGGTCAGCGCGCCGCGGAGCTGATACGCGAGCACAAGCTGAAGGACGAGCACACACCGGTGCCGCGGTTCTTCGTGTCGTATCCAGCCCTGGGGACACTACTCGCCGAAACATAATCATGAGCATACAGTTTGATATTGAAGTCACCAGACACTCCTATCGTCGTGCGACGTTTCCTCTTGAAATCGCAAGTTATTACACGGACCCAGAGCGCGCAGAGGAAGTTGCAATAGAGTCAGCCCTTACCGAGGCGGCCAACACTGATTACACGCAATACAGCGAGGAGGGGGTGCGATACGAACCCGAAGTAGTGAGACGCCAGGAAGTCCGCGAGCATACAGAAGTGACAGACGAAAAGCTGAACCTGACGGTCAGTCGCTACGAGGACAGCCTCATCAACAGCATCGCGAAGCGTGCGCAAACACTTGGTGACATGGGACTGCTGCCGGTCGCCAGCGTCTTGCAGTGGGATATGGACATCACCGCCTGCCACGCCAACGGCTGCCAGCTAAAGCTGGCGGAACTGCGGGATGCATCCGACGAGGAGTTCGTCCACGACGTGAACGGCATCCGTCGCGCCATCAACCGCAACACAGGAAAACTGGAAGGCATCTTCCATCCGCGCTTCGCGCTGGAACAATTCACAAAACACCACAAATAGCATGAGCAAACAACCTAAGCCGGAGGGCTACCTACTCATCGGACCTGACAACCGTCCGCTATTCCCGTATCCGTATCCCACGCTGGACGAACTGGTCTGCGCGGCTGCAAGGTTCCTACATCGTCACTGCGGTCAGGGACATTACCTGGACGCGAATGGCGTAAGCCAGACGCTGGAGTGGGTCACGGACAATCTGTCCGTGCGTGTCGTGCCGGCGCGCATGACGGCCACCCAGGCATACACCAAGTATGTCAACGACAACCTGGAACGAATCGAGAGCGAAGGCTGGACGCCGCTGAGCTTCATCGAGTTCGTCAACAGCGAGGAGTGCGACAACGAGATGATCATCGACACGCCACCCAAGGACGATGAGTGGATGGAGGTCGGCGTGGTCGGCGTGGACTCCGGGCAGCTCATGCTATGTGACCCGTGCTACATCGAGGACGAGTGGAAGAAAGCAGATGCGGAAACGAGAATGGTAGCGCCGGCTTACCGGCACAAGGACGGCACCATCCTGTATTGCACGTTGCACGGGGCCGCTCCGCAGAAGGACGCAATCGGGTTCGATTCATACGCTGCCGTGGTTGAGAAATACGGCAAGACGATGAACCAGATGGCCGAGGAACGCGTCGTTTACGCGATACCAGCAATCCGCAAAAACCCGGGCGAGTTCTCCTACTCTGGAGCTTGCGCTGCGACCGACGATCACAAGCTCCATGGAGGGCAGTTGAACTACACGAAGGGGCATGCGGGAGCGGGCGTGGTCACCCGCACTGGATTCGGGGATGGGGTCTATCCAGTGACCGCAAGGTATGTGGGAGACAAAGATTGGGGCCGCCGCGTCGCCGAGCTGCGCGTCGTGTTCATCGGCGACGAGGAGGCCGACGACGCGCAGGGCGACTACGAGAGTCTGCCTGCGCACATGCGGAAGTTGTGCACGGAAACGGGCACCAACTCGGATGAGTGGACGCCGACTGACGGCCCCTCGACCGGCGTGGGCACCGAACACTGGTATCGGCACGACGACGGACGCACGGCATACGTGTGCGACGACCAGGGCCACATCACCGTGGATCTGCACCCGGCCGAGGAGGACTCGAAATGACGCGCGACGTCTTTCTCACGGTGTCGACCACCCTGAAGCTGCGCGTCGACGAAGGTGTCGAAGTGTCTGAGGTCATGGATTCAGCGGAGCTGCACCTGGAACTGAACTGCGGGGATAAAGCCAGCGTCGAGGACTTCCAAGTAACCGACTGGAACGTGGAGGACTCGAAATGAGCCGCTCCGGACACACTCCGTTCCCATGGAAGGCTGTCGAGGTGCGCGACGACGACGGCAACCTGGCCGGCGTGGACATCGGAAACGTCAAGCTGGACGTGTGCGCTGCCCATGTGGCGTCCGGGCGGGCGGATGGAAACATGGACGAGCGCGTCATGACGAACGAGGACCGCGCGAACATCAAGCTGATCCTGGCGATCCCGAAGATGCTGCGACTTCTCCGGGGCTTCGCCAATGCGAGGACTATGGGCCAGATGGCAAGGCTCGCGGCGGCGTCCGATGTGCTGCTGCAGAAGCTGCCGAAACCGAACAAATCATGAAGAAGCACACGATTCTGTTCACCAGGCAGGGGATGGCAGGCATGACGAACGCCGCCGTGCTTATCCTGGAGACCGACGACGAGACTGCCTCCAGCACGGACGCGATGGAGATGTTCAAGCGCGGGATTACCGAGTGGGTCGACGACACCCAAGCCGGGCGGGAGGTCTGGGGGACGTCCAGAGAGGATCTCAACATCGGCGACTTGCTCCTCGCACAGCCGCAGAACGACGAGGAGTTTGTGACCATCTTGCGCAGGCACGGTGTGAAGCTCGTATCCATGGAGGGCCTGGCGTGGGATGCCACCGAATACTACGACACCGTGCTGTCCGAAGATCCGGAGGAGCCGAGCGCCTACGTTGTGTGGGCCGGCACCGGCGTGATCGAGACGTTCACAAGCGTGGACGAGGCGCAGAACGAACTGGCCTACATGACCACGCAGGGCGACTGCCGAGGGATCGTCTATACGGACCGCGCTGAGGCCGAGCGCGACGTGGCGGACCGCAGAGCGGCAGTGATCGAGGAGCAGCGGCGCGACGAGAAGCGCGGACTGTATCCGGACAAAGAGGACCCAGCAAACTAGGCTTATGAAATACTAAGCCATCAGGTGCTACGAGTCGCCCTTCGGGAGCGACTGCTACTACACCAGCGGCGGAATGCGGACGGAGGTAGTCCACTTTAACTCGCCGAAGAAGCGGGACGAGTGGGTAAGGATGCCGTCCGTGTGGCCCGAGAAGTTCAGACAGGCGGTGCCGTCGACCTTCGTGGTGCGATGCCCGGCCGAGTACGCCAATGTCTACGTGAAAGAGGTCGCGTGACCGGTATGAATACCAAAGAGGAACCAACCAACCAAGCCAACTAACCAACCAACCATGAAAAAGCACAAACAAATCGAATCCCGTCTCAACGCATCGCACGCGCAGCTCCTCCAAGCTGTGCATCAGACTACAGTCAGCCGGAGCGCGGCGACCGTGCGTGCCGTCATACGGGCCGCCCGAGAGTTCATTCGCGCGTTCTGGCGGGCAGTGGAGGCCTTCGCCGAGACCGGCTACCCGACGTCCGAGAAGTTGGAACGCTGGGAGACGGGCCGGGCGACGGCGGAGCAGCAAATGCGCAGTCTGGGGGCAACCGTATGAGCGACTTCGACCAGTCGCAGTATCGCCGCCTCAAGACCCGGCTGACCACCAAGAAGAACAAGTTCGAGGCTGCCCTGCGGTCGGCCCGCGGCGGACGCATGAACGACTCGCACGACGCCCTCATCACCGTGTCGAAAGCCCTCATCGAGGAGGTCAACTACGCGAACGAGTGCTTCGACAAGACCGGCTACCCAGACGCGTGGGCAGACTGGGAGCGTGCCAAGATGGACGCGGAGATGCACCTGCGGCGGATGGGGGTGAAGCCGTGAAAAAGTCGAAACTCTGCCGCCCGCCGAAGGGCGCGACGGATATCCACATGTGGACTGGGCGCAGCTGGAAGCCTTACAACGGTAAACCGGCGACCGCGTTCAGCTACAAGTCCCACGATGGAGGATACCCTTGCGCTGGTGCCGTAGACATGGGAACGCTGATGTCGCGCGCGATGAATTACACGGGCAGACGCTGGATGTGCGCGAACGGAAAAATCCTACCGGCCCTGCGTCAGGCGAGGAGGAAGTCGAAATGATCGACTAGAGCCCCAATTAAATAACTCTTGCATTTAACGCTACGAGATGCGTAATGGGGACCATGATAGAGATCACACCTCCAGAAGCTCAACCACCAAGAGCATGCAAACATGGACAATCTTACACGCAGGAGTATCGCATTTGGCGAGGGCTGGTAAATCGGTGCACGCGTCCCACTGACCCCGCGTGGGACAATTATGGAGGGCGAGGAATCAAAGTGTGCGCCGAATGGTTGACAGACTTCGACGCTTTTCTGTCCGATATGGGCAGGAAGCCGAGCGCAGGACACGAAATCGACAGGCGGGATAACGAGCTAGGATACGACAGACATAACTGCAGATGGGTGAGTCGTAAGGTGAACTCCCGCAATAGGCGCTCATCTCGCATGATAGTATTCCGCGGGTTGACTATGTGCTTAGCCGAAGCGTGCGAATTGGCAGGAATCAGTTACGCCGCAGTGCAGAAGCGCTTGAGCGCGCCGTTAAACTGGTCACTAGAAAAAGCGTTGCATACGCCGACGCGACCCAAAGCTAAAAAAGGCTGCGGATTCAAGCCTAAACCGCAGTCTAACAAAACAGGCTACCCAGGCGTCAAAAAGAGACGATCTGCCTATAAGGCGCGCATATTAGTAAGCGGAAAGAGACTGGAGTCGCAACAGTTCGCGACACCGGAGGAGGCGTATAGCTGGTATCTAACTCATAAGAAATTACAAAGTGCGAGAAAACAATCTGATAGTGCTGTCAGAGAGGCAAGTTGACGATCGGCGTGATAACCTAGTTGACCTCTACTGCGGCTGTGGTGGTTCAGGTGGTGGCCTGCTCGATGCCAACGTCATACTGCAACGCGACGTGCGCGGAACATTCGTCAATCACTGGGACAAGGCTATTGAGATTCACCAAGCTAACCACCCTGAGCACCGGCATATCATGGAGGATCTGTTTTTGTTAGATCCGGTCGCTGTGTTTCCGCACGGTACAAATTGCAGCCTGCTTTGGGCTAGTCCGAGCTGCGTTCATTTCAGCGTGGCCAGGGGAGCAACCTGCGTGACTGAGCAAGGCAGAAGTCACGCCTTCAGCGTAGTCGATTGGGTGCGCCACTTGCGTCCTGAAGCTGTGATATGTGAGAACGTGAGAGAATTTCTGACCTATGGCCCTGTGATCCAGAAGCGTTGGCCGGAGAAGGCGGGTCCACCAATCGTGGACGAACTCATGTGGGCTCGGAAGGGCCGACCAGTAAAGTTGCGGAAAAAGGAGCGCCGACGGGCGAAAGAGACCGAGACAGACTGGGGCAAGCGCATGAAGGCTGCCGGCTACCAACCCTACGAGGTGCCGGACAAGGAGCGCCGCGGCGAATACTTCCAGGCATGGATCGCCGAGATGCAGGCGCTGGGATACGAGTCCGACTACCGCGTCCTCAAGTCCGCTGACTACGGTGACCCCACCATCCGCCAGAGGCTGTTCGTCTACTTCGTCCGCAAGGATTCAGGTAAGAAGATCGTCTGGCCGGACCCCTACGCCGGGGAGCGCGGCACCGGGCACGGGCGTCCGATGGACTGGCGTACCGCTCGGACCAGCGTCATTCAGTGGGAGTTGAAGGGCCTGAGCGTGTTTACGAGGAACAAAAACCTCGCTGACAATACGTTCCGCCGCCTGGCCATCGGGTTGGTGAAATACGGACTGCGCGAGTTCCTGATCAGCTCGGCTCATGGCAGCCCGAAGGCGTCGGACTGTGATCGTCGTGTGCACGACGTGGACCAGCCGCTCCAGACGTTCACCGCAAAGGGTGAGCGCGGACTGGTGAAGGCTGAAGGGGAATTCATCACGCCGAACTTCGGCGAAGCCCCAGGCCAAGAGCCCAGGACGCACAGCGTGGACGACCCGGTACCCACGGTTACGAGCCACGGCGCCGGCGGCGTCGTGAGGTCAGAGGCCTACATCATCCCGCACCATGCCGGCAGCAAAAAGGACTGGGTGAAGGGCGTCGACACACCGGTTAGCACGGTGACCACCACCATGACCGGTGAGGGCCTCGTGGAGCCGTCGATCGTCCAGCTGAAGGGTCAGAGCACCGCTCAGAGCATCGACAGCCCCCTGACGTCGCTTACGACGTCCCAAGGGCACTACGTGATGCAGCCCGAGATCGCCATGCCGGACAACCAGCGCGGCACCGGCGTCTGCAAGAGCGTGGACGATCCATTGCGCACCTCCACGGCCGGCGGCAGCCACCAGGCCATCGCCGAGGCGTTCATGTTCGCCATCGACCAGACAGGCGGCGCCAGGGGCAACGACGGGACCTACCCGGTCGACGCCCCGGTCCGCACAATCGTGACCAAGGCGAGCCAGACCTGCATCGAGGTCGAGCTCGAGGTGGTGTCAGACCGGTTCCTTCACGCGTGCAGCGAGAAGGGCGTGGACACCTCGCGCGCCACCACGTTCCTCAACCATCTGGTGGCGGAGCTGAAGCGCCGGGGCAAGGTCGACGCCAAGCCGTGGATCTACGTCTACTACAGCAACGGCTCGGAGGGGAAGTCGATCGACGAGCCGCTGCCGACCGTGCGCACCAAGGCCGGGCACGCCCTGGTCTACCCGGTGATCGAACTGGACGGGAAGCTGATCAAGATCGACCTGTTCTATCGCATGCTGACGCCACTGGAGCTGCAGCGCGCGATGGGCTTTCCAGACGATATGAAATGGAGCCATTGCACAAAGACTGAGATCATTAGGGCCATCGGAAACAGTGTCAGCCGCGGCGTGTCTCGAGCCCTCGGCTTGGCGTGGTATTCGCAGAACTCCAACGTGTGGCCAAAAGTTGAACACATCTACAAATGAAACAAACGGAAGCGCCGTCCGAAGTCGTCGTCGGACAGCGATATCGCAACCCGGACGACAACAATCCTAACACGACAATCCGTATCGTCTACATCGACGAAGGCTTGGCTGTTTGCTACTATCGGTATGCCGACGACCCGAGATTTGCGCCGATGGCTTTCGTCAAGTCGTGCAAGAGCATCCTGCGAGACTGGACGCTGGTATCGCCGCGCCCTGCGGAGGATGTGGCATGAAGCGACAATCCAAAAACGACGAGGACAAGGAACGCTGCCGGCGACAAGCAGCAATGACCGTCGAGGCGCTCTTCCCGAGGTCGCATTACCGGCTGGCGCGTATGGTGGATGCTGATAAGCAGCTCAACGCGCTGTTGGACGCGTTCGAGCGCGAAGGGATGCCGATGGGTTCAGAGTTCTGGGCAGAATACTGTCTGGCGCAGTTGCACTTCCTGAAGGATCACTACCGCATACTAGGGCGTCTGATGCGGGACAGTAAAGTCGGACAAGACCCCGACTTTGAGCAAGCGAACCGCGATTTAGAGCACGCCAGGCGCATGTATGGGAAGCGCACGCCCAAGCCGGGGGAATACGAGTGCGACTACTGTGGTCACCGGGACGCAAAGCGAGTCACTGGGACGCTGACCATGTGCGATCCTTGCCGGGAGGAAGTTATGGCGGCCAAACCCGAGGACGCGAACTACGCAGACCTGACGGCAGGGCTCATCGACACGGACATGATGGCGCTCGGACTGCTGTGATCTACCAGACACGACCGATGACGAAGGACGAGGCGCAGCGGCACGACAAGTGTGCCCGCTGCGGCCACGCCGCCTACTGGGTGAAGATCGCCGGCGCGAAGTGCAACTGCAGCCCGTTCGCGGACGACCCGGGAGGACCAGTGAAACCCAAACCCACAAAAACCATGAGAAATACCGACAGAAGCATGAAGATCCAAACATCACACAGTCCTAACGCAACCCAGTTGAAAATCGCCGAACAAGTGCGCGCTTACCTGAAGCCGCGGCTCGGCATCGACGACGACGAAGTCGGAAGCGACGGCACCATCCGGCTGACAGCATCCGACCGCCGCGGGGCCGGCGACGACGAGCCCGCGCCGGAGATCATCGACAGCATGCGGGCGCACGCCAGAGCGATCCGCGCGCTGTCGCCCTACGTGTTCGTCAGCACCGAGCACGTCGACGAATGGGTGCATCTGAGCGTCCTGGTGAAGACCGTCACCAGGAAGGACAAACCCAAGGTGGACGCTCAGGAGATCACCTGCCGGCTGAAGGCGAAGTTCCCGGAGTGCATCAGCAAGCATCCGAAGACTCGGTCGGTCGACGTCGACATGCCGTTTGGGTTCGACGGGCGCATAACGGTGTGGACACTCGTCGAGGGACCCCACGGAAAACGCAGTATCAACTTCGGGTGGAAGTTGTCCGGCGACGCCACAGAGGGATGGGTATTGCTCGTCGAATGGGGCGAGCACAAAATCAAGCGACCGGCGACGTTCAAGAAGCTGACGGACGGCATCGTCTTGAAGCAACTGGAGACGCTGCTTGCGCGGCTGAAGGATCCGTTGGACGCCACGGGCTGGACGATCAACGTCAAAACGCCGGACGGGTTCATGATGACGGGCAGATACAGGCAGTGCTTCGGTCTATGGCAGGTGTCGGACAGGGAGACGGGCAAAATGAAATCGCCGGTGTGGGCCGACAAAAGGGACTTGACCGTCCTGCTCATCAACAACTTCAGCGGGAAAGAGATCTGCGCAAGCGTCGGACAGCCCGTCCCTGAAGAGGTCAAACCCATCGAGATCACACAATGAAAAGACACCACGAGAAACCGATGGTAGACCTGGCGGAAGTAAGGGCAGCGGTTGCGCGTTACATGAGTAGCGAGGGCTGCGGTTGCTGCCGCGGCTCGAACCACAATACCAACAGAGAGGCGCTGGGCGAGCTGCTTCGCGTCAAGAAATACAAAGACGGAAGCGGCTACAACTTCGATCGCTACGCAGCCACAAAGAAAACACCACGATGAAAAAGAAAACGGCGCCGAAACAACTGCTGATGAACTTCACCGAGGCCCGCGATGCGGTGACCACGGCGATGACGAAGCTGGAAACAGCGACGGCCGAACTGGCGAAAGCCATGGACGGCAGCAACCCGGAGACGAAGTCCATGGTGGACGACGAGATGAAAGAGATGCGCAGGTCCGTGAAACGTCTCGTCGGCGTCCTGTGTGACCAGACCGGGATGGACTTCCACAAGATGTGGGTCATGGTCTACCACGAGCATCACAAGCGCACGGAGTTCCACGCGGTCGCGGCCAGCCACGGCAAGGGAGCGCACCTGGACGCCGTGGAAGAGGCCGGACAGTTGCCGGCCCTCCGCCAGACGGTGGAGTATATGCTGACGAGCGACAGATACGGCCCGCCGGTCGTTCCGTGATATGATATGAAACGCAACGAAATTGAGCAACAGCAGCGGTGTGAGTGGTTTGACCACGCTTGTCCGAAGTGCGGCAAGCTAATGCTCGCATACGGGACTCCGCCGAAGGTGCCGTACGACTATGCGCTACTGTGTCCGGCGCAGACGTGCGAGAACTGGAGCAAAGTGGTTCTCATGGGCGACCAGCACAGCATCGAGGACGCTGACATCGAGGCGCTGGATATAGAACGCGCTGTCTGGCCGCCGGTCATTTACAGCCTCCCCGCTGAGATCCCGGGACATCCAGTGGCCGACTGGTTGCACGAGACGCAGGCTGGCGAGACCAAGCTGGAATACTTGGAGTGGGTGGAGCAGCGATACCAGGACAGTCCCGACGACTACTGCCGCACCTGCTTCGAGCCCTACGCGGGCAACGGGGACGGATGGGACGGCGAATGCCCGATCTGCGCGGACAGGACCGCCGCGCGAAAAGACGAAGGCTGACAGCCGACAGCCTACAACGAGGAAAATAGCAACCACGACAACAACAACAACATGACAGCAACATCTCCTATTAAGACAGAGCGCCGCACCATGCGCGCGCACAGCAACCTGGTCCTCCAGGTCATCAAATCGCAGGCCGGCACCATCGCCAAAGCCATTCTGGAAGGGGTCATGAACTCCATTGACCAGGCCGCGAAGAACATCGCGGTCACCATCACGACCAAGCTGGTCCGCATCACGGACGACGGCAGGGGCTTCGCCGGGCAGATCGTCAAGGACGTATTCGAGGAGTTCGGCAACCCGCACCCCATGGACGACGAAGGCTTCGCCAAGGACACCGTGTTCGGCAAGTTCCGCATCGGACGCGGGCAGATGTTCGCGTTCGGAAAGAACACCTGGCGCTCGGCCAACTTCAGGATGATCACCGACGTCGACAAATGGGGCCTCGACTACGACTACGAAGAGGGACACCCCGACCAGCCCGGTTGCATCGTCGAGATCGAACTCTACGATGCGTTGTCCCTGCGCGACATCCAGCACACCGTGGACCAGATCACGAAGTTCTGCCGCTACACCGACCGCAACCTGGTCGTCAACGGCAAGAGTGTCGCGACGGACCCGGCCACGCTGAAGTGGGACGTGGTCAACGACCTCGCCTACATCAAGAAGAAAGTGGTCGAACACCGCTACCGCAACGGCACCGGGCTGGACGTTTACCAGCAGGGCGTCTTTGTCGAGTCCCTGCCGTTGTCGGAATTCGGACTCGAGGGGGTGATCGTCATTCGGCAGGAAGTCAGCGTCAACTTCGCCCGCAACCAGGTGCTGCGCCGCTGTGCGCGCTGGAAAAAGATCGCGCAGCTGCTGAAGGAAGAGGGCATCAGGAGCGCATCGAACAAGAAGAAGCTCAACCGCCAGGAGGCGCGGAACTTTGTGGAGGAATACGCCGGCGGCGGCTCTGTCGCCTACGGTGTGTTCTACGACACCGCCTGCCTGCCGGACGTCACCGGGAAGCTCTGGTCTCCGCACCAGCTCTACAACCTCATCCACACCCGGTCCGACACGCCGAAGATCCTGCGCGACGCTGATGGTCGCGTGTCTCTGTGTTTCGGGCCGAAGGGCGATCACGAGGCCGAGAAGGTGATGCAGCTGAAACGGGCTGTCGTCCTGGACGAAGTGGTCCTGGAGTGGCTGCATGCGGACGATATTGACGACCCTGCCGAACAGGGAGCAGCAGCTATCAAGGTGATCTGCGAAGTGCCGCCGTCGAGGAGCAACGAACAACTGTTTGACCGCTTTCGCGGCATGCTGGTCTGGGCGGACTACAAGCTTCTGCTCGAGGATGTGGACGACCGCGATTACCACCGCCTCAGTCCGGATGAGTACACGCAGCGGGAGGAGGACTTCATTCGCTGCATCGAGAACGTCATGAGCCATCTGGACTACTCCGTAAACGGATTCCAAGACAGGGAAAACCGTTCCGCTGGCATCGGACAGACGGACCTGACAAAAGCGTGGACTGACGGCGTCAGTCACATCACGTTCGACCGTAACTTTGTCGCCACGCTGAATCTCAGCATGGAGCGCGACTGGTTCAAGGCGGGTCTCATCGTGGCGGACATGTATGCCTTCACGAGCGACAGCACGGCGGAAAAGGACGACAGCGTGGAGTGCCTGCAACGCTACGCGGACTTCACCGAGGCGCTGCCTGACGCGTGCCGGAAGGCATACCAGGTGTTCATCAACATCATGCTGCGTCGCGGCGGCAAGCTGCCGAAGCCGATACAGGAGAACATCATCAAGGAGGCGGAGGCGTATGCTCACGAGCAGCACGTCTACAAGGACGAGGAAGCGTCGGCGTCACCGCACGGCGTAAACTAACAACCGCAGCAATATCGCGCCGGGGAGACGTCCTCCCCGGCGCGAGTCGTTGCAGATAAAAATGATAAGCCAAGAAACGAGACGCCAGCGGCTGATGCCGGACGGCGTTCCCAAGTACGTCCGCGTTTACGATAACGGAGGCAGTGTCTACGAATCGTTCTGCGTGAAATGCTTCGAGTTCAGCAGCGGAGGCGGCAAGCGTTGCCCGGTGAAGGATTGCGGACACCGTCTGCTGCCTGCCGGCAAAGGCACCGCCGACCGCTACACCGTGGTGTTCACTGGGCGCTTCAAAGGACGCGGCGGTCGTGCGCACTACGTGGGGATGAGCTGTCACCCGTTCCATCCCCAGGGAGTCGGTATGCACGGGGAAGCGGAGTTGAACTTCGACGCGCCTGGCGGCCGGCCGCCAAAGATCGGCGCCAAGGCCAAATGGGGAGACGGCAACAGCCGGCGCATTCCGTTCCGGCTTCTGCCGGCGGACTGCCAGAAGCTGGTAATCAGGGACTACGTCGAAATCTGGGACATCAACGTCAAACAACTGCAACTCTTCAAGCAATAACAATGATCCAATTCAGACATCTCAAAGTCGGCGCGTGCCCGACGTGCGGCGAGCGGACGGTAGTCGCCGAGCGCGTCGGAGTATCGACATACGGGCTTAAAGCGCCGGAGATACGCCAGCATACCAACGGGCAACGCTGGGAACAGCGGGGGTTCCTGTGCGGCTGCGAGGTCGAGTGGGTGCCCAACTATGAAGCGGCGCTGGTGTCCGTCGTATGTCCGCAGAACCCGACCCTGATAGAAACGAACAAGAAGATCGCGGCACTGCAGGAACGCCAGGACAGCCTTCGGATTCAGATGGCGGAGCTGGAAACAGACAAGAGCATACTACGCGGCGAAATCATCCCATGATCAGAATCCAAACAACACTACCGTCGAGAAGCGGCGGTACGCCGACATACTCCCGCCGGTTTAGCACCGCCCTTCGAGTTGCACGCCTCTTGCCAAGCTACGCCGCCGACGGACCGCCGCACACGCTCTCAGAGACCGATGCGGTCTCTGTTTTCGTCCTCGACGAAGCAGGCGACTGGACGTGCCGCATACGGGGCGAAGGCGAAGCCAACCAGATCGTCGATCTCACCCACCGGCACGCCGCACAGCATCCGGGTATCGAGTTCACCTTCGCGAGCTGGCTCGTCGCGTGCAACCCTGGGTGGCTCATCCTGATCGGCGACGGGCCGGAGCCGCAAAAGGTGTCAGTGGACGTGACGTTTTGCGTGTCGCTGCCGAAGCAGTTCATGCCGGAGGAGCTGGCGACCATATCCTTCGAAATTCCCATGGAGGCGGTCAAGGTGTTCATCGACGGTCACGTGGTCCCTGGGGCCGGGCTGACGTCCTACATGACGTCGGTAGACGTGGAGGTGTCATCATGACCACCGCGCACACACAAGGGAAGCTGCACGTGGTCACGGAGCGCACACGCCTCAATCAGAGGTTCTCCATACGCGCGGTCGACGGCGCGGCGCTCGTGGCGGAAACGGTGGAGGACCACGAAGCCGTGGACGGACTGAGAAACGCCGAGCGGCTGGTCCTCTGCTGGAACCGCTACGACGAGCTGGTGGAGGAAAACGCCTGGCTGAAGGTGAAGCCGGAGTGGGATCGTATCTCAGCGGAGATGGTCCACATGGAGAAGCAAATGCTCGCCAGCGACCAGCCAGAGGCAGCAGACCTGCGCACCCCGGCGCAGCTCAAGGAACGCTACGCGTGGAGCGCGCTCTACATCGCCAAGCGCGAACGGCTCGCAGAGATACGCGGCGCTCACTACAAGGCGATGGACCGGATCGCGATCGCCGAGAGGGAGACCAAGGATGAAGCGTGAGTCTGCCCCAGCGATCCTCGCTTCCATTCTCCGTGCGCGGCGAAGTGATGCGGGTTTGAGTCTTCGGGCGCTGGCTGAGAAATCGGGGATTCCGCACAGCTTCATCTCGAACATCGAGAACGCTCGACGCCCGGTCGGGCAAAAAGCCGCAGCCAAACTGGCCGTGGCGCTTGGTCTCGCCGGCTTGAAGTGGGATCAGTTTCTACTGGCCGCAGCCGCAGCGCAGAATTCGGATGTCTACAAGGTTTGCCGTAAAGCGATGCGCAGAGCCTCGAAGGTCTTCGTCGTCATGAAGGTGGATTACGACGGCTACCGGCTCGGTCGATGCTGGGAGATGCAGGTTGCTGCCACGCAGGAGGTGGCCGACAGGCTCGTGAAGGAGTTCACCAAGCCGGTGAACTACTACGACGGCCCCAGGAAATACGAACCGCACACGCATCGGCAGGGAGGATTCGACATCGCAGGCTACGTCGGGCCGCAGCCGATGTTCGTCTACGTGCAAGAGCTGGAGGTCCAAGGATGACCAGCCATCCCTGCACCGACGAGCACTTGCGCAGCATCTCCACCTTCTCAGGAAGGAGGTCGAGCGGCACGATCGTCTACTACTTCGACGCGGACATGAACGAAACGGGGTATTCACTCTGGCCAGAAATGAGCCCTGAGATAGCAGTCCGAACCTTCGGACGCACATGGTCTGACGAGGCCCTCGACAAACTCCACATCATCAAAATCATGACAACGACCACAAAACTGAACAACGCAGAGCGCGAGCAGAAGCTTCGCGTCGCCAACGAGGCATACATGAACGGCAACGCCATCATGCGCGACTCCGAATACGACGCGCTCTGGCGGGAACACCAGGACGCACGCGCCGACGATGCCCACGAGACGGACGACCCGGTGTGGCGCGACACCATCCTGGACAAAGTGGGAGCGGCCCCGCATCCGCAGTCCGGGTTCGCCAAGGTGAAGCACAGCTGCCCGATGCAGTCGCTGGACAACGTCTTCGCCGGGGACGACGGCAACATCGATGAGCTGACCAAGTGGCTGGCGAAGCTGAACGGAGACGAGGCCTGCAAAGGCTGCGCGCTCGTCGCCGAGCCGAAGATCGACGGGCTGAGCCTGCGCCTGACCTACGCGCGCATCGGGCAGTCGGAACACATACATCTGACGAAGGCGGTCACCCGCGGCGACGGCGAGACCGGGGATGACGTCACGCTCAACGTGATGATGGCCAAGCTGGTGCCGCTGGAGCTGCAGTGCGAGCCGGTCGAAATCAACGGGGAGGTCTTCATGACCTTCGCCGACTTCGAGGCACTCAACGAACGGCAGAAGGCGGCGGGCGAGGAGGTCTACTCCAACCCGCGCAACGCAGCGGCCGGCATCCTGCGGCGCAAGAATCCCGCGGAGGTGGCCGGACAGGGGCTGTCGTTCATCGCACACGGCATCGCCTCCGACACGTTGTCCGACTGTTACGGCGACGACGCGGAGTGGTTGCAATCGCTGGGGCTCAAGTTCGCACCGGCGGTCTACCTCCTTGCGGACGGCAGCCACCGAGCGACGGGCGAGGTGATCTCGTGGCTCCGGCTGAAGGAGATCGCCGATCAGCCATATCCGACTGACGGCGTCGTGCTCAAGGTCAACGACTACAAGCTGCGCGAGCACCTCGGCAGCACATCCCGGGCGCCGCGGTGGGCCATCGCCTTCAAGTTCAAGCAGGATGAGGTCGAGACCACGCTGAAGGCCATCACCGTCCAGGTGGGCCGCAGCGGCGTCCTGACGCCCGTGGCAGAGCTGGAACCGGTCGAGGTGGACGGCAGCGTCGTCTCGCGCGCCACGCTGCACAACGAGGACCAGGTGAATCGCTTGGGGCTGGCCGTGGGCGACCGGGTCATCGTCCGCAAGGCTGGTGCTGTGATCCCGGAGATCGTGCGAGTCGCCGCAAGCAAAAACACAGTCGACACCGCGCGGAGGATGTTTGGAGACGATCCGACTCGCGAGCAGATGCGAGTCGCGCGCGTGGCGAACTTCGCTGCGGCTTACGGCGGTGACGATCTAGGACGTCCGCAGTTCAACCTCCCCGATCATATCGGCGGCAAGTGCCCGAGCTGCGGAAGCACGAGCATCGAGCAAGCAGTAGTCATGAGGGCGGCACAGTCGGTGGGTAAGTCGACCGCCAAAGCAGCCTCGGTCTGGATGTGCACCAACACCGCCGGCTGCAAGGCCCAGATGGCGGCCCGCATCGAGCACATGGCCAGTCGCGACTGCCTGAACCTGTCCCAGATGGGCACTGAGCTGTGCGCGGAGATCGCGTTCCGCGCGCCGCTGGAGATCGACAATTTCCAGCATCCGTTCGACCTGTTCAAGGTTCCCGCATCATGGTTCGCCAATCTGTCGTGGACCACGGAGTCTGGCGGCAAGATGACCTTCGGCGAATCCAGAGCGGAGACGCTGCATAAAGCCATGCGGGCGGCGGAGAAACTGCCGTTGCGGAACTGGATTGCCGCGCTGGGGATCCACACCATCGGCAAGAACACGTCGAAGGAGATTAGCCGGCTGTGCAGAGACGTCCTGCATCTCGTCGAGGAGTGCACATCTTCCGTCGGCTTCTTCCGTCGGATGGTGGGCTACCCAGCTGTCAGTTCCACGCCGGAGTTCGATATCATCAAGAAGCAATACGAGATCAGTCACCACCTGGGACCGGTCTCGCTGATGGCGCTGGTGAACTTCGTCAACGGCACTGAAGGCAGGCGTGTCCTGTCGCTCATCCCGGACACCGTGAAGTCGGACAACTACGCGCCGGAACCCGTCAAGGCAGAGCCGGCGGCTGGCGACAGCCTGTTCAAAGGCAAGACGGTCGTGCTCACCGGCACAATCAGCGTGCCCCGTCACGTGATGGAGGCGGAGCTGGAGAAGGCCGGCGCCAAGCTCAGCGGCTCGGTGTCCAAGAAGACGGACTTCCTGATCGCCGGGGAGGACTGCGGCAGCAAGCTCAAGAAGGCGCAGGACGCCGGCGTGCGGATTCTCACGGAGGCCGAAGCGCGGGCGATGCTGTGACCGCGCAGCAAGCGGCGGCGACCCGCGGCGCGCAAATGTATCTGCCGTGGCCGGGTGACCCGACCGGGCAGACACCGCAAATGTTCTATCGGTGGACACCGACGCGGCGCAACGACGGCGTGACGCACATCGGGCTGGAGTATCTCAGCTTCTGCGATCTCTGGCAGGGATCCAGCATCAGCACCAAGGAGGAGCAACTCGCATTCGCCCGGGATCAACTGACCCCGATTCCGGGTGCACAACAAATCGAACCAGAATGAACATCGCGACGGATTTACTGACGTGGTTCATGGGTGGTGTGGTCGTCGGCATGCTGCTGGCGTCCGTGAGCGTTGTGTTAGGTCAGCGGCGCGCACACAGGGTAGGGGCTGCTCGACTGGCGTGGTCGCGCGGGATGGTCGACGCGCTCAACCGAGCTTCCGCGAATGCCCGCGCTGCGCTGCAGCGTGGGGATGTGGAAGCCTACGAACACTATGAAGCCGAGTTTTGGGCTCTCAGCGCGGAGCTCGATCTGTACTACAAGAAATACACCAATGAACAAAACAAATAACGACGACACCGGGCTCTTCAGCGGAATCATTCCGGAAGGAGCGAAGGACACACCACCGGAGCTGCAGGCAGCGCTGGACCGGATATTCCCGGACGTGGTCGCAGCCGAGGAGGAATGCGTCCACGACTGGAAGACGACGCGGTCCTACGGAGCCACCGTTGGTTACGACGCCGTGTGCACCAAGTGCGGAGAAGAGACAACATTCACACCAAGCGACGACTGATGAGCGACCAACCAAAATACAAAATCATCTACGCCGATCCGGCCTGGCAATTCAACGACAAGGCCAGCGCCGGAGAGCGCGGCGCGTGTCATAAATACTCGGTCATGAGCGTTGACGACATGTGCGCGCTGCCAGTGGCGGACTTGGCTGCAGACGACTGCCTGCTGGCCATGTGGTGGGTCGGGGCGATGCCAGAGGAGGCACTGAAGCTCGTGCGGGCCTGGGGCTTCAAACTGAAGACGACGAAGGGGTTCACCTGGCACAAGCTGACTAAGCACGGGAAGGATCACTTCGGCATGGGAAATTGGACCAGGGCCAACTCAGAGGACTGCCTATTCGCGGTGCGCGGGAAGCCCAAGCGCGTGAGCTGCGGAGTGCCGCAGCTCATCCACGCTAAGGTGCGCGAGCACTCTCGTAAGCCGGACGAGGCCCGCGACCGGCTGGTGCGACTGATGGGGGACGTGCCGCGTGTCGAACTCTTCGCGAGACAGAAGCACGACGGATGGGCTAGCTGGGGCAACGAGGTCGAAAGCGATATTAACCTGTAACCAACACATAACCAATGAACCTATACATCATCAACGTAGTGGAGGGTGTCGAACCCGAAGTGCACGGCCCATACAAGAACGCCGCCGAGCGGCTCGACGCTGCGCGCGAAATGTTCGACGATGAGGACGTCATCATGCGACTCAACATCAACAAGGACGGAGTGCCGGAGGTCGATAGCTTTTCGCATAACGAAATGGAGGGTAACTGATGTGGAACGCCGACGACAAACTGACAGCGCGGGCGATCACCGAAGCCATCCGTCGCGGCGACCTGACCATCGCAGACTGCGTGAAGGCAGCCAGCGCTACCCAGACCGACCCGGACCGTGTTGCTGAAATTGTGGCGCTGGCTGACGCCGCGTCGACTGAAGGTGAGACGGAGGTGGATGACTATGCGATCGTCAGCGAAGGCGACGACAACGGCGCCTACGTCTCGGCGTGGGTGTGGGTGTCGTTCGCTGGCACACGGCTCGACAAGGAGGCCGACACTGCGATGGGCGTGTTCAACCGGGCGAGAGCCGCCGGCAAACCACTGGACTGCTACATGGTTGTGCGAGAGTGTCGCAGCGGACAGGAGTGGGTGCGCCCAGTCCGAAAGCGGGAGAAGGTGGACCTGGAAGCGCTGATCCGAAAATGGGCGAAGAAGGAGTTCAACGGTGAACTCCGACTGGATGGAAAGCTCACGCCAAAACTGGAGGGCGCTTACTACGCCAAGATCATCACCGACGGTCGCCCGCCCGACTCGGTCGTCGTGTGGGCCTCCAGCGGATTCTATCTGAAGGGGGACGAATGAACGCGCTGCCGTATGCCACTGCCTTGGTGCGCTTTCAGGAAGCGTTGATCGTTTATGCGGCGGCCGCGAAGGCGCAAAGTCACGCGAATAGCGAGACGAACCGCCGGCGGGTCCACGACGCGCAGGTCACCGTCACCGCGCTATACAATGCCACGCTGACCCAGCTTCAGAATCTCAACGTGGAGCCTGCGATTATCGACGGACTGTAACCAACACCAACCAACATAAACCAAACCAAACCAATGGGATTCTCATCCTATACGTGTGCGAAAACCAACCTCCCCATCCTGAACAGCAGCAGCTGGGGATACATGCCCGAGACATACGAGGTCGTGATGCTGTTCAAGAACGGCGATCGCGTCGCCGGATCTTACGACGGCTACGGCCGGGTCAACCTCGATATCGGAGTCACCATCGAGTCCATCCATGCGGCCATGGAAAACAAGGAAGCGAAGCTGGTGCTGCAGAAGTTCTGCACGCCGGGAGACACGTTCAAGTCTATCGTCGGCTTCAGCCGCCGTGAGCCCGGACAGGGCCACTTCCACGATCCGAAGAAGATCAGGAAGTGGTATGACAAGGGGGGCTTCAAGACCTACGCGGCATATTGCAAAGCCGAAGAAGCGGCGAATTCCTAATCCACCATGAAAATCACGAACAAGACGACGTGCGTCATCCTCGCGTTGGCGGTCGGCGCGCTGCTGCTAGTCGGTTGGCGCAACCGTAGGAGGACCAAGTGAGCGTATCTCAGTCAGCCATCAACGGATGCCTCCTGTTCCTGCTCAATCGTTTCGAGCACGGACACGGGGCCGATCTCGAAATCCGACAGCGACTGCCGAAGTATCGGTTCGACGAACTGGCCGGCATCCTGGGTGATCCACAGGAGCCCGTGCTCGGGCGGTGGAAGTCGTGGTGCCGCGGACCGTATCACATCCTGGACATCCATAAGTTCGGTATTACCAAGCTGACGCTGGTAATGGAGTGGCTGCGTCGGAATTCGATCAAGCACCGCTTCACCGCGGAATTCTCGATATGAAGACGCACACCACCAATCGCGTTTACCGGGTACGCTGCAAGTCAGGACTCATGGGCTGGAGGACCCGACTCCGGAACAACTACACGTCATTCAGCGAATGGGAGTCGTCTTCCGACATGTGGGGCCTGTGCCATCGCCTCGGCTACGGCACCGCGGAAGGCGCATGGAGGGCGAACCCAGTCGTGGAAGGGAGCGTAAACGCCGGCGATTTCAGGAGGGTGAAATGAGCCGTCGCCAACTGACCTACAGACGCACATCTAAAATACCAAAACAACCATGACAACAGTTCGCATCGGAATCGAGACGTGGAGCTACGAAATCGAAGGCAATTACACGAACATCTGCAGCGATGACGGCGAGCACGTCTGCCAGCTGCGATGGGCTGTGAAGGACGAAGCGGAAGTTCGCGCCGCGGCCTACGGGTTCGACGCGGGTCGTCGCCTCGGCGAGCAATTCGGACGCGCGACCCAGTTGCGCGAAATCCAAAAGGCGCTCGGGATACCGACGACGGAGGTGTCGGCATGAACCACCACCTGAGAATCGCGACGAAGAGAATTGCCGGGTACACCGCCCACTTCTTCTGCTACGAGGCTACGAAGGACATGGGGTTCAAATGTTCGCTGCTGTGCGAGGTGGGTCAGCCCTTCATCCCCGGGTTCGAGCGGATGATAAAGGCGAGGAAGCTGGACCTGGTGGTCGTGAACATCCCTGAGCGCCCGTGGCTCATCACGGTGCCGCGGCGTCAGCTGGTCGTCGCAGCCGAGAAGAACGGCACCGGTGTGGACATCTGCTCGGTCTGCAGCCGGGCATTTCCGCCCGGTGAACTGCGCGACATCACAGAGGCCGACTTCGATCTGATATGCCCCGAGTGCGAGGCCATTAAGCCGGACAAGAAATAATATGACCACACACGAAGAAGACATCGCCGCGTTGGAGCGCGAGCGTCGCCACAACGCGGTAATGCGTGGGCGCGGATTCATCGCCGCCCCTTACGGCGGCTGGATACACAGGAGGGAGTGGCACGCGCATCTCAGACAGATCCGCGCACGCGCCGAAAGGAGTCCGCAATGGGCACCGTAACCAGACTGCCGATCAAGCTCGGCCTTGGCTTCCTGCTGAGCGACAGCGGTGAGCAGGTGATTGCGGATCGTGCCAAGGCGCAGCGCATCGCCGATGAGATGGCGGCGCAAAAGACCAAGCAGTGCGCGCCGGAAAAGAAGTCCAAGTGGCACGGGATGAACGGTCGCGCCCGCGGCTTCCGGTGGTATGGGGTCGTCTGGAGCTGCGACGAGTATCACCGGATCAGTTTGGCTGGTCAGCCTGTGGGGGTGCGCAAATGAGCAAACTCACCGATCTGGCTGACCACTGCAACGCGGGCGCACAGAACGTCGCTGGACTTCTCATCGCGCTCGGCGCGGCTGTGAAGGAGTATGCGAACGGACCGGCGGCACTTCGCTGCGAGCCGTCCCTGAAGTGCATCATCGGACACATCAGCTTCCTGCTCGGAGAGTCGTTTGGTCCGACGTCGAGCGCACTGGAGCAATACACAGAACAGCAGAACAAAAAATGAACAAACTCATCAACCCAGTTTCCGGGGAAGTGAAGGAGATCACCATCTTCGATCTCTTGGAAAAGATGGCCCCGTCAACCCATGCCTCAATCATGGAGATGGCCGCCAGATATCCGGACAAGGAGGCCCTCGTCTTGTTCGAGTGTCTGCAGATGGACAGCTCACACTGCGGCCATCTCAGCGTGCTGGCGATGGGGCCGAGCAACAGCTGGCCTCTCTCCAAAGTGGAGGAGGCAGGGTTCCGGCTCGGGGATGCCCCCAGCCGGTTCCTCTACCCGGTGGCCTACGTGGACTATCGTAAAAAAGAAACTCAACCATGAAGTTACAATCCCCAACAGGGAAGGACATCGTCGGCACCGAGGAGCGGATCTCGGGCGTGGCGCAAATCGTCAATGCCGGCATCGAAGCGCCGCAAGTCGACGGACGGTATGACATCGACTACGAAGGCACGACCGACGTGGACTGGGATGCGCAGGAGACGCGGGTCGCTTGCGGTCAACGCATCTTCGTGGACTCGGAGGGTGCTCTGTGGCTGGAGCGCGAGCTGTTGCTCGTGGCAGAGACAGATGAGGAAGTCGACCACACGGAGGAAGCTCAGTGAAAACCATCAAAGAGATCGCGGACGACTGCGGGCTCGACGGGCTGCGTCCATCGACCCTGGCGAACATCCTCGATGGAGTCTACACCGGGAGCACTCTTTACGAAGAGTCGCTCTACGCGATCATTGTAGGGCAGCACCGGCGCATCGAGTGCCTTGAGGAAATCGCATACCAGCACGGGACACTGAAAAGGGACTTCCACCTCAAGTGCTTCGCCTTGGAGGAATCGCACAAGCAGACCGATGAAGCGAACCGGCGCATTAAGGAGTTGGAGGCGGAGAAGGAGGCCGCTGTTGACATGCTGAAGAGCGTGTCGATGGACTGTCAGATGACGCTTCGCGTCACCAACGAGGCATTCACGAACGGCGACGTCACCTGTATGCGCGAGGGCGCGGACCTCGTGCTGAGACGACTGGGGGTCGAGCCTCCCGTTCACTTGGCGGAGGAGGCACCATGAGCGTCTCTCGTTCGCCACTGACCGACCGTCTCGACACTCGGCTCGCCAACCAGTGCGAGCATGGACACGGGGATCATTACGCTGAGATGCGCAAACACGCCCGGCTTATGGAGAAGCGCGTGACCGATCTGAAACAGCTCGTCTGGGACATGATCAACGGGTTCGAGGAGGGTATGCGGAATTGCGAGTCCGACGCCGACGAAGGCGTGCGGGGCGCACGCAAGACCTACATAGCATACCGCGCCATCCTTGCGAGGGCATACCGCGCCATCCTTGTGAGGGCGCAAGCGGTGGAGAAGACACCATGAGCGACGAGTTCGAACGCATCAAGCGCACAAACGTCGTCGTCTACAGCATGCTGCGACGCGGACGCTCCCTGGAGGATATTATCGTGATGCTCTGCAAGGAGAGGGAGATATTCATCTCGCGGGTATTGGAACTGGAGCAGATCGCACCGAGGAAGATCGTGTCGCCGGACGGCGCCGTGTACATCTGGCGATGTCCAGATTCGATGGTTCCTTGTAACACCTCCGGCGATGCTGCCGGTTAACCCAAACCCATGATGATGTCAAAAACTCACAGCGAAGTCCTCGCGCGGATGATCGCAGAACACGCAACCGGAATCGCGGAGCAGCCGCATGGCCTCGGGGCGCTCTACACGGCGCCGTGGAACGACAACGGGACTGTGCGCCCCGGCGGAGAGAAGATCGAGACCAAGGAGGGCGCCTACGACCTCCTGCGCGACGGGCGGGGTGTCGCGGTGCCCGGCGCCGGCGCGGGGAGCTACTACCAGTTCTTCGAGGAGCTGGGGTTTGCGGAGGTCCAATCCGTCGAGACTTGCAGCAGCGCCGGCGACTGGACACTGGCGGTGAAGGACGGCGAAGAAGGCGAATGGTATGTGGCCTTCCAGTCGCAGCGTTACCCGTATCACGGGTTCAACTACTCGGTGGACTTCAGTCAGGGGTTCCCCACGGTCGGGGCACTGTGCGACGACCTCAGCATGCGCAGATGATGCAAGAGATCATCATCTACTCGTCAAACGGCGAGCTGCGCGTAAGCCCTGAAGATGGGATCGTCAACAGAGTCAGGTCCGACTACTACGGCACCGACGAGCTGAAGACCATTGACCGATTCGACATCGAAGAGTTCTGTATGTTCTGGGGCTGCGAGCCGCAGAGTGGTGACATCCTGGACTTCGGATACTGGGAGGGCGAACTGTATGTAGCGCCGGTGATGGAATGGCGGCTGGACGTCGTCATTCCGATGCTGCTGGAAGACGTCGCGCCGGACGAAGTGGGAAACGCCACTACGCCCGGCGAACTGCTGAAGCTGGCCAACCGAGAGAGAGCCTTCGGTGCGACGTCCAAGGAACCGCAAAAGCGAACACGTAAATGAACCGCAAGACATCTTACGCATGCGGCGGCATCATCGCCTGTTGGGTATTGCTCATCTGGCAGATCGCCACCTTCCCGGAGGATACACCGGAGATCGTAGCTCCTCCTGCGTCCGCTCCAGAACCGGAGGCGCTCCCGCTCCCTACCGATGAACCCGAGGCGCTCCCGCTCCCTACCGATGAACCCGAGGCGCTCCCGCTCCCTACCGAGCGCGACATCACCGGCGTGCAGCTTATGCTGCCGCAGGAGTGGCCGAAACTCAGACCCAAATCACACAAATGATCCAGTTTACACACCCTGCTGCGCTACAGCAAATCGGACAGATACACCAGCTCGCGCAGCATCTCAACGCCGCTGCCGTCGACATCAACCACTCGCACACGAGCAAGAGCATCATCCTGCCGGTCCCGACCATCACCATGCCGGGGCTGACGTTCATGCTGCGCGACAACTTCCACGACCTGAACCTGTATGTGCGGACAGACGAGGTGCTGAACCTGCCGCTCTCGTTCTTCTACAAGCCGAGGTCGTTCACCTGGTATCAGGAGACAATTCAAAGCAAACGCGCTTACTCTTACGCTGGCTGGACGGACGAGGAGATGAACGATCCGCGCATACTGCGGGTCAAGCGCTTTCGAGACGGACTTGGTCTCGGGGCCTCGTGGTGGTGGTCAGAGGTGTGCGGCGACGAAAAGGACCGTTGGGCTGCCCGCGACAGATCGACGGACTGGTACTCGCGCGACTGGTCAGGTGGAATGTTGATCCACGTCGGCCCTGTCCCGTTCACGGACGCAACCGTATTCTACGCGACCGGGCATGCCTTCGCGCAGGGAATTCCGCACACCGCGAAACCTTACGACGGACCGTGCCGGGAGTTCATGAACGAGGTCAACGACTGGGAAGAGCTGACCCGACTCTGCCTCGGTATCGCGGAGCACGTGTCGACCAACAAGGGAGCGCAGCCGTGAAGCGTCTCGTCATGCGGTGGATCGCTTGGTGGAAGTGGGCCTGGAAGGACGGTTGGGAGCTGGTGGAGATCGAGTCCACGGGATATGAAGGGCCGAACTGGCTGTGGCCGCTCCATACGACGCCCTATTTCATCGAGAGGTGGAAGAACACGGAGACGGGCGAGATCAGGGAGGTGGAACGCGGATGAGCTTCACCATCGGCGGAGACAAGATGGACTACGTCATCCACAAGGGTATGGAGCTGCCGACCGGCAGACCGGAGAAGCGCCGGCATCGCAAGGTGATGGACATGGTGCGGCTCGCGCGCCACATGGAGATTGGCGACTGCGTGGAGCTGACGCTGTCGGAGGTCAACACCTTTCGCACCGTCATGCCGGCGCTGGGACAGGGAGTGATGTGCGTTACGTCCGGTTGGCGATGCCAGACACGCGGGAAGACCCTCGCATTCAAGGTGAGCGCAGCATGAACTACCAACATCAAAAACATGACCATTGAACGAATCGCACAACTGAAAAAAGACCTGGATACCGCGCTCGCTGACGCGCTGAATCAGGCGGAGACGCTGCAATTCTACGCCCGGGTGCTTCGGCAGGCGGTGCTCACACACGGAGGAGAACTGCGCGTGGATCCCTCACTGAGTGACCAGGCCAGGCAGGACACGCGGGCGTTGGAATTCAGCGGCGGCGGCGTGAGGCTGATCGGCGCTGTGAAAGACACGGAGGACGTCGCCGTAACGATACCGCGTTATCTCGACCGGCGGTCGCCCCCACATCTCCTGCACGCTTTCTTAATCGGAGACGAAGACTACGTGTCAGAGCTGGAGCACGAAAGCGGACCCGACGGCTGCGCCAAGGGGTGCCCGGCCTGCGCAGACGAAGCGGCTGCCCGGCCCGGCAGCCAGCAGACCCTGCGGTATGGCGCGCTGTGCAATCTTCTGCTCGATGCCGACCGCCGCCGCAGCCATCCCGCCGAAACCGAGCAAGCCATTCGGCTCATCGTCACCGCGTTCGCCGAGTCTGAAGAACTGCCAGTCGAGGGAGAACAATGAACTGCACCATCTGCCACAAGCCCATCGTGCTGACGCCGTCGGCCCAGGAGCGCGCGCGGAAAGACGTCTGCGGAAACACCGCGGCGTTCTACACGTCGCTGTTCACGACGCATGCGGACTGCCAGCTTGCCAAGAGGGTCGCTGACACCAGCCGACTCATCGAGACACACTACAACAGGAGGGGCGCTGATGAGTGACACCCAGGTCAACTGCAGCATTGAACGCGTGGACCTGCCGAACGACAATGGAGCCATGAAGCCCAGCACGCGACTCACCTGCAGCCGCTGCAGCTACGTGGTCGAGTGCCTGGGGCAGAGGGGGAGATCCACACGGCGCTGTCTGACCATGTTGCGCGAGGGATGTCCGAAGAAGGAAGCCAACACCTATAAGACTCAGAAATCATGACCGACGCCGAAAAAACCATGCGCGAGGAGCAGTGGATGCTCTCCGCCGAGCTGCTGCTCACGCCCGCCTCTGTGCCCGAGCCGCCGATCGTGACGGCCTTCAGACTACTGGACGGGATGAGATGGGAGCAGTTCCGCGAATCGCTCGTCGACAACCCTGCGTTGCGATTCTTCAACCCCGAGTTGCGCGAGTTCTCCTGTGTCTCCGGCTGGGAGGACCTGGCAGACGAATACGGCGTCCCGGAGTATGCGGAGTGCTGGCGCATCGACGTCTCCATGCCCGAAGCTGCCCGGCAGTTCTGCCGGGATCTGCGGGCGCTCGTAGGCAGCGAGGAGACTGCTGATCGCACTGTGCGATACTTCCAGCCGATCTGTCGCGGTCGGCTCGTGCTGTCGGTGAATCACACGACGAACTGCCTGACGCCCTACTTTCAGGACGAGGACGACTCCAGGTTCCGCGTCACGACGGACATGCTGAAGCATCGCGGATTGACCCGCTGCCGGCTCACCGGTGGAATCACACTCATCAACGCATGACGGAAACTGACAAACAATGGCCGGCGACCGTGCGCATCAAGGTGGATGTGTGCCCCCGCTGCGGCGGAACGCACGAGGTCGTCGAGTATCGCAGCTTCGGCCTGGGCGACCAGCAGTTCACCCACTGGGCCTACTGTGAAGCGACGGGCGAGCCGCTGCTGCTGAACATGGGTGCGTCGCGCCGGTCCCCGGACCAGTTTCTGGTGCGCTTTCTTGGCACCGGACAGAAAGCCAAGCACCCCGCCAACCCGAACTACCCGGAAGGTGTCCATCTGAATCAGACCGGCGGTGTCGAAGGCGACGGCAATGTCTGCGTGGTGCAGCTGCCGTGGCCGGCCAAGGAAATCGGCGCGTGGAAAGTGGAGTGCACCATCTGCGCCCTTCGGGTGGCGTGCACGACGGCCGGGCGACCGGATGATCCGAGGTCCATCACCGTAAGGTGCAACAAACCAAACTCATGAGTCAGCCAGGCAAAATCGAATCAGAAGCGTTGAGTCTGCTGCAGGAGATCGAAAAGCCCATCGACCGCCGCAACCGGCGCTCACAAATCGAAATTATGAAATGCCCCAACTGCAAGAAAGACATGGACTCCGAACTAGTGGAGTGCCCGCACTGCCGCTATGACCGCGTTCTCGAAAACGCTCCGAACCGCGAAGGGGGCGGCGGGGAGCTATGCGGCGACGGGCCAACAGGAGGTTCAAATGCACGCTGACCGCCATACCCGCCGTCCTGCATCAGCGCATGGTTCGGCGCTTACGCTCTATGACTTCTTTGTGCGTTTGAACACCACGCGGTCGGAGGTGGTGGCGGTGGCATTCCGCTCGAAATCCGGTCGGTGCAGCCGCGATGACCACCAACTCATCGCTCGCTGCTGGTCAAAGCTGAAAACAAAGAAGTGGGAGCACTTATACGACGAATACTTTGCGGTGGTGGCGGAGGGGGCGCGGGAGGCCGTCAAAGCCGTGAACCCGCTCATGGACGATGCGCCGAACGGTGAAGCTCATGGACCGGAATCTGCCAGCCCGCGCTCTCAACCCGAAATTCACTGACCTATGGACCCAGAAAACGATCACAAATCAGCGTGGGACATCGCTGTGGAGCAAAACGAAAAACGCTACGAAACAGAGCGGCGCGAACCGGCAGGGTCCGGTTCCATGCAGCGCGCTGGTTCTGTGCCGGGGATAATCTTCGCCGTCTCAAACGATGGCGGGAAGACAGGCGTGGCATGGCGTGAAAACGTCCATGATGCGATGGCCTATCTGGACCTGCAAAACGTCGGCGGCAGGGGATACTGCGTGGTAGCAGTCAGGAAGGCACAGAACGCGCCGGATCAGCGACCGCCAGAATAAGGACAGACTCTATGAACAAAACAGACACACAAACCAGCGTGGGTGCGGTTCGCTGCATTCGGGTGATAGACGACGAGGGAGCGGAACTCCGCATGGCGAAAAACTGCAAAGAGCGCGCCCTCAGAAGCAGAGACATGGGGCTATATCGCTACTGGCTGCAAGAATGCGTGCGCCTGATGCACCGCGCCGCATCGAAGCCGCGCCCGTCGTCTATCGGTGAAGCTCATGGACCGGAATCTGCCAGCCCGCGCTCGAACCCGAGCGGCGGAGTTCGCGTGTAGCCTCTAGTTATCTTTCCGCCGTTGAAGTTCACGACCGTTATTCAAAGCAGAATGCCCCTTGGAGTGGGCGGAGTTTCTTCCTATGAGCATCCCATACTATCCGACCGACTGGCACGCGCAGTGCGAAGCCAAGTGCCGCAAGACAGGCGCACGGTGTCCACATACCTGCCGCGCACGAATCCCGAACACCATCGCCGCGCACGCGGTGATGGATGAGAAATACCACATGGTAGCCGGACGCCCGGCGAATCTGTGCCAGGGCCACTACATGAGCTTCAATGCGAGAGCGAAGCGACTGCTCGCGCTGGCCTTGATTGATGGAGGGCACTTGTCGCCCTACAACGAACACGGCGCCGGATCAATTATTGTCGCGCAAGACCGGATTGACTTTAAGAGCGGGTGCCGCGCGAAGATACCGCCAGCGTGGGGTGTCATTGGCTCTGTGGGCAACGTGCCCGCTGGCTTGCTTGACCGCTTGCCAAAGTTCCCGGTGCCAGTTCTAGGAACGCGTGTGGAGCTTCCGAAGGGTGAAGCCGTCGCCACGGAGGGAAGGAAATACGACGAAAAGCTCACCGACTCCGCCGGGAACGGCGCTACCAAAGCACACCCATGAACTGTCTCAAATGCAACGAGCGCAATCTGGAAACCGCATACCGATGCTGGAACTGTGGCTATGATCTGGACTGCGAAACAGACCCGCGCCCGCATGGCGGAGTTCGCTGTGCGGCGCATTGTTCTGCCGCGCGCCGCTACCGTGGCCGGCGAAGGAGATCGGCGCTTGGAAGGTGGAGTGCGTCATCTGCGGAGCGCATACGGCATGCACGACAGCCGGACGACCTGCGCTCGATCGAAATCAACTGCAAAAAATGAAAGAAAGTGAAACTGCATCTGCTCTTGTGGCAGCTCGCGCCGCGATACGGGTGATCACGCAGGAAGGACGACAGGCGTGTAAGCTGCTGCGGGAGATCGTGGAAATCACGGACTCCGACGACCATCGACCATTGGAGCACGCAGTGGAGTGTGCCCGCCAGTGGCTCCGCAAGGGCAGAAAGTGGAGTGGACGCAAATGAACGAGACCGACCGTCACTACCTGATCTCGGATCTGCATCTTGGACACGCGAACATCCTGCGGCACGACAAGCGTCCGTTCGACGACATCGAGCACCACGACGGCTGCATGCGGGCCGCGTGTGCTGACGTCATGCGCCCCGGCATTACGCTGTGGATACTGGGAGACGTGGCCGCCAAGAAGAAGGACCTGGAGGTGCTCATGGGCGCGCTGCGCAGTCGTAGCGGGAAGGTCATCCTGATTCGAGGGAACCACGACGACAAGGTGGCATGGAAACACCGGGACCTGTTCGATGAGGCCCATGAGGCACGCTACGTGCGGGTGAACAACGACGTGAAGATGTATCTCAGCCACTACGCGCACCGGGTGTGGCGCAACTCGCACCACGGGGCTTACCACTTCTACGGGCACAGCCACGGTCACCTGCTTGGGTCGGGAAGATCCATGGACGTCGGAGCGCCATGCGTGGGATACAAACCCATCTGCCTCACCGAGTGCGTGCAGCGGCTGCAACCTCAACCGTTCTCACCACACCATGTCTGATGACGAAGCAATCCGCGAGGAGATCCGCGCGACCTTCATGCACAATGGGTTTCGGGACATCTGCGAGAGCATGGGCCGGGACGATGCCTCTGGTGCATCATGAACGCCTATCGCGCAGTCACGCCGGAGTTCGTCGGGGAGGATGCGGATGAGCTGAAGGCGCACTGGCAGAAGGGCTACGACGAGCGGATGAAGGAATTCGAAAACGACAAACGCAGACCCCAACAACAATCTCCACACCATGAATACTGAAACCATCCTGTGCATCTGCGCGGCGATCATCGCCGCTTCCGTGCTGCTAAACTGGACTCTGGATACCCTGGCAGCACGGAGGCTACGCCTCAAGCGAGAGCGCAACCACGGACTGCTGAACGTCAGGCATCGCGCGTGGTGGCTGGACGGACGCGAGGTCACGGTGACCGAGGTCGAGGACTACGCCGTTCGCTACACCGCTACCGACACCGGAAAGCAATTCACGCGCTCGCGCTGTGGGTTCGAGAAGAACGCATCGCCTCGGTAACACGACAGAAAACCAACCAAAACAAAATGAACCACACCTGCGCTGACCCAAAGTTGGCGATCGAATGTCCGCGTTGTCGCGTCTACCGCCACGAACGGATCCCTGGAAAAGCTCTGCGCTGCCTCAACTGCCACGTCGAGTGGAACATCCCGAAGGACCTGAAGCGGTTCCGGCACATGCACCCCGCACGTCGCCGCGGCACAACCAGCGGCCCAGTCACCGGATGCGAGCAGGCCATCCACGACACGGTCCTGCTGGCCGAGACCGAGGCGGCGGCGATGGCATTCGTGCGCTGGGTGCACGGCACCGACCACTTCGTCATCCCGGTGATCGACGGAAAGGATTACGGATGAGCGCGAAACGATCCGTCCGCGAAGAGCATGTGCAGCGCCGCCTCGCTGTTGTTCGCGGCTTCGCTCCGCGCTACGAGGCGGGCGAGACCGCGGAGGCGCTCAGCAAGGAGGCGGGCTTCAGCAGTGTCACACTGCTGCGTTACCTGCGGATCGCCGGCGTTGCGATACGTCGGAGGGGTTTCAGGAAAGGGACGCCGAATTGCAAGATCAGGAAGATCCTGGACCACTCGGAACTGCTGCGACTGTTTGACCGCGGCGATACGCTGATATCCATCGGGGCGAGGCTCGGCATCACCCGGGAACGGGTGCGTCAGATCGTAATCAACAACGGGCGGTCGCCGCGGGGACGCAGCCGGGCGAACATCGGAATTGTCCGTGAGGCTGTGCTGACTGGCGAGATCGACCTGTCGCACAACAAGGCTGGCGTCAAGAAGTGGCGCCGCTGGAGGCTGGAGGTGCAGCGGATGGTATGGGCGCGCAACCGCATGGACGGCTGGAAGGTTGAGGCATACCAACGCGGCAAATACGTCGGACAGTTCACAGTCGAGAGGCACGAATTCACCACATAAAAAATTCACCACATAAAAACATGAGCTACGCAAAACTGAGCAAGATGAAGTCCCGCAGAGATGCGGCCGAGGAAGCCTACGAGGACGAGATGGACACCAACCGCTCGACCCGGGCCGACGAATCTGAGGTGGACTACACGAAGCAGAACCGCCTGCAGGAGAAATTCGACAAGCTGGTAAGCCAGGTGTGCGACATGGAGAAGCAGGTGATGGAGCGCATGCGCTCGCTGCCGCCTCCGGAGTTCGTACGTGTCGTGCCTCCGGAGGGTCTCTACATCTACACCGCTCTGACCGCTAAAGGCAGGGAGCTGACCGTCGTGACTTGTTGCGGCGGAGAGTTGGGCTACCGGATCGCGCTACACAAAGCGGACACCGTATGCAGACGTGACGGCCTTTCGCTCGCCACCAGCCTGGACTTCAACTGCCGGACCGATGCGTGAACCGCATACACCCATGAAAACAACCTACGAAGATCTTGCAAAGCAGGCGAACCTGTCGCGCTTATCGGTGTGTCCGATCAGCCACAGAGTCGTGACCTGCGCAGATATGAGCCGCTCGTTTGCGGAGACCGACTTATGCGATGGAACAGTCGAAGAGCGGGAAGCGAGGGCCTCCCTCATCGCGCACTGGGGTAACAACTTTGAGCAGGTGGTGGCGGCGCTGGAATACGTGGACATCCAGATTGGGCAGGATCCGCGCTACTCGGAGCTGCCGGTCAATATCAAGGCAGCCTATTCACGTGTGCATACAGTCCTCGCTGCCGTGCAGACCGTCGCATACGGAGAGGCGAAAGCACCAGGAGTCCCGGCGTATCTTGCAATCCCTCAGTTGGATGACCGGATAAAGCCGGATCTTACACCGCACCCGGACTGGGAGATTATCCCGCGCGGCACTGCGCTGCAGGCGGGGGATCATGTTTGGCTGAGCGCTGACGCGCATAGTGAGGTGTTTGCAGGGACGTGCGGCAGAGTTATCGGCGGACCCGAGGCGCCGGTGTTTCCCGAGGGATTCTACCGCAGGAGAAAAGGCGTCTCGCCTGCGGAGTCCGAGCCTCGCCGCTACGAGGGAGACGGCACGCCGCCTGAGAACACGAAAATCGATCGCGCGTGCTACCCTGTGGGTATCAGCGTCGACGCCGAGCCCAAGGACGGCGACTTCGCTCACGCATTCCGGGGAACTGTCGCCGGTCATGACAAGGGAATGATTCAGGTGCGGGACCAGGTCGACAACGTCTTTGATTGTGAGCCGTCGCAGCTGTCGATTCCGGACGGAGAGGAGTTGCCGTGAGACGCGGCCAAAAAGAAGCGCAGCAAGCAGTCCACAATTACCTGCGTGGGCGCACGGAACCGGTGTCCTTGTGGAGCGTCTCGTGCAAAGCCGAAGAGGCGGCCCGCGCCAGACGCAAGACGGAACTGTTCCCGAGCCTGTTCGACTATGAGGTCCTGCTGCCGGACGGCTGGACAACGCGCTGGCTGGGGTCCACAGGGTCCTCGGACGGCATGGTCCACGCCGTGCCGCGCGCCTGGCGGGCCGGTCAGACTCCAGGCAATCTGCTGATGCCGGGGAAGCTGACGGAAGTGCGCTCGGAGGACTTTGCCTGGTAACCAAATACAATGAACCGACCCAATAAACTACTGACGATTGAACTGCTGGACGAGGCGCTATGCGCGACCTTGCAGGAGAAGCATCCGTATCCATTCGACAGGCTGCTGCTGAACGAGAAGGGCTGGCGACACGTGTTCGGGCGTGCCCCTCTCGACCCGCACATGGCGCTCGCCTCACGCTGGCTGCGAGGACTGCCCGTTGAACTGCTACCGGCGGATCAACTGCTGCTGGCGATCGGGGCCAGGCAGTATGGAGGCTCCGTCGACGACGACAGCGCGATTCTGCTGCCGGAGGCGAAATACGGCACGCAAGGCGTAACGGAAGTGGACTTCCAGTTCGAGACGACCCGGCAGATCGAGGATGTCCTGCGCAGCGGGATCGGGGTGGTTCCATCGTGCTCGGAGTTCCAATTCTGGCAGCAGGTCGAAGTTGCAACAGAGGACGGATGCAGCCAGCTCATGGATCTGATCTTTGGGTCTTCGGCTGGGTATTGCAGCGTGTGGCATCTGCGCGGGAACGTGACGATCCAAGTGCGCGACGGCGCGGTGACGATCTGCTGTTGGGACGCGACGTCGGAACAGGAAGCGGCTGCGTTGCTGCACAAACGCTACGGCACGCCCGTCGATACGGCTGGTCTGCGCCTGCAGGCTGCATCGCTGCAGGCACGCATCGAGCGACTTGCGAAACGGGCATCATACTTCGAGAGACACCACCCAACCACACCAACCACACCATGAACAAAGGCGACAAGGTAGTTTGCATCAACGACGACTTCACTCCGATGTTCGTCAAAGTCTTCAGGCAGCTTCCGAAGAAGGGCAACATCTACACCATCCGGGAGGTGTGTCTGCGGCGCGAGACGATCCGGGGCTCAGATTCTGCGACCGTCGCGTTGCTGCTCGAAGAGCTGAAGAACGACGTCGACCCGACTCACAAGGGCGGGGAGGAACTGGCGTTCAAGCAGGAACGATTCGCGCCGCTGGAGACGCTGGAGGAGGAAGAAGAAATCGACGCATATGCCCCGGCACAACGCGAACTGCAACCGGCCTAAGCCGAAGCAATCTCCGACGAAGAAAATCCGCCGTGCGAAAGTCTGGGACGGCAGGACCGTCGTGGACATCGAACTGCCCACGGGCGTTGCGCTGGTGGTCAACAGCGCGCACGGGAAGCGACTCGCCGGCGTCGTGGTGATGGCCTACATCGGCGGTCGTGGACGGCGCGGATGCTGCAGGAACCAGATCACGAAGCGCTTCAACCCGGACAACTTCCCGTCGATGCTTGCCTGTATCAAAGCCGCCATTCGATGGCGGCTCAAAGCGGAACGACTACTCAACCACTTCACAAATGCCAACTACACCACCACCAACTAATATCCACTGGGCCTCTGTCGATCCGAGGTTCTTGCAGAAAGTCGACCGCGTATTCGACGCGTCCCCGACCACCGTATGGGTCGAACTGCTGCAGAACGCCCGCCGCGCCGGGGCCACCCGTGTCACCGTGCATCTGACGGAGGGGGAGGACGGATGCGCCGCCTGCGTCGTATGCGCGGACAACGGCAAGGGCCTGGAGAGTCCTGCGCCGTTGCTGCGCCTGGCGGGCCGAGGATGGAGCGACGAAGTCGAGCACGAGGAAGACCCGGCTGGTATGGGCTTCTTCTGCCTGTCGAACATCCCGAGCGTCTGGGTGAACTCCTGCGACTGGACGGCCGAATTCACACCGGCGGCGTTCCGCGGCGAGGTGGGCGTCGAGCAGTTGAAAATCGAGCATCTGGATGGCTTCTCTGTGGAGTTCGCGTGGGAGTCGCAGAAGGTAGTCAACCTGCGCGCAGCGCTGATGGAAGCCGCACAGTTCTGCGGGATCCAGGAGGTCAGCGTGCAGATCGACGATGGACTCGCGACTGTGATCGAGCCCAAGGACTTCCTGCACGACACTCAGATGCCCGTCCGGGAAGTTCCGGAGCTTGGTGTGCGCATAGGGGCGCGGCATCGCGTCTCCTACCAGTATGACGATCACGCGCGGGTTACGCTGAATTTTCGCGGCGTCTCCATCACCTGGGGCAGTGCAGATCTCGGCGAGATCATCCCCAGGCTGCGCCACTGTCACGTCGAGGTGCAGGTTGACGTGCTCCACACGCGTGTGCTTCAGCTGGTGCTGCCGGCCCGCAACGCGGTGAAGCACAACAGCGGACGCGCCGCGCTGCTGGAGGAGATCGAGCGCACGATCTATCAGTGGCTGATCATGCGGCAGACGGTCGACCCCAGAGATACGCACGACCTTCCATACGCGCTCTACCGTCGCGCTAAGGAACGGTTCGGACTGGTCATCGCGGAAGCCGGCTTCAACCTGGCGGCATACGGCGACGCGGATTACACCGGTCGGGAGCATACGCGCGTGCTGATCGACCCGGCGACGGGCGCGTGGGCCTTCTTGAAGTATCTCATCGGCGAACACAACGCGACCGTAGACCCAGACGCGCACATCAACGCCTACCGCACGAGAGCCGAGATGCGCGGCTACGCGTGGTATGACAGCATTCCGCTGCTGCTGGGGGCGGTCGTGAAGATCGACGGGAAGGAGATTGCGCAGGAGGATTTGAGCGACCAGTTGGGCAAGGCGCAGCATCAGTTTGCGGACAACATCGAGGTGGCCATGCACCTGAGTGACGCGCGCACAATCACGATCAATCCGGACGTGATTGTGCTGGGCGACACGAAGTTTTCTTCGTGGAGTTCTGCTATGGATGAGAACAGCGTCTATCTGCGCGCGACCATCAAGACCGAACCTGATCGCATCGCCGACGTCGCAAGAACGCTGACAGCGGAATTGTTCGAAGCCTACACCGAAGGCGACGGGGACAGTATAGAGGACCAGGAGCGCGAATTCCTCCGTGATGCGACGGTCTGGCTGTTCGAGTTCTGCGGGCAGATCAAGCGAGCGCTGCGTTACAGGGTGAACGCTGTGATCGACGATATCGATTGGGTTGCGCGCAACGAAGACGTGGTCTGGACTTTGCGCCACGACGGGCGCAAAGGCAGCGGCTACGACGACAACCGCATCGAGCTGCGCAGCTTCCAGCTGTCCGCCGATGAGGATGCGAATCACAAGATGGTGTCCATACACAAGGACGGCAAGGCGGGGCGGATCGAAGAGCTGGTCTCTGAACATCCCGTCACGCTGGAGCGTGTCCGTGCCTACCTCGCGAAAGAGCACGGGATCGGCGTGGGGGACGACCAGTGGTTCGGGGATGTGGTCAGGTCGGCTGTCGACCTGGACGCGTGGGAAAAACGACAATAAAAACGACAATAAAAACTCCAATGAATGAAAATCCAACCATCACGGGCACACCAGAAGATAGCATCCGGTTCATGGTTGCAGGCGGGGAAATGCTCCGCGTTGACAAGCAGGGCCTCCACTACAATGGCCAGACGGTGGCAGACGGCGGAGCAGCACATGCTGCATGGATGACGACCGTGAAGCTGATGCATAGTGCCAGCTTCCTCGGCGCCGACGTCACACCACAGGCACTGCGCGAGTTCGTCGAGTGGGCTTCGGAAATCTTCGCAAGGTATACGAGCCTGAAGCCCGACGCCGGCGATACTCCGGAGGTGCAGGAAGAGACCGCGAAGAGCATACAGAGAGACCAGGCGTATCTGGACGCCTTCGTCGCGGCGTGCAAGGAAGCGCAAGACACACGGCAGAGCGCGTTGGAAACGTCCAGGCGTATCGACCTCGAGGAAAACCAGCGCAAAAATAATGTCGCGCTGGATACGCTCAGCGCCGCGGTCGACGAACTGAGGAAGGAGCGCGACGCATTCAAAGCCGACCTCGCCAAAGCCCGCGCCGAACTCGTCGTCCTTGGCAGCGCGTGCGACAAATTCAGGATCGCGGATAACGCGCTGCGCATCGAGCGCGACGCGGCGAAGCGGGAACTCGCGGAGATGAGTGTCGCGCTGGACGCGGTATTGCGAGAGCGCACCGATCTGCGTCTGCAGATCGACCGGTGGCGCAGTCGGTCTTCCACCACCGACGGGGAGGCACAAGCGTGAAGGACCCTGACGTAGCGAAGCGCGCTGCCGAGCGGGTCAGCGCCCTGCTGGAGGTCGTCAATGCCCAGCATCCCGGCGAATCGCTGGACGCGCTGATACATGACTGCGCCTCGGAGCAGGCGTCCGCCGTCAACAACAACGGCCAGCCGGCGCAGGTGGAATACCTGCTGACGAACGGCTGGACCGCCGAGGACATCCTCGGGCGGCTGCGCATCCAGAAAGAGGAGGAGGCGGTATGACCGATCAGGAATACGCGAATTGGCGCGGCAGGGATGGGGCGATGTGGGCGAGCTTTCTGCATGGCACCAGGGATCCGATCGTCATCATGGGCATCCCAGCCGGACGCCCTGAAAACCGCTTCATCGAGGGGATCGTCATTCAAAGCGCGACGGCCCTCTATCCGGTGGGCTACGTGTCGTTCGCGTGGACCGCGGAAGCGTTCGAGTTCGTAGATGGCGAAATCTCGTTCAGACCAATCCTATGATTACAAGTCGCGGAAACCCAGACGGACCGTTCCCCAACGGGAAAGAGCAGGAGGTCGTGCATCTGCGCATCGGCGTCGATCAACGCGACCCGAGGAAAGGCGGGCGACCGCTGTGCAACAAACGCACGTGGAACCTGCTCTGGACCAACCTGCGCACCGAGGTCACATGCCCGACGTGCCGGGATTACATCGACGGCGACCGCGAGGACGCCTATCTCAACCATGAATACTGACCACATCATTCCGTGCCCGACCTGCGAGGGCTTCTTGACCATAAAATCAGACGGTGCCGCTGCCTGCGAACATTGCGGCCCACTGCACCGCGGCGAGCCGCTGCCCTACTGGGAGCTGTCGGAGCGCCGCAAAGCGGATCGCAAGCGGATGCTCGATCTCATGATCAAGCTGTGCGACGAGCTGAAGGTGCCCTACACGATCGAGCGTGAGCTGAACCGATGCGCGGAGATCCGTATCACCGGCCCGACAGGCTTGTCCGCGACGCTCGAATTCGACGGGAAGTCCTGGCAGCCGGACACGTTCGTGGTGAGCTGGCACATGGACTTTGGCCCTGCTTACGACAGGGAGACCATCATCCGGGCGGACTTCTGTGAGGATCCGAAGGCGCGCAACCCGTTTCACAAGCGGAAGGCGACGGACGTGTGCCAAGGGTTCGATCAGCTGATCGTCCTAATGAGCCGACGGCTGCAGCGCATCGCTGACGGCACGGCCACGGAGTAAGCAGCGAGGAGAATCAACAAACGCGAACGCGAACTCAAATGATCACATCAACGTCAGACATGAGCACGAACGCAGCTAACGAGAAACCGAAAAGCAGGCTTCCAGATGGGCGCAGTAATCCAGCCTACCATGTCTGGTATGCTCGTAATGTCCTCGGAGTCGAACCTCGCAAGCCACGCGCCGAAGGTGCTCCTCCCTGCATGGTCGACGGCAGGCGGAATCCCGCATATCAGCGCTGGTATTACTGCAAGAAGTATCCAAATGCGGGAATGCGCCAACAGTTGAAATACGGCGTACCTTCCAGGATCAACGGTAAACGAAACCCCGAGCACACGCGTCTATACAACCAGTCCGAGCGCGGCCGGGCTGCAGCCGCAAGACGCCGCGAAAAGCGCATCGCTGAAGGCAGGCCTCCAGCAAATAGTGGTCGCAAGTGCGCTTATTGCGAGGTGCGCGCGACTGGAATGCCGGTCAAGAACGGAGTCATCATCCACGGACCCCGCAGCAAGGGCCAGAGCGGCGGAAAGAGCCAGCGTGTTGGTATGTTCATCTGTCGCGAATGCTGTCCCGATGGACGACTGACCCCAGACCGCGCTCAGGAACGCATCAGAACTCATACACGCATCGTGTCAGGCGAACTCCCGGAAGAACCGCTCACATTCGCCCGCCCGCTGCGCGCCGCCAGAGACGTAGCAGCGGAGGAGTATCGGGAGCCTGTAGCGCTGGAATTGCTGGAGGAGAGCCTGTCCGAACTCGACGCGCGCGCACGTCTCATAATACGGATGCGTGCTGATGGATTCTCGCTCGATGAGGTTGGGACAAAGGTTGGCCTCACACGGGAGCGCACCAGGCAGATCCAAAACGAAGCGTTTCTCAAGTTGCGGAAGATCTTGCGCAAACGTGAACGCGAACTCGACAACCCAACAGCACAGCAATGAAAGCAATTCATCTCAGCGGAGCCATGTGGGGCTTCATGCAGTCCATGTACAACCTGTCGCCGGACATGCCGACCGAAGGCGTGACGACATCCCAGGGCGACCACGTGTTCCCCATCAAGGGCAGGCCCGATCGCATCGCGGCCGGCATCGCCACGCCCTACGGGTGGCGGGTCGACGACGACGCCAAGGAGCATCACTACGCGTTCCTCTCGGAAGGGATGCGCAACGGGCGGCCGCTGATCGGTCGCGACAACGAGTCCTCCACGTTCTACCCGGAGCGGCTGTTCATCTGGGGCGACGACAACAAGGGCAACGACCTGACGCATGAGGAGCTGCTGGAGTGCCTGGGCCCCATCCTGCGACGCGGCAGCGCCGGCTTCTGGCATCCGACCAGGGTGTGGCGTGGCTACCGCGCCGGCCTGCCGACGTTCTACCGGGCGCTGCGGGCGCACACGGACATCGGCGAGACGTGGTACGGGGCGCTGACGAAGCTGAGCGGCAAGCTGCCGGAGAACTACCAGTGGACGCCATACGAGCGTCACGGGGAGCTGCTGATCATGCACGACAAAAAGTAACCAACTCACAACATCATGTCAGACATCGAAAAACGATCAATCAACTCAACCGGGGCAGCCACCATGACCGGTTACACGATCCAAATCCGCGTGTCCAAGTTCCTGCCGCACAAACCCTGCGCTATTGAAGGCGTCGGCATGACCGAGGACTGGATAAATCTGCCGCAGAAGCCCGTGCAGTTCCACCTCGAAACGGAACACAGCGACATGCTGCTCTACCTGCACGGCTTGCTGCCGCTGGAGCTGGCGAAGTCGATGCAGTGGGGATTCCTGGCCAAATGGCAGAGCCAGGTGCCATACCTCGAATGCCGACTGCAGGGGCACCTGCTTGAGCTGAAGCACGCAATGACGAACCTCGGCGTCCTGCGCGACTCCCTGGCGCAGGGAGAGCCGGCGTTTGACCCGCGGACGCACGTGTTTGATCCGCCGGAGGTCAAGCCGTGAGCGAGCCCCTGGGCGATCTGGACCCGATGCCGTTCGGGAAGTATCGCGGCACGCCCATGCAGGACATCCCGCGAAGTATGCGCACTGGCTCTGGTGGGATGCTGGCAAGCGCGCCGAGCCGGTCGGCGCTGATGCTGTGGCCGACTACATCCGCAGCAATCTGTCCGCGCTCAAGCTGGAGTATCCCGATGGCGAGTAGTAGGAGCAACACGCAATGAAGCGAATATCAAAAGTCTCCACCCCCAGGCAAACAGCTGCACGACGCGCGTGGAAACGCCGGCGTGCAGCTGCCCTGGCCCTGGAACAGTCCACACTCGCGCTGGTGCTAGCGGAACTGCGCAAGAAGCCGAAGCATCGCCCCACTACAGTTATGATGGGGGGCGAAATGTCCGGCGTCCTAATTGGTAACTTGAAGCTGTGCGGTGACGCTACCCTGACTGGCACCGTGGTAGGCGATCTGATACTAACGGGTAACTCCAGCATGAGCGGGAACGCAACGACGACCGGCAATGTTTTGCTGCTGGATACAGCTTCGCTAAATCGCAACGTCGACCGCCCCAAATGAAAAGACTCTGGAACAACCTTAAACTGCGGATTCAGTCGCGCCTGATTAGTTTCTGCGTCCACTACCTGCAAAGAACATTTCCTGAATACAGCGGACAGCCGACTGTTTTGAGGGGGACCTCTCGTCTTGGTGGTGTCCACTTTGGGAACCTTTCCCTGTGGGACGATTCTGGGAACGACGGCGCGGTGTTCGGGGATGTGGTCATACACGCAGCAGCGCGTCACTTTAGTCCGCTGTTTTCCGGCGCGGAGTGCGTCGTAAGCGCCACCGCTGAAAATTCGGGAACCGTCGGAGCCGCTGCGCTCGACGATCCCGCAGACAAGAAGGACAAACGCATTGTTGGAGACTGCGTGTGTGCCGATGTCTCGCCATACCCGGACGCCATCAGTGGGGCTGTTGTAGCGAATGGCCCGACGCCGCCGCCAAGGGCGGAGATGCAGGTGCGCTACCGAAACTGGCGCGGCGTCGAGCGCTGCCGGGAAATCCGTCCGGTGCGCATCTTTTGGGGCCGCACAGAGTGGCACCCGGAGGCCCAGTGGCTGCTCGAAGCCGTGGACACCGAGGACGGTCAGACGAAACAATTCGCGTTGAAGGACTGCGACTTCGTGCGACGTTGAAGTGCGGAGTGAGTTGTCCGGCATTCACGCCGGCGAACGCTCAAGACAAAATCTTGGTGGAAAGGCGTGCGCCGCAGTCGCCCATTTCATGGGAGGGGCGGGGCGACTCACTTCCACACTTCAACGGCGGGACCACACTCAGAAATCAAAACCATGTTTATCATCAAACCCCTGCAAATCCTAAAAAACGGACAACCCACCGGACGCTGGCGCCTGACCGCAACCAGCGACGAAGACGGCGTCGGACCATACGGCGACGAGTCTCACGACCACGGCTCGTCTGCTGAAGCTCTGCACTGCCCGACGTGCCAGAACTACTGCGACTGGGCAGCAACCGTCGGAGGCCGGCGAATGAACACGACCACGTCAATCACGACGCGCAGCGCCGGAGTGCTGCTGCAGCCCCCGGGCTCGCCGCTGCCTGACCGCTGGTGGCGCAACATCACCTCGGTGTCCACTGGGCAGCCGTCGGAGGCCGGCGAATGAACACGGCCACAATCATCATCGGGAACGAAGAGCTCGAAATGCGGGAGTGCGTGCCGCATTACTGGAAGAGCGTAATCAGCATCGCCGGGAAGAGCTTCCACGTGGAGGCTGTCGAGGTCGTTGCAGGAGGAGACGTCCGCGGAGCTGTCCACGAAGCGGTCAACGGCGACTGGAACTACTGGTTGGAGAGCCTGGAAAATATGTGCGGCAGCAAACTGGAGACCGTCCTGATCGGCGGGCGTGAATGCGTTCTGGTCATCACACCCTACGGAGCATGAGCGCTGAAACCACAATGACTACCACAATGACTACCGACCCACGCGCGCACAAACTGCGCGAAATCCTCGCCGTCGCGGCGAACATCAGGAGGAAAGACGACATCGATCGGATCGACTTGTCAGCCGACATCAAGAGCAGCCTCCGGCTGGACGCGATCGACATCACGACGGCGAGCCGCGGCATCGCCGAGGAGTTCGGCGTGAACATCCAGATCATCGACGCATGCGGCAACGACGTCCTGGCACTACTGCGCATGAGGCTGGGACCGGCCGAGCCGATGCACGGGCTGCTGCTGCATCTGACCGATGACCAGTTCATCGCGCGCTACCACCCGGAAGAGAACGAGGAAGGCGGCTACTACCGGCAGCGCGACTGGACTGATGCGGACGACCTGCGCGCCCTCAACGAGGCGGTCAAAGAGAACCGTGTGTGGACGGCGATGGATGACGACGACGGGGAGTTCTGCATCGTGAACGGTATGCACTTCGTCAACCGGCTCTACTACATCATCACCGGGAAGCCGGCGGAGAACCCGGACTGGGTCATCCAGGTGCAGGACCCGGATGAGAGTCCGCGCGTCCTGCTCGAAGTGGACTGGGATCTGACGAACGATGGCGACGACCCGAATCCCGATGGAGTTGATGTGGTCGGCCCGCCCAAGCAGGTCGTCGTGCGTCTGTGGGACGTGGAGA